GCTCCTTGCCGGCTCGGATGCGCTCACCGATCGCTTCCTGCCGGGCGGCGCGGAGGGCGTGACACTCGTTGCACAGGCAGCCGAGATCGTGGCCGTTCGGCAGCTTCGTCGGCAGGCCCATCGCCCCAAGGATCTTCAGGATGCTCACCGGTGCAGCACTCCGTCCCGGTCCGGCATGGACCGCACGAAGCCTTCGAGCCCCGGCAGGGATACATGCAGGAACAAACCGAGAAGCTCCTCGGCGGCCGGCACCTCCCAGTCATGTACGCAGAGCGCCTGCCGCTCGTCCATGTCGTAGAGCGAGCGGAAGCTCGCCTGCTCGAAGGCGTGCCGCGACTGCCGCGACGTGAGCAGGTACCTGTGCCCCGTGTCCGCGCCGACGGCCACGAACTGCTGCCGCCGGTTGAAGTCCTCGATCTGCTCCGGCGTCAGGAACGCTTTGAGGACACGTGTCGCCCGGATCTCGACCTCGTCGAACTCCGGTACCGGGCACCCGAGCGCCGGCTGCCCCACCGTCGCCGCCACCGCGGGCTTGTCCTCCTTCCTGGGTGCCGGCTTCTCCTTCTTCTCCACGACCGGCTCCACCGCCTGAGCCTCCACGACCGTCCCAGGCACATCCTCCCCGGAGCCGTCGATGACCTGCAGCGTCGCCTCGGAAAGCTCTTCGAGCCGCCCGCTTGCGAAGCGCACCACGGACACCTGCTTCCGGTGTGGCTTCAGCTTCTTCTGCAGGAAGTCCTGCACCTGCGAGATCGGCGCGTCGAGCGAGAGCATCTGCTCCTTCAGGGAGCCGAGGTCGACGTCACGCAGCGCCGTCTCTGATGTCCACACCTTCTTGAAGGCCCCCGGCTTCACCGCCCGCGCGAAGAGCGCCTTCACGGCCTCCTTCTCCGTCGGGGAGAGCCCGACGAGCGTGAGGCGCGTCGTCTTGTCCGTGACCTTCTCCAGCTTGATGTCGCCGTACATCGACGGCAGGAACCACGTGAAGTTCTGGGGCTTGTGCATGGGGCTTCTCCTCTTCTTCTTCCTGGCTCACCAGTTCGGTGAGCACGTTGATCCGTTTCGCGAGTCGTGCCGCAGCGGCCACAGCTTCCGGGTCCTGGGCTCCGGTGCCGAATAGAAAACGGTTCCTGGCATCGAGTAGCTCGTTCAGTTCCCGAGCCATCGACTCCCGCTTCTTCGCCTCGTTGTTGCCCTGGAGGCCGCCCATCGCGGGGCCGAGCATCGCGAGCATCTCACGGGCCATCTGCTGCTGATCGCCGCCGTACATGGCGTTGCCACCCCTGATCATGCCGTGGTCGGCGACGTTTATGCCGTACTCATTCTGCTGTTCGTCCATGTCCTCGGGGCGCGGGTTCATCTCGATCTGGAGCTTCTGCGCGAGCACCGCGAGCCGGTTCACGCACGCGAACCTCCCGCGCATGTCGCCGTCGAGTTCGCTCCGCATCAGTTCGGAGAGCGCATCGATCGCTGCCTGGTGCTTGTCTTTGTGCATAGGTCTCCTTCGAGTGCTCGCGTAGCGAGCGACATCATGGCCACGAGTTCGAGGGCGGCAAGATAGGGCTGCAGGCGGTACGGGATCACCGGACCGCCGATGCGCCGAGGAGGCGGGAGTTCGATCTGCTCGCGATGCAGCCGAGGCAGCTGTTGTGCCCGTGCCTGCAGCACGGCGGCGATCACTTGCGGCGCACGCGCCGGGTGGACCGGCCGCCACTCGCGGAGCCTGGGACCCTCCGCGTCCAGGAGTTCGTACAGCGCCTCCTCCGGGCGAATCAGGCAGGCATGGAGCCTAGCGGGACGGTTGACACGTGCCGGAAGCCGATGCCAGACCATGCGCCCGTACTGGTTACGCACCCCGAGGCCGATTATCCGGGCCATCAGGCTGCCTCCTCGCCGACGACCATCGCGCTGAACCGGGTGGCGACGTTGCCGGGACGGAGCTTGGCCTGAAGCTCCAATGTGCCGTTGCGGTCGATGGTGTGGCCCGGCAGCCGCAACCGCTCCAGCTGGAGCACATCCGTGATCGTGTCCCACACGGTGGTCAGATAGAGGTCTCCATCGACGTCGTCCAGCAACATATACACACGGTCCACAGTCAGGCGCTGGATCTGGAAGCCCGGCGTCGCCACGAGCAGCCACTTGGGTCGGTACGGCGCGGTCACCTGACATCTCAGGCAGAACGCAAATCCGGGCTCCATGGGGGCCTGAAGAACCTCATCGGGAGGCGCATCCAGATCGAAGGAGTCCGCGCGCTTCACATGCGTGTGCTCGTACACGAAGCCGTACGAACGAAACTGCAGCTTCAGCGGCTCAGGCACCGGCAGAAGCGGCGCGCCCCGGATGCCAGCCTCGTAGCCGGACTCGAAGTACTCGCCCATGTAGTCAGGGCCAGAGACATCGTCCCGCTTCATCTTCACAGCGTCACCTGCATCAACGGCGCGAGCAGCGCCATCGCGGTCACGAACCGGTTCCTGAACATATCCCCGTAGTGCGGGTCTTGCACTTCGCGCTGCATATTCCGCAGGACCGCCGCTGCCGCAAGGGGATCTTCCAGTGGCTCGCCGTCTCGGGCCGCGCACACGAGCGTCGCGGTGTCGTGCTCGTCTTCGAGCGCCATCACGAGCGACAGCGCCCAGAGCATCTGCTGCTCGTGCGTGTACTGCCAGGCGTCACGCGGGCCCTTCGGCCACTTGATCGCCTCCTTTGTCGTGTCGGTTAGGATCGCCGGCATGACCTGCTCGGCGAAGGCGTGCTGCGCCACGTCCATCGCCTCGTCCCGGAGAAGCTCCGAGCAGCAGGCGACCCAGACCTTCGCCCGCTTCTTCTGCGACGTCGTCCAGGTGATCGAGTCGGAGTCCATCATCACGAGGGACCGCATCTGGCTCTCGTTCATCGCGTACTTCCCGTGCGTGCAGAGGGCAACGCCGCTCGGGCTCTTCTCCGTCTTCTTCGTGTAGATCCCCGTCTCGCGGATCACCGGGGCCATGACCTCGACGTAGCGTGCCGGGTTCGCCAGCAGGCAGCAATGCAGGAGCAGCTGGGCATATCCCGAGCGCATCGTGACACCGAGCCCGCCGAGAGCAAGCACGCCTCGGCCGCAGCAGTGCGCCTGGTCCACGTTCCCGCCAGCACATGCGCACGCCACGGCGTGGACCGCCCCCCAGAACGTCGGCCGCCCCACGAGCTTCGGCTTCCGCGCGCCGACGGCGTACCAGCCCGAGAACGCGCCAGTTTTCGCCCAGCGCACCCACGCGCGCCCGTCCTCTGTACGGGCTGGCCCCTCGTCGCTGCTCACGTCGAGCGCGTCGAAGTCCGGGCGTGCGGAGACATGCAGCGGCGTCATGTGACTAAAACGGGATGTCGTCCTCATCAGCGCTGAACAACTGCTGCTCCGGGGGCTCGGGCTCGGGATCGGCGGCGCGAGTTTCACGATGCTGCGTCCCGCGTGGCGGCCCACTGCGCTGTGAACCATAAGGAGAAGGAGCACGGGGCTCTCGCGGGTAGATCGCCGCGTCATCGCTCGGCACCTCCGCCGTCACATGCTGGCGGTTCCGCTCCCCCGACCACTGAGCCATCGGGGTCTTCTCCCGGTACTCGATCCAGTACGTCAGCGACTTCGCGGTCTTCTCGTTCTTCTCACCGTATTTCGGATCGTCGATGCCGGCGGCGCTCCGATCCCGCCAATAAACCAGGCTGGAGAGATCCATCTCGCTCGCGTACTGGACGCCGTCCTTGCGGTAGACCACCTGATCGTACTTTGGCGCTAGGCCCCTGCCGCCGGCGCGGACTGGGCTCGCTGGGCGCGTTACGACCGGCGCCTTCATCGCCTCGAACCGCTGTGGGGAGAGATCCCAGATCGCTCCGAGCGCCTCTTTCAACGGAAGCGCCAAAAACTCTTCGCGTGTCATGCTTTCTCTCCTGGGGGATGTGACGGGAGCGAACATGCCGCCGGTGAGCTTGTGGCGGGAAAAGCGCCCACTCACCGACGGCATGCTCTGGATAGCCGTGATAGCCAGGCTAGCCCGATCTGTCAAGGCAGGCGAGGTCGGACAGGGTGTGTCACACCGCTCCTTGACGGCTAGCCATAGGAGGAGCACTTTGCTTTCCCCGAGCACGAATAGATGCGGCCCGCCCCGAGCATGAGGGGCGGGCCGCGAGTCTGGACCACGACGAAGGAGCCCTGACACCATGAAGATACCGCAGCGCAGGCAGATGAGCAAGGGGAGCAGGAGCGGGCGCCGCCCGTTCCTCACGGTCGCAGACTCGGAGAAGGATCGTGCGGGGTGGCTCAAGGCGCGTGACACCGGGATCGGCGCGAGCGAGGCCGCGATCATCTTCGGGGTGAACCCGTGGGAGAGCCCGTTCTCTCTGTACCAACGGAAGCGCGGCGAGATCGATCCGCAGCCGGACAACGAGCGCATGAAGTGGGGTCGCAAGCTCGAAGCGATCGTCGGCGAGACGTTCGCGGAGGAGACGGGGCGCGAGGTGTGGAAGCACCCGCTCGGGGCGCACCTGCTCCGCTCACGCGCGTTCCCTTGGCTGCTCGCGACGCCGGACTACGAGCAGCAGAACCCCAGGTCGGTGACCGCGGGCCTGCTGGAGTGTAAGACCACCGGCGAGCGATACGCAGCGGACTGGAGTGAAGAGGCCCCACTCTACTACCAGATCCAGGTGCAGCAGCAGATGCTCGTGACGACGCGCCTCTACACGTCGATCGCATGCCTCATCGGCGGCCAGAAGTTCATCTTCACGCACGTCGCCCGCAACGAGAAGTTCCTGAAGACGCTGATCACGAAGACGCAGGCGTTCTGGCAGATGGTCCAGGAGGGCACCCCGCCGCCGCTCGACGCGAGCGACTCCACGATCTCGACGCTGAAGAAGATGCGCGAGGACGGGCGCGTCATCCAGCTGCCCGCCGACGTGCTCAAGTGGCACGACAAGCTGCTCGATGCCGCCGAGCGGCGCAAGAGCGCCGAGGAAGAGGAGAAGGAGGCGAAGCGCGAGATCAGTGCGCTCATGGGCACCGCGAAGCGCGGGCTCCTCCCGGAGAACAAGGGCATCTACAAGTTCGAGACGCGCGCCGCGTACCCCGTGAAGGCGCACGTGGTCGCCGCGACGCGCATCCTGAAGTTCAGCAACCGCATCGACGTCTGAGTCAGAAGAAGGAGAACATGAGCATGTCCAACAACGAGATCATCCCCGCACGACAGAAGATGGCCAGCCTCCGTTCGCTCTTGATGAGCGACAAGGTGCAGGCACAGATCCTCTCAGCGCTACCGAGACACATCGACGGCAAGCGCCTGTTCCGCGTCTACCTCACCGCGGTGCAGACCACGCCGCGCATCCTGGAGTGCGACCCGGTGAGCGTCATCGGCGCCGTCATCCAGGCCGCGCAGGTCGGGCTCTCGCTCGACAACGTGTTCGGTGAGGGCTACCTGATCCCCCGCTGGAACAAAAACACAAACACCTTCGTGTGCGGGTTCCAGACCGGGTACAAGGGGCTGCGCAAGCTCGCGTTCGGCAGCGACAAGGAGATCCGGGACATCTACGCCCGCGTCGTGTTCGAGAACGACCAGTTCGAGTACGCCTACGAGCCGGCGAAGCTCGCGCACAGGCCCACGGACTCGGAGGTGCGCGGCGCGCTCAAGTACGCCTACGCGAAGGTCATCTGGCACTCGAAGGAGGTCGGGAACTACGACCGCTTCGTCGTCATCGGCGCGCCGGAGATCAAGAAGGCCATGGGCGCGAGCGATGCGGCGAAGAAGGGCTACGGTCCCTGGATCGACAACACCGAGGCCATGTGGAGCAAGACCGCGCTCCGGCGGCTCTGTGACACGCTGACGCTCAGCGCGGACTCGGATCTCGCGAGGGCGATGGTCTCCGAGGACTCCGAGGAGGCGGGACGGAACGCGCTCGCGGGGCTCGACCTTGACGTCGGCTCACTGGCGGCGCCGCAGCCGGAACGTCAGCTTGGAGAGGCGCAACCGAGCGCGCTCGACCGGCTCGCAGACGCCGCGGCCCCAGCAGTGACTCCAGCGCCGCAACCGCAGCGACGGCGGCGCCAGCAGCAGGAGCGGCAAGAACAAGCCCTGGACGCGCGACAGGAAGCGCGTCACGAAGAGCGAAGGGAGTCGGCGGCACATATCCCCGACACACAGACCAAGATGGGCGAAGTTGCCGAGTGACACCGCGCTTCACGGTGAAGCTCGGCGTTGACGAGATCGCGGCGGCGACGGAGATCGGCAAGAAGCGCGGTACACCCACCGGGGTACATGCCGCCATCGCCGAGATGGCCGTCGCCGTCGCGCTGCACAGGAAGTGGGACGGCGCCTTCACCGCGCTGAAGGACTGGAAGATATGGCAGCGGCTCGGACGTGCCCCATCCTGCGTGATCATCCGCACGGCTAGCTCCGCGGCTGGAGAGCTACTCGTGAAGACGGATGACCCGGACGACGCGGTATTCATCCTCGTGATCGACCGCGACGCGCCGACGTTCGTGCTTGCCGGCTGGACCGGCAGCAAGGACGCGAAGCGCGCGGTCTACTGGAATGAGACGACAGGACGCTTCGTTGTGCCGCCGTCCGATCTGCGCTCCTGCTTCGATCTGAAGAAGGAACAGAAGAAGACATCCGGCAAGCTCGGGCGCGGTGACCGCGCCAACGACTTCGGCGGCACCGGGAGATACCCGCAGGTGTTCGACAGCGACGAGTGGCTAGCTCCGAGCAAGGTAGGACACATCTACCCGGCACGCTTCGCCCTCCCGTGCCGCCGCTGCCAGACCGTGGTGCCCGAGGGGATGCCCGCCACGTGGTCGCCGCAGACCGGCTGGATCCATGGAGATCCGAAGGATTGCAAGCCGAAGCGGAAGTAACACGTAAGGCTAACGTAACAGATAGCTTGACCACTGCGTGGGTTTCACATAGGGTCCGCTGCTCCCCGGAGAACAAGAAGATCATGGAGATGCCCAGCAACAAGAAGACGGTCGTGCAGGTCCCGTTGGACGAAGAGGATCTCGGACTCGTGGATGAAGCCGCTCGAATCGAGAAGCTCCCGCGCACCGAGATTATCCGGCGATCCGTCAGGGAGTTCGCCAAGCGCTGCAAGTCCGAATCGACCCAACGGGTCGCGTAGTTCGCCTCCGAGGGGAACCCATGTCGACGTCCCGTCGAGGTCGTACGCCATGAGCGGACGCATCCGCTCTCTGAAACCCGAGTGGCTCGAAGACGAGCTACTCAACGAGTCATCTTCCGACGCCAGGGTCCTCTCCATCGGACTCATCCTGCTGGCCGACGACCACGGGAACGGACGCGGCAGCGAAAAGTTTCTAGGCGCCCAGATTTTCTCTGGGCAACCACTTGAGGTGGTCTCAGCCGCGTTGGCTCGGCTTGTGGAAATCCGCTACTGCCGGATTTACGTGGTCGACGGCCAGTCGTACTACTCGATCCGTAACTGGGCGAAACACCAGAGGGTTGACAAGCCTGGTAAGCCAAAGGTGCCTTCTCCTTCCGAGAACTTTCGCGAGACTCCCGAGAATCTTTCCGAGACTCCCAGGAAAGAAAACAAAAGTCTCGCGCCTCGCGCGCGTCCCAATCCCCTCCCTTCCCTTCCCTTCCCATCCCGTCCAGAGGGGGTGCAGGGGGAGGGCCGACCGAGGGACCCGATGGGGGATGGCCTACGCGGTAACGCACCGCGGCAACGGAAAGACGTTCAGGAAGTGCACGCCCACTGGGCCAAGGTCACGGGGCGCGTCGGGGCGAAGCTCGGGCTCGGTGCCGACGACGTGCACGCTCGGATCATCGCCGAGGCGATCGACCTGTACGGCGAACAGGGCTGTCACCGGATCCTCGACGTCGCGTCCGACGACGGCATGGTCAATGGCACCGAGGACAAGGGCAAGGAGCACAAAGACATCGGGTACATCTTCGGGAACCCATCGACGTTCGCTCGCTTGCTCGGTGTAGCGAACCGACGCGCCGCTGGCCAAACGAGGTTGCCAGCGTCGGAAGCTGTTCGGCTGCACAAGCTGCTCGAAGCGGACGACGGCGCGCCAGTCGGCGTTGAAAGCGAGAGCGCATGAAAGCGATCGTCACGCACTGGCCGAACCTGCTCGACACGTCGGGACAGACCGTTGAGACCGAATGGGAAGCGTTGTTTGACAGGTTCGAGCGCGGCGGTGAGTTCCACGGTGATCGAGAGCATCCGGGTTGGTCTGCAGCACGTTTCGATCCTCCGACGAGAGAGGGCGAGAATGTCCGACAGGTGACCGCGGTCGTGCTCGACTACGACGGTGCCGAGACGATCCAGGGCGCCATGAATCTCTGGAGCGGCACCTTCGGGTTCCTGCACACGACACGCAAGCACACGGCAGAAGCACCGCGCTTCCGTGTGATTCTTCCGCTCGCTCGCCCCGTGTCACCGTTCGAGTACGCGGCCATCTGGCGCCGCGTGAACGCTCGCGCTGGAGGTAAACTGGATCCGGCGCCGAAGGACCCTGGACGCTTCTGGTTCACGCCAGGCGGCGGCGAGTTCGTGTCGTATCGACTCGCTGGAGAGCCGCTCGACCCGGACGCGATCCTGGCAATGCCGGAACCTCCGTCTCGCCATGCCGCCCCGGTGATTCCGATTCACACGGCGCGCGACGAGTACGCACGCAACGAGCGTCGAGCGTCGAGTTACGTCGCGAAGATGCCGCCGGGGATCTCGGGACAGGGGGGACATGCTGCAACGTGGGCTGCCGCGCTCGCCGCTGCTCAAGGGTTCGGTCTCGACGTAGAAGCCACGTACCGGATCCTCTGCGAGTTCAACGCACGCTGCGAGCCCCCGTGGACCGAGCGCGAGCTACGGCACAAGGCGCACGACGCGGTCGAGAAGGCGCGCGTGCCGAGCGGCTACAAGCTCACCGATGATCGCCGCTACGAACCACCGCCGGAGCACTACGGCGCCGCAGACGACGAGCCCCCCGAGTGGCTCCCGCAAGAATCGGAAGACGATGACGTCGAGCGTGCCGCAATCGCCGAGGAGGGAACGGCGCCAGCGCCAAAGCGAACAGCGGCGCAGAAAGCAGGCCTGCTATCCATCGGCGACCTGCTGGACGCTGTCGTCAAGCTAGCCAGGACGAACGTCAAGGTACGCGGAGTCACGACCGGGAACTTTCAGCTGGACGAAGCCCTCGGTGGTCTGCGTCGTCAGAAGATCGCGATCCTCGGCGCCGAGACGTCGTTCGGAAAGTCGTCCTTCGCGATCATGGTGGCCGACGAAGCGATCCGTGCAGGCGCGCGTGTGCTCATCGTCACGGGAGAAGACGGCGCGGAGATGTACGGGCAGCGGTTCATGTCACGACGTGCTCGTGTGAACGCTTCCAGGATCCGCGACAACGACTTGCGGCAAGAGGACATCGACAAGATGGAACTCGCTGCCTTGCAGGCAGAACGCACTCCGTTCTTCATCGACGGCATAGGTAAACCGGCCGAGCAACTGGCGCACATCGTGCTGTCCGTGTGCAAAGAAGAAGACGTGCAGCTTGTGATCGTGGACTACCTGCAGGCGCTGACGTGCGCGAAACGGTGCCAAGATCGCCGCGTCGAGATCACGCACATCGCCAGGACGCTGAGCGACGCGATCAAGCAAGGCAACGCTGCTGGGCTATTGCTCTCGCAGTTGAAGCGCCCGGAGAACTCGACCAAACCGCCGACGATGCACGACCTGAAAGAATCAGGCGACCTGGAGAACATGGCCGAGCATGTGCTGCTTGGTCATCTGGAGGTTCACGAGCCTCCTGGCGGCACGAGAACCGAGAAGCACATGTTCCATCTCGCGAAGAACAAAGACGGCAGCAGGTACATCGAGCGCGTGCATATCCCGTTCGATTACGTGACCGCGAGCTTCAGGACCACCAACGGCGAGACGCAGAACCAGTACACCTCGCAGACGGAGTACGGTGAGTACGAGGATCGATGAGCGGCGAAAGCCCTAAAACCCGCCGTCCAGGGTGGGGGTCTTGCGCCCCGCCCCGCCGCGGGCGTAGCCTTGGCTCTCGATGGGCCGCAGCAATCCCGACGACGTCACGCTTCACGACCTCGACCCGAGCTACCAGAACAAGCTCGTCGAGTGGCTGTCGAAGTCCAAGAGCGTCGTGGACATCGGCGTGACGCCGGATGGGTTCAAGATCACGATCGACCCCGGCGGCGAGTTCCATGACGTGAGCATCGAGACCGTGCTCAATGCGGCGATGGGGTCACGTGCTCGCACGAAGCGCATCGACCCGGACTTCGAGGCGCGCCTGTACGAGTTCCTGTACCAGCACGGCGCGCACCTGACCTTCGGCGCCGCGAAGAACGAGTTCGACCTGATGCTCACCGCCGACGGGGTGAGCGCCAGGGGGCAGGCGACCGACGAGGACTTCGAGATCGCGTTGGTCTTGGCCGAGGAGCAGTTCATGGCCGGGCTGCCAGCACATGTCCTGCCGCCGGAGCAACGCGCCGCGCTGGTACAGGCCCTCGTCCCGGCTGCGCAGCGGCAGGAAGAACACGAAGCCTACGTGCATGGGATGCTGCCGCCCGGCATGGCCAAGTACCTCGCGCCTGGGGGATATGCTCCGGTGACACGGGCGTTGCCGGCACCGGCTGCTCCAGCGCCGAAGCCGAGGAAGAAGCCGGCTGCTGCTGCAGCGGCTGCAGCACCGGCGGAGTCCGAGAACGTCGCGGCGCTGCGGCGTGCGTTCGGTGGCGGCGCGGCGCAGGAGCGCGAGGAACGTGAAGACGCGCAGGCGGCGGCGAGGGAGATGCTCCCGCCGGGCATGCATGGGCTCGTGAAGAACCGTCGATCCGGTTACGAAGTGGTTCTTGCGACGGGCTGGGATTTCGATTTCGCCGGCTACCCAGACAACACGCGCAAGTCTGCCCTCCTGGAAGCCAAACGGTGGCTGCTGAAGATGTACCCGGACGCCGAGTTCTACGAGTACCACGGCGGTAGCGATGTCGATGTCACCACGCCAGAACTTGGCACGGTGGCAACGATGCGGTGGAGGCAGTCCGACGCTGACTACGAAGGGAACAGGCGCGGCGGCCCGAGCTACGCGAACTGGGTCGAGGACGTGTCGATTCTGCTCGAACGAGGTGGCTATCACTTTGGTGAAGCGCAGGCCGAGTACTGGCGGCACTTGTACCAGGCGGGCTTCAGCGCGTCCGAGGCGGCGCACGAGTTCGAGCAAACGTGGCTCGCGGAGCGCGGGTACGCCGGGAACCAGCGCAAGCTCGTCGCCAACTGGGACGAGGCTGTGCAGAGACACTTCGGGCTCTCCGTCGGAGACGTCGCTCTTTTCCACGGGAGCCAGCGTGTTCGGATCAAGAGCATGCGTAGGGTTCCAGGTGGTGTCGCCGCGGACGTCGTAGCGATCGACCGGGTGCCCGGCGTGAACCTGACCGAGTGGACGACGGCTGCCGATAATCTGCAGCCGGTGTCTGGTTACGAAGAGAACGCCCGCCGCCCCCCGCCCCCGCCATCATCGAAGCCGTTCGATCCGTCGGCGCCGCGCGAGAGCTATACGAAGCCGCACCACTTCGCGGTGAACATGGCGGCGAACGCCTCGGGGGAGTTCTCCAGGTACGGCACGTACCGCGTGTACTCAGTGAGTCCGTTCTCTGGTGAGCGCGCCCCACGCGGCTACGTCTGGGGCGTCATGGGCTACGGCCAAGGCGAAGGCGCGTACGAGGGTGCGTCTGCGCAGGCGGAACAGATGCAGCGCCATCCCGGGCCAGGAGTGAGTCGAGTGCGCAGTCTGGGCACCAGCGTCGAGTGGCTGCAGCCGGAGCGCATGCACCTGGAGACGAACGCGGGGGACATGGCGGCGAACGCGGAGGGTGGGAAGTGGCACGTCCCAGGCAGCGCCTGGCGCATCCACGTCGTTGGTGGCGACATCGACCCGACCAGCTTCGGCAGCTACCGCGAGGCAGCACAGTACGCGCGGAGCAAGTACGGCGGGGATGACGGGTGGTCAGTCGAGTGGCACTCGGGCGCCGGGTGACCCGTGACCGACTGGTGGCAGATCATATGCCCTGACGGCCTCGTGCGGCACTTCCCGTACGTGAGCCAGGAAGCCGCCGAGGTGGACGCCGACTGCTGCTCGAAGCTCGGTTGCCGGATGACCCCGAAGATGAACCCGCTGGAAGTCGCGCACCCGCCGTGCCCGAGGGGAGTGCACACGATCCGGCGGCTGCCGGCACCCGAGGTCGCGTGAACCCCGAGCACTTCGCCCGGAGCGACATCGACGACCTGATCCAGCGCGCGGCTGCGGCGCTCTCCGTGTACGGCGTCGAGCCGGATGACGTCGCCGAGAGTATGATCGAGTCAGGCGTAGAGCCTGGAGATGCCTTCCTCGCGACACGCGCCGCCGTGGTGATGGTGCGGACGCGCGAAGGATTGGAGGCGCTGCCGTACGACGAGGACGAGTACGTGGCGAACGTACGCAAGAAGGCGTGGGTCGAGCAGCTGCTCACGAAGCGCGACAAGATCGAGGCGGCCATCGGGATGCCGCTCGGCGCGATGCTCGGATGCGGCCACTGGGGCTGCGTCTTCGAGAGCACGCCACCGTGGGTCGTGAAGCTCTCGATCGATCCGACAGAGGGGCCGATCTGGTCGAAGATCGCTGGGCTCGTACGGGACGAGCAGTGGGGCCTTCAGGGCTTCCCGGAGATCAAGAGCATCCACCGGATCACGCCGGACATCGTGTACGGCGGACGGAAGAAGAAGGTCTGGGCGATCGTGCGTGAGAATGTCGTGCCGGTGTTCGTGAACCGACGTGACAGTCTGCACTTCAGCGATTTCACGCGCGGGAAGTACGGGCTCCCGCTAGGGCTTCGATCTCCGGCCCTAAAAGATTACGGCCCAGGGGCGCAGGACTTAGACGTGGCGCTCGATGGTCTCGGCAAGTACCGGATGCTGGCGACCGAGTGGCACAAGCGGAAGAATCCTCGTACGAGCCCGTCCCAGTTTTGGCTTCATTCCAAGTCGTTGGAAGACGCCGAGTACAAGATCAACCGCGTCGTCGAGACGATGTTCAACGGTCCCGCCGCCGCTCCACTCGGCGAGTCCCTGAACATGCTCGCGTCGCACGGCGTCTACCTGCGCGACGTACACCTGCTGAACATCGGCTGGCACGTCGCGCGTGACGCCGATGACTGGGACCGCATCGTGATCTTCGATCCGGGGCACACGCCGACGGCGGGCGGGAAGGACATCGAGGAGGCGCTGGTCGAGAACGGGAGAGAGGCGCTGTGAGCAGTCCGCGCTACCTGAGCCTCTGGCTCATCGACCAGTACATGTCCGCAGCCAGAAAGCTCGGCGTGTCGGTCGTAGCTCGTAGCCCGCGTGGCTTTATGACCGCGTACCGACGTGCCGGCGGAGATCCGAATCGGCTGTCGGAGCACTGGGCGCTGAAGCGCGACAACTTCGTGGCGAGGCACATGGCCCAGGTGAAGGCGCATGGTGAGCCGCTCTGGAAGGACGGCGTGCCAACGCGCAGGCACCTGGCGTTGATCATGTGGGCGTACTCGCCGAGCCCGGCGCGGCTTGCGAAGCTCGCGGCGAGGATGCTGTGAAGTTCGCAACGATCGAGCTTACGTGCAGCATGCTCGAACCGGATGCTGACGAGGAGGCGTGCGCGACGTGGGACGAGACGGCGGACATGTACAGGGGCGCCGAGCCGCTTGTCGATGCGGTCGAAGGCAAGCTGCGGGTGTCGGGTCACGAAGAGCGCGGCGTCGAGTACCGTGACGCATACGCAGACGTGTCTCAGGACCGGCTGGAGGAGCTTCTCGATCTGTTCGACGAGGACCGCATCGGCTACGACAACATCGACCTGCACGACCGTCCGCGCAAGGCGCTGCTCAGGCGACTCGGGATGCGCTACCCGAGAGGCAGCGGCGTCTCGGTCAACGAGAAGTACAGGAACAACCCGCGCGAGCCACTCGCGGTGTTCGCGGCCCGTCTCCGACACGAGCGCGACGCCTTCGCTGAGCATGTGCGCTCAGAAGTCGCGCGCACCGGAGCGTTCGCCTCCCCCATGCGCGACGAGAGCATGAGCCTCCGCCGCACCGGCAGCTACCGCGGCTGGGTCAGCATCACCCGCTCGACCAGGCCCGGCATCGTCTGGCAGGTCACATTCTGGGAGGGTGACCCGACGGGCCCCGACGCCGTGCCGACCGGGCACTTGGACGTCACCGGGGGGCTTGAAGACGCAGCGAAAGAGGTCCGCTCGCTCGTGCGTTGACTACAGGCATGTGTCCTGGCAATCTGGGGCCATGGCCATCTCGCCACTGGTGTTGCTCAGTCCCCGGCTCTTCTTTGCGTCTCTCCCGCCTTCCACGCCCATTCGTCCGTTCCTGGAGGTATGTGTCCAGGCGGCCGAAGCAGACGAGATGGCTCTCAAAGCCCAGGAGGCGCTGGACTCTGTCGTTGCCCAGAACGCACTCATCGCAGTGGACTTCCCTTCCCAGCTCCTGCTGGGCCTTGCGGACGCTGAGCTTGCCGGCGCCGGAGACGGGCACACGTTCACGCTCTCGCTGACGTTCGTGCCGCTGATCTTCATACAGCCGAACATCAACCTGCTCGCCGTAGCGTTCGGTGGCACTCCTACGCCGGAGAATTTCCTCCCGGAATTTTGGGGGTTCGAGTTCTCTCTTGCGGGCACCGCCGCAGACTTGGCAGACCAGTATTCACCGATGGCTCAGCGTCTCGTGGACAAGAGTCCGGGGAACGACTTTGAGGAGGCGCTCGTCATCTACAACATGAGCGCGGGCGCCGCGAAGGGAACGCGGCTGATGAACGCCATCGGCGGCTTCATCGACTTCCCGCCGCTGCCGCGCGGCAACGCCCCGACGAAGTCGTCACCAGCGCTCGACAAGCTGATGAAGCTGAAGGACAAACTCAAGTTCGATCAGGGCTGGCCGACTTCGTCGGCCTCGAAGACCGAGGCGACCGCGACGGCGCCGATCAAGGCCCGCACCGCCGCTGGCGCACCGTTCCTCGGACGCCTCGGCGGCAAACCCACTCCGTAGATCGCGTTCGCCGTCACATGCCCGCGAAAGAAAATCGCGTGGTCATGTTCCCCTGAAAACTGGCCGTTGACGAAGCACTTGGCTAGCCGCAAGGTAGCTAGCCATGAGCAACAGCAGCTATTCGGGCCATTCTCTCGTCAGCAACGTCACTCCGTGGTGGTGGGCGCGCCACTGGGACAACCGCCTCCCGGAGATCAAGCAGGCGCTCGGCGTCATCACGTCGCTCTCCGCGGTGGAGGTCGAGAGCGTCTCGATCTCGCGCAGCGGCGTGTCCGTCACGCTCGCCGTCGCCGACGAGACGGACATCACGAAGATCCAGAAGGAGGCCGACGAGCTTCGCTGGTTCCTGGACGAGATGGTCAGGCCGCCGTCGGTCGTCGCTGCAGCGGCACCGATGCCCCCGGTGAACTGATGGTCGCGAGGAAGCGAGTGAAGCGCAGGCGGCGGAAGCCGCTGGCGACCGGAGTGCAGGTGCGCTTCCGCGCGTATGCCATCATCAACGACTGCGTGAACGCGGGCGTGCGGTACGGCCTCGTGCATGCGCGCAAGCACACAAACAAGCCGGACGAGGAGACTGTCGTCACGGCCGTGCACGACGCGGTGATGAACGCGCTGTCGGAGGTCATCGCCTGGGACAAGGAGGACTGGTGATCCGGCTGGCCATAGGTATAGACCCTGGGCTCGCTGCGTGCGGGGTCGCGGTCATCATGCGCGACGCAGAGAAGTGGCGCCTAGCGCACGTGGACACCATACGGACGTCGTCCAAGGATCGCCCGAACGAGCGCATGGCGATGATCTACTGGAAGCTACGAGCCATCCCGCGTTCTGTGTTCCAGGGCGTCAGGACCGAAGAACTGGTCGTCGCCTGCGAGGAGCAGGCCGGGGTGCAGGAGGGCAAGCGCCGGACCGGGCAGACGAACGCCTCCGGCATGCTCGTGCAGCAGGTCGTCGGTCTGGTCCGCGCGTACACGTTCCAGGAGGGCTTCCTGTTCTACGAGCCGACGCCCGTGCAGGTGAAGGCGGTGCTCGCCGGCATCCCGAGAACAGCGAGCAAGGCACAGGTGCAGCGAGCGGTACGTGCCCTCGTGAGGGACTGCCCGAAAGTGATGAGCGAGCACGCGAGCGACGCGATTGCGGTGGCGCTCGCGGGAGCGAGGATGGTGCGGTGATGGCCCTCAAGACCCCGCTCAAGCTCGCCAAGAAGAAGCCCAGGCGCGTCTTCGCGCCGTTCCCGGCGGTGAACCCGATCAGCACGGCATCTCCCCGCGCCCCGACCGGCAACGTCGAGCGCTGGCTCGTGACGCACCGGGGGACCGGCGGCGTGCTCGGCGTCGTCTGGAACCACTACTGGTTCGGCGCGCGTGCCCGCGCCGAGTGGGTCCACAAGATGCCGCGGGACGATCTGGTTCTGCAGCATATGCCTCTGCTGCCAGTCGAGCAGGACACGCCGCATCCCATGAGCGGCCTGCAGCTTGCGACAGCGCTCGGCAAGAAGATGCACGAGGAGGCAGCCCAGTGAACGCCCGACGCTACTTCGCTGAAGGTGCCCGCTGCTCGGACTGCGGCCTCGGCGGCACGAAGGAACAGATCAAGCGCTGCTTCGGCTGCGGCATGCCCTTCTGCGAGCGGTGCATCCAGAAGCATGTGCAGTGGTACTGAGTGAGGGGCGATGCACGACGCTCGCGTAGTTCTGAAAGACGGCACGGTGCTCTTCGGCCCGATCTGGATCTGGCGACCGAAGGAGGGCTGGTTCACCATCATCGCAGGCAGCGCAGGGGAGACGACGGTGCGGCTGGCACATGTCGAGTCGGGAGTGCAGCGCGGTGAGCGCTGGACAGCGAACATGATCGATGACAGAGACGTGCTAGCCAGGGCTCGACAGGAAGGATGGGACGGCACATGACGGACTTCGGAGGCATGGGCGGCGTGACGGGCGGGCGTCCGCGGAACGACGAGGATCTCTTCGAGGCGGCGGTCGAGCGGGCGCTCGGGGAGCGACTGCGCAAGGAACATGTCGGGCAGGGGCATCCCGGCTGGTACGAGGGCAAGGGCATCGGGCACCGGCTCTGGGGCTCGCTTGCGAACATCGACTGGAAGCACACGAACGGCGACACGGCGAGCTACTCGTTCCGCGCTGCGGGCGACATGATTGCGGCGATCGTCGGCGAGGGCGACTACATGACGTACTACTGCTCCTACGACCACGGCGTCATCGACGACGAGATCGCGGAGGCGATGGCGCGCGAGGGGTGGACGGCGACCGTGATGGAGGGAGAGGGCACATGACCTGGGAGCCGGCGATAGCGGCCAGCACCGTGGTGGTGCTGTGCTGGGGGTTCTACCGTGTCGGCAAGCGACATGGCATCGACGACGAGCGGGCGCGCGTGAACTACGGCATGAACATCGCCTTGAGCTACCTGTCGAGCAAGGCGCTCTACCTCCTGAACGGCTGGAACCGTGGAGACATGCCGGAGGACGAGCTTCGGGCTGGGCTCAAGGCGTACGCCGCGGTGAAGAAGGCGAAGCACGATGCGGAGGAGCAGGCGTTCCTGGAGCGCCTCGGGCGACACGGGAAGGGACGGAACGCGCTCGCAGGGGATGGCGGCTCGTGAAGAAGATCATCCCACTCGTACTGCCGTCCGCGTTCGTCGCGCTCTGCGCGGTGCTCACGTACATCATCGTCACGGGTCGCGAGCCCGACCGATGCTGGGTCGTGCCTGACAGCGTGCCGAACGACATCTCCGTCTACATCAGCAGCGGCGCGCAGTGCGCGATGACGGTGTGCGAGGACACGATGCCGAAGAGGGTCATGGACCTGAAAGAGCGCCCGCGGTGCTGGCAGATGGTCGAGAAGCGCGGGAAGGAGTGCGAGAGCAAGTAGCATGTCTTACGAAGCAAAGATCCTGGCGGACTCACTGAGTCCCAATGACCACCGCGTGACCACGTTGCAGGTCACATTCCCCAGGATCATCCTGGCAGAGTTCAACACGCACCGCGTGCTCTCGCGCAACAGCGCGTCAAGCCGCGCGATCCCGGTCGAGCGGCGCATCGAGCAGGTCATGGAGAATCCGTTCGTACCGGAGGCGTTCGGCAAGAACCAGCGCGGCATGCAGGCGGACGATGTGCTCGTCGACATGGACGACGCCAAGGCGCGTGGGCACTGGTACACCGCAGTCGCTGAGGCCGTGGCGCATGCGCGCGATCTCTCTGCCGACGGCGTCCACAAGCAGCACGCGAACCGGGTCATCGAAACCTACGCTTGGCACACTGTCATCGTGACCTCGACTGAGTGGGCCAACTGGGACGCGCTTCGCATCAGCAAGATGGCCCAGCCGGAGATGTTCAAGATCGCCGGCATGATGCGCGAAGCGAGGCTCGCCAGCGTTCCGCTCTTGGTGAACTACGGTGACTGGCATCTGCCGCTCGTGCGCGGCCCGTACGGAGTGGTGCGCGTCGAGGAGCACGCCCTAATCGCTCGCGGCTTCGATCCCGTCAAGGTCTGTGTCGGGCGCTGCGCGGCGGTGAGCTACGAGCGCCACGACGCTACGACGCCCGAGAAGGCGAGCGCGATCTGCGACAAGCTCCGAGCCGACGGGCACATGTCGCCGTTCGAGCACGCGCTTCGGCCCATGACACAGCGCGAACTGGGGCTTTTCCGTCAGGACGACCTCGAATGGAATGGACGGGAGTGGGTGCTCACGCACAAGCGCGCTCGCAACTTCCTCGGCAACGTCGAGGGCTGGATCCAGTTTCGCAAGCTCCTGCCCGGCGAAGCCGTCTACATGGGGGAGTGAAGGAGCACCGATGGACATGCCTCCGAGTCGCAACGGGATCAGCGTTCACCAGAACGAGGACGGTAGTTGGTTCCTGACCGTGAGCATCACGGCCGCCACGTTCGCGCGTCTGCGCGGCACGAAGGCGCTCGCGGACTTCTTCGTGAACTTCGTGGCGCTGTTCCAGGAAGAGCCGCCCAGCGGGAAGGGGAACTGATGAAGGACGTGACCCCGCTGAGCATCCGTGTCCGCGTCTGGGAAGGGCGCGCTGCCGACGCGGTGGAGCACTTCCTGCACACGCTCTACATGGAGCCGTTCGTGGTGCCCGCCGAGATGATGGAGCGCTCCCGCTGGGAGGCGCTGAAGGACGCCCACGAGACGCTGCAGTGGGAGCTACAGAACCTCTGGTGGGCGCAGGTACAGGTGCTTGTCGTGTGGTGGGAACCATCCGTGAGGGACGACCTGAGAGGAGCGCTCGACCGTGCGAACGCGCTGATCGGGGAGGCCGCCGACGAGGCGAAGCGCCTGAGCGACGAGCGCGACCGATTGCTCGCTCGCATCGACTCGATGCGCCAACCGTGCCCGAACCACCGGACTGTGCTGCTCGCTCCCGACGAGGGGTGCGCGGTGTGCGCGAACAGCACATGACCCTCATCAGCCGCGACCAGATGCCAGCGAGCACGCCGTACGAGCAGGAGCTACGCGACCGGCTGGCACGCGCCGAGAAGGAGCGCGACCAGCTTGGTGCCATGTGCGCCGCGTACGAGGACAAGTTCAAGATGCAGCGCGAGATCGTCTGCGCTGCGCGGGACTGGCGGAAAGAGGACATGGATAGGGAGGCAGAGGCGCACGAGGAGACGGGACGCGGTCTACTCGACGCGCTCGCCGACGCAGTAGACGCGCTGGACGAGTGGGAGAAGGAACGAGCCGCGGAACTCGCGGGCGGGTCGTTCACCTGTCCGACCTGTGGCCCTCACGTCAAGGCGGACGAGGACGGGTGCTGCGCAACGTGCGGCGAGGACTGCAAGATGGAGGGCGCGTGACCGACACGAGTGAGGCGTCCAGGTGGTGCAACGCCTGGCGCGTCGTGATGGTGGCGACGTACGTGTGGCGACGGGCGGAACGAAAAGATGAGAGGGAGCATGGAACAGACGACGAACGATGACAGCCCGGTCTGGCGGCGCGGCAATCTCTACGCGGTGCGCAGTGCCGGTTGCGCTGATGGCTTCGAGGTTTGGCACAAGTACGGGAACTCCAGTATCCCTGTCTCACTTGGCAAGGATGTGACGAGCCTGCGAGAGATGTTGACCGATCTGGAAGAAGCCGGCGAGGACGAGGCGTGGAGAGCACGGACCATTGGAGGCAGCAGCATGGACGGAAGCAACACGAACGATGACCTGAACGACCACGCGGTCGAGCGCGCGATGCGCAGCGACGCCGAGCGCATCTCCGAGGAGTGCGACGCGCTCAAGGCGATGCTGCTGGAGAAAAACCGCGCATACGGTTCCTCTGCGCTCTCGCCCGTCAGGATCTTCGCGAAGTCCGACACGGTGGAACAGATCCGTGTCCGAATCGACGACAAGCTCTCGCGGCTCATGCGCGGCATCGCCGCAGGCGAGGACGTCATCAAGGATCTTCTGGGCTACCTGATCTTGCTCCGCATCGCGCAGCGGGAGCAGTGGAACAAGCAGGTGCATGTGGCGGCGTCGCCGGAGGTCATCGAGGAGGTGCTCGCCGAGCAGGCTGAGTATGCCAAGCGCGGCGCGGACGTGGACGCGGTCGTGGCGACGATGGTGAGGGATTACAACGACCTCGCGCAGCAGTACGCGGCGGCGAACGACCGCGTGAGCGAGCTGCAGCGCAAGCTCGACGAGGTTGGTATGCCCGAAGGGTGGAGCGATCCGCGACAGGAGCCGCGCGAGGACGTCGGCTTCGCCCTGACCGACGCGGAGGCAGCGGAAGCGGAGCGGGCTGTGGACGCGGAGGCGCTGACATTCGCCGGCCCGATCACCTGCCTGATCTGCGACAAGACGTTCGACGACGCTGAGAAGTTAGCGGCGCATCTGGAGGACCACAACAGCGTGCGTCGAGTGGCGTGGCTGACGGCGGAGGTAGAGGTAGTGCGCGGCCGGCTCGCGCTCGCCAACCAGCGACTCATCAGGCTGGAGCGCGAGAAGGACGAGGCTGAGCAGTCCAAGATGGTCGCCATCGGACAGATCGCCGACCACGCGAAGCGGCGCAACGACGCGGAGGGTGAAGCACGATTGTTAGCAGCGGGGAACGAGCGACTGGTTGCCGAGAACCGGAAGCTGCAGGCGGATATGTCTCTGGTGCAGGATCAGGAAGCCACGAGGACTCGCTCCGCGGTTCGCAGCGCGACACTCGTTCTCGTGGACGAAGTAGCCGCGCTCCAGAAGTCCACGTCTCTGGAAGAGGTCGTGACCATCACGGCCGAGCGCGACGCCGCGAAGAGCGACCGCGCCGCGCTGGTCCGGCTCGCAAGGCAACTGGCGGCGACGCCAAACCTCGGTGAGCGTGTTCACCGCCTGATCGTGTCGCTCTTCGAGACGTTGCCGTCGGCGCTCCGTGACGAAGTGCGAGGCAAACCATGACCGCCGTGAAGCTCCAGTACTGGCCCGTTCTCACCCGCGAGCAGACCGAGGACGGCAAGCTGAAGCGCGGCGGTTACAAGCGCACCGCAGCCGCGCTGCAGGAACGCGAGGAGTCGCTCGTCCGACTGGATACGCGGACACGTGCCCTGCTCACCTGGGGCAGCGCGAACGCCGTCGAGTTCAGTCTGAACACCGGGCGCTGCATCGGGAACCCGGACTGGGTGATGACGAAGGAGTCCCGCAAGGCGCTCCGCAAGCTCGCGCGGGAACAGTTCCCAAAGGGCACTCCCGCGGAGGACACGGACGACGGCGAGGACGCGGTGCAGAAGGCGCTCGGGGCTTGCGAATCGTCGAGTGGCTAGCTACCCTTGAGCGCATGTCCGACGACTTCGAGGAGGCGCTGAAGCTGCTGGCCAAGATGCGGGGCGTCACGGTCGACGTCATCAAGCGGGAGATGCTGGAGAAGGCGATGGGGGTCGGCACTGCCGACCCCGCTCCAACGCCGACGCGGGCGATCACGCGGCCGGACCCGCTCGGGGACGCCAGCGGCGCCGCGCTCGCGCGCACCCGCGAGGAGGCGATCGAGCGGCACAGGTCGCAGGAGTTCGAGGGGTCCCCCGTGGTCAGGTACCGCGGGGACGACCGCGGGGAGAGCGCGGAGGAAGCGCGGGAGCGCTGGTACGAGGAGGAGGCCGAGCTTCTCGACGGGGTACATGGCCTCGGGGGCTCCACGGCGGGCGGGATCTTCGGCGGCGGCCCGATCGCCACGAACATCTACGATCCCGAGGCCATGGGGCGCGCCGACAGCCGGACCGGCCAGATGGCCAACATCAAGCTCCTCGGGGTGATCGAGCGGCTGGAACAGCGGCTGATCGCGGCCGAAGCGGAGCGCGGGCAGCTGCCGCCGAGCGGGGGGCGCGGGGCGCTGCCGGGCGCTGCGTCGCGCCGGCTGGGGCGTGGAAAATGATGGACGAAGAGAGCATCCCGGCCGGCGCCACGCGCCCCATCATGTTCACCCGGCCGGATCCCACGAGGTTCGCCCTGCTGGTGACAAAGACCGGCCGGGGGACCGGGACCGTCGTGGGCACCGAGAACTTCAAGCCCAGCGGCTGCGAATGGGCCACCGAGCAGGATCTGCGGGACGCGGGGTATGTGCCGGCAGATGACGTGCGCAAGATCGCGGAACTGTTCGTGATGGCGATCGAATCCGGGGCCACCACGAGGGAGCAGGTCGTGAACTTGCTCGGGGATCGGATGGAAGCGTTTCTGCGGGGCGCGTGAATGGCGAAGCGTGCAACCATTCACGGCGACCCGCCGGAGGGAAAGGCGTGGTGCGCCGGCCACCAGGACTTCCTGAGCACCGCGCTTTTCGCCACGCACCGCCGCGACGGCTACCAGCGGCACTGCAAGGAGTGCCACCGCAAGTACATGAAAGCATGGCGCGAGAAGGGCTACGATCGTGACACGCCGAAGCCGGAGAAGCGGGCGCGGCGCGCGAATCAGCATCGAGGGATCGTCATCGGGGATCGCCCCGAGAGTGACGTGACGTGACCATACCTCGCGCCGCCGGCACCCTCATTCTCGCCGAGAACACCGGCCGCGTGCTGCTCATGGAGCGCACGGACGGCCAGGGATGGAGCCACCCCGGTGGCATGTCCGATCCCGGCGAGGCGCCGGAAGCGACGGCCGCCCGAGAACTGGACGAGGAGACGGGGCTCCCCGCGATCCTGACGGACTGCGTCACATGCCTGGATCTCGTCCAGCTGCTCGACGGCGACGTCGTCACTGGGGACGGCGACGGCGAGCCCGTCGCGCTGGCCTACACCCTCTTCGTGGTTACCGTGCGGGAGGAGTTCGCGCCGAAGCTCGACGGCGAGCACACGGCCTGGATCTGGGCCGATCCCGCGGCTACGGGCCCCCACCTTCACCCTGGAGCCGACTGCGCGCTCCGTTGGCTTCAGAGAGAATACGGATGACATTTCGACTACTTGCGCAGATATTCGGGGGTTCCACCCTGCTTCTCCTCCTGGTGCTGGCGGCCCTGTGGCATGTGGCCCTGGAGCGGATCAAGCAGCTGCGAACGGGGTTCGACCTCGCGGTCAAGAGCGCCGAGGACGCGAATGGGGCAGCCGGAGAACTGGCCGATCTGGCCCGAACGCACGAGCGGAGGGCCTCCGAGTTCTTCGGGATCATCGAGGGCATCGAAAAGGAGCGGGATACCTGGCAGCGGTTCTACCGGGAGTCGAGTCAGGCGGCCGGCGTGGCCCAGGCGTGGCTCATGCGCGACCTTCAGCGCGTCGTGAGGGTCTCGAACGGCCTCGCGGCGGAGCTTCAGAAGCTCGGAAAACAGGCCCCCATCGTCCAGGCGGACCCAGCGCTGGCGAGCTTCATCGAGGAGTTCGACGGGTCACATGTCTCCACGCCGCAGGAAGTGCCCAAGGCGCCGGGCAAGCCCGCTGCGTGAGTTCTGCAAGGCTTGGTAGTGATCAGGGCGTTGATCGGGCACATGTCCGTGGTTAGCATGCCGGCACATGTCCGACGAACCAGGGGACTCGCGCGACAGCGCTGAGCCGGATGAGACCGTTCACGAGGGGCCCGAGGGCGACGTAGACGCGGAAACCGAGTTCCACCCCTTCGATGAGGTGGACGAGGACTTCCAGCCGGGGCCAGCGATGCGCGTCACGGGCCCCGATGGGATGCCCGTGACGGTCGACACGACGACCAACGGCGACGACATCCCCGCGCTCTCGACGGAGTCGCTCGTGTGCATGGCGGACGTCTCGAAGTTCGTGATGCGCGACGAATGGGGAGAGATCAAAGCGACGTTCGAGCCCGCGGACGTTTCGCGCGCACCGAACGGTTGCTATCGAGTCAAGAACAACCTCGTGCGGGAGCAGGGCGCGACCAACATCTCCAGCGACGAGTGGGTCGAGGTCTTGCCGATCCGGCCGCAGTGCCACCACTACGTGCGCCAGCAGGGCAGCTTCTACCTGAACGCCACGCACAAGAAGCACTACCGCCTCTGCTCCGCGCGTCGCACGACCGAGGGCACGTTTATGACCGTGTCCGATCTCGGCATGTGGGCCTGCGACATGCGCCACCCGTACGACGTCGAGAGCATCAAGCGCCTCGACGACTTCGACAAGTTCAAGATCGAGCAGGGCGCAAAACGCACACACCTTCCCATCTTCCAGGGCTTCGGGATCTTCGATGAGCCGAAGCGCGACGACGAGAACCAGGAGAACTGAAGTACATGTCCGAACCCACTCAGACGCTGCAGACGACGCCGGCCGAACCGACAGACGAGCCCGACACCGAGAGCGAGTTCCGCACGCTCTACATCGACGCCGCGGAGGGACGCGACAGGTTTGCGTCCCTGGCGAAGTCCGCGGACGACGCTGGCAAGCCGGAGATTGCGAAGGTCTACCGCGAGGTCGGCGGCACCGTGATGACGCTGATCATGGATCTCGCGTCGGCTAGCGCCGTCGCCATCGTGGATCTCGAAAACCACGTCGCGGATCTCCCGGATGGTGCCGGTGACACGTCAGCGCTCCTGAAGGAAGACGCCGACAAGTACCTCCAGCTGTTCGAGCAGTACACCAAGCTGCTCGACGGGCTCACGAGCCTGGTCCCCGCCGGTGTCGAGGGTGACGCGCAGCGGGAGGTCTTCGCGACCTTGCGGCGCATGACACAGGGGATGGCTGACTTCACCAAGTCGATCGTCATCGAGGACGAGGATGATGACGACGATGACGATGACGACGAGGATGAGGCTCCCGAGGACGCATGAGCGAACCGGCCTCCGAGCAGCAGCCCGAGGATTCAGCCAGGCAGATCGATCGGCAGTTGCTGGCTGAGTCCCGGCTCTACGGCGTCGCGTACCAGCCGTACGCGGACATGTCACCGAGGGAGCGGGGCGCACTCAAGGCGCGCTGGGCCAACAAGCTCCGCGCCGAAGCTCGCCGTCGGCGCATAGACCCGGACGAGTTCCTGGCCATGACCGAGGACGCCCGGGAAGAGGCCAGGAAAGAGCACCCCGAGCCAGTCGTGGCCGTCAAACGCCGCGAAGCGCCGGCAGCTGCCGTCTCCGCTGCCTTCGAGGCTGTGCTGCGGCGGCACCCGCCCCCAGCAGATGAGGGGGAGAGCGAGCCACCGCTCCCTGCCAGGCCCTCGCGCTCGCAGCAGCCGGTGGCCGACGTGTACGACGAGGGGCTCACGGAGGGTGACCCGCAGGAGGAAGTGGTCCACTCACCGATGGACGAGATCCCCGCGACCGAAGCAGATCCGAGGATGCGTACTCACCCGACGATCGGGGAGGTGCGGCCGACAGACAACGAGGATCTGGTCGGCTGGAAGCAGCCGAAGAACCTGCGGGATGTGTACGCGCGCTTCACCATCGGTGACGGCCAGCACTTCATTCGCGTCGAGCGGCTGGAACCGAGGGTCTGGGCGCAGATCCCGTGCTCGGGCTACCTCGGTGAGATCCGGGAGGCGATCACCGAGAGCGAGTTCCACCAGTGGTACGGGGGCCGTGTCTACGCGCTCACCGTCTACGGCCCCGATCCGAAGGGGCGCCGAGATCCAGCGACTGGCCTTCCCATCATCAAGGCGAAGACCGATCCGTTCCGCTACACCGTTCCGGTGTTCCCGCCGAACCTGGCGGTGCTCCCGGGCACCAATCCGACCAAGCAGAATCAGCAGAAGCAGGGAGAAAGTTCGATGAATCCGTTCGCACCAGGGTTCCAGCAAGGCGCCGTCCCGGCGACACCGGCCGACGCAGCGATGCACCGGACGAATATCGACTTCATGCAGAACCTGCTGAAGCGTGCCGACGAGGAGAAGGAGGAGCTTCGCAAGGCGGCGCTGGTGAGTGCCGCCCCGAACAAGGACGTCCTGTCGATCGTCAGCGATGCCAGCAAGCAGGCAGTGGAGCAGGCGAACAGGTCGGCTGAGAGACGCGAAGAGTCGCTGCGCGAGCAGCTGTCCCTCGCACGCGAGGACGCCAAGCAGATGGGTCTGAAGCTCGAAAGGCTCGCGGAGCAGCAGCAGAACCAGCGCGTGTCGCAGAACCCGGTGCAGGACGCCGTGCATCTCGTGAAGGAGATGCACCCAGGCAAGAACGCCGAGGACGAGATCGTGCGTCTGCGTCAGGCTCACATGGAGGAGACGAACCGGATCCGCGAGCAGAACCGCGAGTCCGGCTCGGCGCTGAAGGAGCGGCACGACGATGAACTGAAGCGCCTGCGTGAGCGGCTCGAAGACTCCGAGAAGCATGCACGGGAGATTCTGGAGCAGACCGAGCGCCGGTGGCGTGACCGCGAGACCGAACTGAAGGGGCAGGTCGAGCAGACGAGGCGCGAGGAGCGCGACGTCGCCGAGCGCCGGGTGGCCGAGACGGTTGCGCGCTTCGACGACCGCATCAAGGACATGCGGGAGCAGCACGCCCGCGAGCTTCGGATGCAGGGTGAGCAGCATACGACCCGCGTGGACACGACCAAGAGCACGTGGGACATGCAGCTGGCGAACGCGAAGGAGCGGATCGCGCGGCTCGAAGAGGAGCTTTCGGAGGCCCGAGAGGAAGCCGAGAAGTCGAAGGACCCGGTGCAGGTGATCGGCAAGATCACGGCGCAGGCCGAGGCGCTCGGTTTCACGAAGACCGACGAGAACGCGAACCAGACCGCGGGCGAGCGCTTCGTCGGCACCGTCGGCATGGGGCTCTCGAAGGCGTTCGAGACGATGAACGAGTGGCTCCCGAGGGCGATGGAAGCACGCGCCGGTGGTGGACAGGGGCAACCGGGCGCTCCGCGCCAGCTGCCGCCGGCTCAGGGGCAGGGGCAGCCGCCACAGCAGCAGCGGATCCCGAGGCCGCAGCCGCGACGGACGGTTGCGTGGGCCTCGCAGGGATCTGTGCCCGTCGCGGGGCACCAGCCGACTATCCCGCCCGAGGCGCCGTTCCAGCCGCAGCCGCAGCCACAGCAACAGGTCCAGCCGATGCAGCCGACCACGCCGATGGCTCCTCCGATGCAGCAGGTCCAGCCGCCTCCCCAGAACATGTCCCCGCAGCCGGCCCCGCAGGTCCAGTCCCCACCGCAGGAGCATGTGCCCCAGAACGGACAGGGCACGAACGCGCTGGGGGCCATCTTCCCGGACACGGCCATCGTGGAGTTCCGCGCCGAGGTCGAGCGGGCGATCAACGTCGGGCTCCCGGCAGAAATCTTCGCGCAGCGCTTCGTGGAGGCGTACCCCGACCCGAGCGGCGCGCTCGTGCAGATGCACAAGCCGGAGGACTTGCTGAGCGTCGTGAGGGGGATGCCGGGCGGCGCCGAGTCGGTGATCCTGCGACGCGACGGCAAGCGCTGGGTCGAGAAGCTCTGGCAGCAGATCGCGGCGCAGCATCAGGCGCGGGCAGCGCAGGCGCAGCCGTCGTAGGAGGTTGCCCGGCCCCTGACCTCCTGGTAGCCTCTGGGACATGTACCACAGCGTCGCAGGTGGCTACGGCGGCGCGCCACTGGTCAGGCCGCACGGGCGCAGACACATGTCTGGGATCGGCGCCGACACGGCGCAGATGGGTTCGGGCACCAGCTGGGTCGCAGGCGGCCTCCTCGTGGGCCTCGCGGTCGCGTTCTTCGCCATTGACGCGAAGGACCCGCTCGGGCTTCGGGGGAGCCGGTAGATCATGTACCGCCAAATCGGAACCTGCTGCTCCTCCATCGGCATCGGCGCTGACACGAGCGAGGAGGACAGAAAGGTTTGGTGGCTCGGGACCAGCATCTTCGCCGCGCTCGCCATCGCGAGCGTGCTGCTCGATAAGGGCACGGCCCGCGTGGTCGCGATGCGGCGCGCCGAGGGGCGCGCATGGATGCTGTCGGAGCCGCGGGGCTGAGACGAAGTAGCCGGAAAACCCCAGGACATATCCCGCGCTTGAGTTACGAGCCTGGCGCCGGTAGGCTTCCGAGTGCAGGGCGCTCCCGACCCCCGGCTCGGGATACCCTTGCTCTCCGCTAACCCGCCACACTCATTGAGCGCTTTTCATGGTCACCCGGACACACTCCGGGCCATGGTGAGCGCGACGCATGGCGAACGGGGCGAGAAGAGCATGCTCGTGCGGAGCATGGTCGAGCAGATCGTTCGACAGGTGCAGCCGAAGGACTACCTCGGCGAGATCCTGGCGGTGCGGTACTGGGTGACGGAGCGCGTTCATTACGTCAACGACCCCCTGCACACCGAACTCGTGAAGGACGCACAGAGGCTCGTCGAGGAAGTAGCCGCGCACGGAAGTGCGATCGGTGATTGCGATGACATGGCGACGATCATCGCGACGATGGCGTTGCAGCTTGGCCGCGTCGCCGAGTTCGTGGTCGTCGGCTTCGGTGAGGCCGGCCAGTACAGCCACGTGTTCACGCGCGTGAAGGAACCGCGAAGCGGGGAATGGGTAGTTTGTGACCCCGTCGGGGGCACGGACGAGCGCGGCATGCTCGATCGTGTGACGACTTTTTACACGGTGAGCCTCGATGAAGATCCGGGAGCGCCAAGGAGCATCACATGAGCAACGTCCTTCGAGCCCTGCGTCCCCCGTACCCGGTGTACGCGAGCCAGCCGATGTTCGGCGGCGACCTTCCGAGCATCGACGAGATCGGGCCGCCGGACATGCGTCCGAGCGGCATGAACCCTTCGTACGACATGTACCGCGGCGCGCGTGGGCGCAACATCGCGGGCCTGGGAGACAACGGCATGACCGCAGACATCGGAATCAAGGATTACGCGAACGAGCTAAACACGCTCGCAGCAGCGGACGATGTACAAGGCAATGGCGTGTTCGATCCGCACGGCACGCAGGGGAACATCCACCCGGATTACGGCGTGTTCGCGGACCACGCTTCGATGCCGGGTTACTTGGTGAACTCGATCGACTACCAGCCGTCGGAGGTGATCGACGCGACCACTGGCCAGCCCGTCATGTACGTGCCCGGCGGCGCGGTCGCGATCGATCAGAGCCAGCTGGACACCGTGCGCGAGAGGCAGCTGCTCTGGGAGCTTCCTCCCGGCGTGAGTCCGCAGAACGTCACGCATCCCGATCCCGGCGGGACCTGGATCCCGAACGAGGAGGCGTGGCCAGTGAACGGGCTCGGTGCCGATGCTCCGGCGACGGATTCCGGCTCCAAGTTCGGCATCTTCGCGGGATTCGCCATCGTCGGCGTCGCGGTCGGCATCGTGGCCGCGACCCTGATGAAGAAGTGAGGAGCACATGGACAGCCAAAGCATTTTGCCCACGTTCGACGTCTTCTCGCAGGACGTCCCTGCCGGCGCCATGACGCAGGCAGCCGCCGGCACCGGCGCGGTCGGCAAGTCACGGTTCTTCGCGCTGAGCCCCGTGGTGGCTGCGATACGTGGGCTCGGGGATGCCCCGGCTGACACAGGGACTGGCGTCCCGGTGGACACGAAGATGACGAGCGCGGACATGGCCTGGATGCTGGCGATCCTCGGCGTCGCAGGCGCGCTGAGCTACCAGGCGGGCAAGGCGATTGCGCCGTCTCGGCAGGATGCGACCACGTGGGGCTGGATCGGTGTGCCGGTCGGGCTCTTCACCGGGGTGCTCGGTCTCGGCGTCATGGGCATCGTCGCGAACAAGAGGAAGGGCTGAACGATGGCGTGCGTTCCCTGCATGGCTGGTTTAGGCCAGTCGCTGAACACGTACGACGGTCCGGTGCCCCCTGGCGTGCCGAACCCGTACACCGTGATGCTGCACTCGTACCCGACGCGGTTCCACGGGCCGATCTACACGCGCCCGCAGTTCGGGCTCCCGTGGGCGGAGCGACCGAACGACTTCGGGCTCGAAGCGGGGATGCAAGGGCTTGGGGACGACACGGCTGGCCCGTCCGTCGGGAAGACGGTGCTGTTCATCGCGGCCCTGGGGCTTGCGACGTATGCGTACCTCCACTTCTCCGGCTACAAAGGCAGCTACTAGGTCATGTACCGTCGAGATGGAAAGGGTCTGCAGGAGCGCGAAGAGGGCGCGGCCATCTTCCGTGACGTCATCCACGTTCCGTCGAACTGGTCGACGCAGGGCCTGGGCATGATCCCGCCGCGCACGATGGGGCTCCAGCCGGGGATGCTCAGGCGCGGCTTCGTCCCTGCCAACGGACTCGGTCAGGCGGCGGCGACTGCGGAGACCTACGCGCCGTGGACGCCATGGCTCCTCGGTGCAATCGGCGTCATCGGCGGTTTTTGTCTCGTCAGGAGATAGCAATGATCCAGGTTCACACGCGAGAAGGCATCTTCGGTGGCGGCGGCTACGGCGGCGGCCTGTTCGACGGCTCGAACATGGGCTTCGGGGGGCTCGGTCTGTCATCGGCGCCGACGTACACCTGGAGGAGCGGGGACACCGGCACGTCCGTCGCGAAGGCGATCACGGGCAACGGCAACCGGTGGACCGAACTTGCCACGGCGAACCCGGCGCACAAGTGCACGCAGTACGGGTTCTGCGCGAAGGTCGGGGACGTCGTGAAGTTGCCGGCGTCGTGGGTCGCGGCTGCGCCTGCTCCTTCTCAGGCCCCGTCGGACTCGACCGCCGCGCCGGTCGCGCCCTCTAGTGGTGGGACCTCGCCCCCAGCCGGGCCGGCGGCCGATCCGTGCTTCCTCGCGTTGAACCAGAAGAGCAATATCGCGGATGATCTGCAGGATGCGCTGAGCACTGCGCTGACCGCCGCCGGCTACAACGCGATCCCGCAGACCGGTGTGTACGACAGCGCGACCTGCGGAGCGATGTTCAAGCTCCATGAGCTTGGCATCAGCTTCCATCCGGTGCTCCCCTCGCTGCCGGCTGGATGTACAAGCATCCGCTTCGATCTGGATTGCCCGAACATGGTGCTCCCGGCGAAGATCGCCGATGCTCCGCACGTCGGGCCGACGACGGGCAAGTCCTCCAGCGCCACGGCCTGGATGCTCGGTGGTTTCGTCGTCGCCGCGGTCGGTGCCGGCCTGTACATGTCGAAGAAGAGGAAGTGAGCCGATGGCCTACGGAACAATCGCCTACGAGGATTACGCTCTGCTGAACGCGGAGTGGCAGCAGGCTCGTCCTCCGATGGCAGGGCTCGGGTACGCTGGGCAGCACCAGTACAGGGACATCTCGTTCCTGAACGCGAGGCTCCGCGCCATTCTGCCGAAGCAGGTGGGGCTCAGCCCGGACGGCATGAACGGGGTCGGCAACGGGAGCCTCTCGGGCAACAGCATCGGCGTGATCACGCTTCCCGAGGTGGTCGTGTACGGCGACACGGGGACGAAGAAACCTGGCACCAGCGCAGGCATGTTCGGCGGCACCGGCGGCACGAACTGGATGCTCTACGGCGGGGCCATCGCGGCCGTCGCTGTCGGTGGAGCCCTCATCTACCGCGCTTCCAAGAAGAGGTGAGCGTCCATGCCCACGGCGATCCAGAAGGTTCAGCAGAATCTCGGCGTCCCTCAAACGGGGCACTGGGATAGCGCAACGGATGGCGCGATCCTCGCGTACCAGCAGACGGCGCGGAACGCGACGTACGGGATGGATCCGAACGGGCACCCGGACCCGGCGACGCTGGTGAACCTCGGGTACTACTCGCCGCCCGATCTCTTCACGCAGGGCTGGGCGGCCTACCTCACTGGCGGTCCGAAGCCGAGCAACTTCGGGCGCGACCTCCGAACAGCAATCGATCAGGTGCCTCAGTGGGCCTGGGCCACGGTTGCTGCCGGCTTCAGCATCTTCGCGTACATGGCCTGGCGGACGGACAGAAAACGCGCAGCAAAGGTCTGAACGCACATGTTCATCGAGAAGCTCGCCGGGATGTACGACGACCTCGTGGGGCCGCCCGGGATCCCATGGGACGGCCTGATCGCGAAGGGTCATGGCATCGACGAGAACGGCTTCGACAGCGCGTACCAGGATCTCATGCTCCAGGAGGGCGCCAAGTTCCTCGGCGTGCTCGGCAAGCTCAGCCAGGAGTTCCGGGACAAGTACCGGACCATCCAGGCGGGCGATGCTCGGCATGCGATGACGCAGCTGATGGCGCTCATCAACCAGACGGGCGCCGACGTGTGGCAGGCGACGAAGGCTGGCGACTGGGAGGCGTCGGTGCACTTCCCTCGCTCCCTCGCGGTGGACGCGCTCGCGACGCTCGCGGCCTCGTCCATGAACGGCGCGTACCTCCACTACGACGGCGTCATGGAGAACGCGATGCGGGCCGGCAAGGTCACGCCGGGCGACGTCATGGCGCACGCGAACTCGCTTGTGCAGACGTGGCAGACGTTCGTGGACCTGGAAAAGAACGGGCACCTTGATCAGTTCAAGACGACGCCGGAGGCGCCGGCAGCTGGTGTCGGGGCAATCCAGCTGGTGCTCGGCGGTTGGGCGCTCGCGGCGCTCGGCATCGTACTTGTCCTCGGGGTCTGCTACCTCGTGTACGTCTGGCAGATCGGCTCCCCGATCACCGACAAGGTCATCGCGTACTGCGACAAGCTCAGCAAGACCGGCACCGCGGATGACATGCGCAACTGCGTCGCCGCGATGCAGAGCATCCAGAAGAATGGGAACCCGGATCTCCTTGGCTTCATGGGGACCCTGCTGCAGCCGCTCGCTTGGGTCGCCGCGATCGGGCTCGGGCTCTACGTGGCGAGCATCGTCGTCCCCATGATGCTCGCGTCTCGGCGGCGAGGAGCGGCGGCGTGAGCACCACGATCTACTCGCGATGGAAGCCGGACACCGGCGGGTACGAGTACCTGCAGGCACCGGGGAGCTTCAACATCAACGACGATCTCCCGTCCCCTGTCCTTCAGGCCGCCACGAAGATCGGCGTCCCCTCGATCGAGGCGGGCCGCCCGGTCCCGCCGGGCTCCAAGATCGTCGGCGAGGGCGACGTAGCTGTCGGCCTCATCGCTCCGGTGGACGAGGCGCGCCTCGTGCGCCGCACGCGCTCGCTCGCCGGGCTCGACGGAGCGCCGCCGTCAACAGTACTCTGGGTGGTCGCTGGAGTCGCCGGTGCAGTGCTTCTCTGGTACGTCGCGAAGAAGAGGTAGAATCCTCCGTCATGGCCCTCCGCGTCGTCGATACTAAGCCGCAGGCGCTGAAGACGTTCAAGACGTTCTACGCGCGGGAGTCTGAGCGCGAGATCGAGATGCCGTTCACCTGGCCATCTCGGATGCAGGAGATCGGTGTCGGCGGCGCCGAGATGTACCGCTCGAACAAGTGGCAGAAGAACCTCGCGGAGCACGAGGACTACAAGCACGTGGCAGAGGGTTCACGCACCGTGTACGCGGCGCCAGGCTTTCTTCGCGAGTGGGGCTCCCCGTCGAGCCGCATCGAGGTCGTGGGCCCCGTCGTGCAGTTCGACGAGCCCATGCCGAAGCACTTCACGCGGCTCGGACCGCTACTCGGCGTCCAGGTGCACCTCTACGAAGAGGACGATGGCGGGGAGCTTGTGCTCCCGAAGAACGTCGGTTTCTACGAGGTCCGAATCTCACGGGCGATGCTCGCTTCGGCGAAGCACCCAGAGACAGGGGAGACGTTTCTGTTCGTGTACACCCCCGAGGGGGTGCACATGCTCCTGACCGGCGGCTCGCTCACGATTGGGAAGGACGGCATCGCGGGATGACCTTCTCCGGCGGCGGCCGTGGCCCGCACATCTGGGTCCCGCGCCGGAGTGGGCTGGGGCAGATTTCCGTGAACGGCGGCATCGCCATCCCAGCCGACACCGGCACGCAAGTGGGGCTCTACAAGGCCGTGGTCGCCGGAGGCCCCGCCGGGGCGCCCGCGTACGTGAACACCATCAGCCCCGGCGCGCAGGGGTATGTGACGCAGGCGGCGGCGGACAAGGCGAGGAGCGACTTCGCCAGTGACACCGGCATCCAGGTGCCGTGGGTCCCCATCGTGGACCCGACGTCGAGCAGCGGCAGAGATACCATCAAGAAGTGGGCGGGGGAGCAGGCAGCCGCCTGGGCCGGACCGGTCTTTCAGGGATATGTCCAGCGGGGGCGCGATACCTTGGCCAAGGCGCGTAGCGGCTTGCCGAACGCGCCCGACATCAGCATCAGGAACCCGCTCAGCGACGACGAGACCGTCAACTGGTGCGAGGCCTACATCTTCTCGCACCCGAACCTGCTGACGAACCCGACGCCCGAAGCCGCGGTGGCGATGATGCAGTCGTTCGTCCTCACGAACTGCGGACAGATCGGTCTGCCTCCCGAACTGATCGCCGCCGGGCAGATGATCCACAATCTGCCGACGACCGTGGACGGCGCCGAATCGTGGGCGCTCGCGCTCGGGTCCTCCTACATGTCGCGGTTCGGCATCCCGATCATTACGAACACGGATCCGACCGCGTTCCTGCACTCCTGCGGTCGGGCCGCAATGCTGCAGATCATTCCCGGCACCGCGTTCTCCATGTGCGAGCTTACCGTGGACGCGATCAGCACTGGCTCAATCTCGCTCGCGGGCGTTGAGGGCATCATCATCGGCGCGTGCGGCACCATGTGCGCTGCCATCGGGCAGCTGTTCGGGCTCCCCGCTCCGATCGGAGCCATTCTGGGGAACATCATCGGCGGCGCGCTCGTCCCGGTTCTGGCAGACGCGCTCGGATTCGGTCCGACCGACAGCGAGAAGCTCAGCTTGGCGCAGCAGGCAGCGCGTCAGGCGGCGGCGGCCGGGACCGCGGTCTGCACGGATCTCGCGGCGACATTGTGGGTCCAGTACCAGCTGTACTGGCAGAAGATGCAGGGAAGCCTCGACGGGCTCATGCAGGTGAACGATGAATGGCTGCGCCCGTACGGTCGTTCGCAAGGGATCAGCTGCACGGCGGCGAGCGGGGACGGAATCCGCCTGTTTCCTGAGATGGAAGCCGGCGGCAACACGCTCGACTTCGTCTACGACCAGAACGGCAACCCGGTCCCGATCGACGCGAAGGCGCACCAGTACATGCGCTACCCGTATCCGGTCACACGCTCCTGCGTCGTTCCGGCCGGGTGTCCGTACCTGCAGTTCTTCACCGACCCGATCGTCGTTCGCGACTCGTATGACTACTCGCGCGCCGCGCTCGGGCAGGCTCGCATCCCGAACATCACCGAGCAGAGCCCCAGCTGCGACGCCCTCTCCTCCTTGGCGTTCTGGAGAGCCCGCCGGTACGTGACGCCGTTCCAGGTGGTCCTGGCGATGAAGGGCTCCGAGTACGCGGCGGCAGAAGATCCCCGCACGGTCAACCGCTGCCATCGTCGCGCCGGCAAGCCGAACATGTGGAAGTGGGACTACGACTGCGTCGAGGGGCAGTTCGCAGACCGCAACGTGACCAAGTGGGACAGCTACGAGCACTCCGACAAGGAGGAGCTTCAGAAGATCGGAACGGTCGCGTGGAGTGGAGGCACCGAGGTTGGTGGCTGCTCGACCCCGGAGTGGGGTCGGTGGCTGCATGGGTCGCTCCAGCAGGCCGCCGCGGCGTCGGCTCTTGTGCAGCGTGACGTGGCGCGAACGGTCTCGATGGCCACGAGCCAGTACTCGGTCCAGCAGCAGATGGCGCAGGCGGCCGACGTGGCGGCGACACATACCGGCAACGAGTGGCTCGTCGCGAGCGCGGCCATCAAGCGGGATGCTGTGCGCAAGGTGGCCGCGAACGCAGCCTCGTTCCGCACCGCTGTGAAGGAGGCGCGCCGCCGGGGCCAGCGCCGTGGCGACGCGCTGAACTACGGGCTTCTTGCCGTCGGCGGCGGCGCCCTTGCGGGATGGGCCGCAGCGAGGATGATGAGGCGATGACCTGCGCTTCTGGTCATGCGCTCTTCAAGGGCCAGTGCGTCGGCATATGCAGCCCCGGCTACGCCTGGGACGAGAACGGCGACTGCAAGCCGCTGACGCTGGAGCAAAAGCAGCTGTTGCAGATCAGCAAGACGCTCTCAGAGCAGGAGACGTCGCAGGTACGTCTGTCGACTGTCGGGTTCATCGGCCTCGGGCTCCTGGTTGCGTCGGGGTACATGATCTGGAGGCAGTCGTGAGCTACGGGGGCTTCGGTGAACTGCCGGTCCCGCAGGTGGTGCCGGAACCGTACGACTACCTCTGGGGTGGCCCCGGGCTTGCGGAGCTACATCGCGTCGCCGTCGAGACTGCGCAGGCGATGCTCAGCGGTGGGGGAGACGTCCATACGATTCTGGCATATGCCGGTGACCAGGGCGCATCTGTGGTGATCCCTGCCGATCCGCTGGTCGCCGCGGTGTGGCCGCTGAACTACGCGATCACGGCGGCTCACATCGTAGCGAACACGGTCATCGCGGAGCAGAGGGTCAAGCCGGGCAAGGACTACAAGCAGGCCAGCGCGCTCGCGTACGACTTGGCGGCAAGGGTCCAGGACAAGCTCCACAACAGGAAGGATCCGGCGCCCTGCGCGCAGAACTTCCAGGACGCCTTCGAGGCGTGGAGCGCGGTGAGCACGACGCTGCGCGCGTACGGAACGCCGACCGGCTGGTGTGAGCGCGAACTGCGGTTTAACTTCGGCGGCGACTCTGTGCCGTGTCAGCCGATCGCCGTCTGCAAGATGACGACGGACAGTGCGAACAAGATCCAGTTCGTCTCTGCCGCCGAGCCTCCTCCCGGCACGGTGCTGTCTCCTCCTCCGGCGTCGGCCGCGGCTCCGGTTCCGCCTCCGACACACGCGCAGATTGCCGCTGCAGCGCGACAGCAAGTCGCCGCTGGAGAGAGCCTCGATGACATGGAACGCACGCAGGAGCTTAACGAGCTTGCTGCGTATATCGGATCGATGGTGCAGGAGCGTGCCTGGCTCGATCTCGCGCTAAACGTCCCGCAGAACGCCGCGGACCTCACCGTGCTCGCCGCTCTGAAGAGCCGTGGCGTCGAGCCGGTAGAGGCACTCGATTGGGTCATCGGCTGCAACGGAGACCCCGACTGCTTCCGCCAGCGCATGAACCTCGCGCTCGGTGAGGCGGACCAGCGAGCGCAGGACAACCGCGCGAAGGTGCTCGTTGCCGTTGGCGCACTGGCCGCCGTTGCGCTCGGCGTGTACTTCTTCCGAGGGAGACGCTGATGGCGACCATGACGATGGACACGCCGATCTACCGCGACGCGCCGGAGGTGCGGGCGAAGCGCGAGTATCAGTACCTCGGGATCTTGCTGCACGAGGCAGGCGTCGACCCGGCGAAGGTCCCGGAGTGGCAGATCCCCTTCGCGCTCATGGCCCCGTACGAGCGCCGCGGGTACACGCAGGAGGACATCCGGCACTGGATGGATACATGTGACCCGGAGATCAAGCCGTCGTGGGACGAGGTCACATGCTTCCAGGCTCGGGCCCGTGGCGCACTGACGGCGCGGCCAGGGCTCGGGCTCCAGGTGGCCATCGCGGGGGGCGCCGCGTTCCTGGCGGCGTTCGTGCTTACGAGGCGGCGGAGATGATCATGTCTCCGTGCGATGATCCAAGACAGCTTCCGTCGAGCGCGGCTGCGATCGGGCTTGTAGACGGCAAGCCGACGGCTCTGCGCGACATCGCGATCAGCGTTGCAGGCCGCACGATCCTGATTGCGGGCGGCCTTCGATTCCTCGCGGGGGACGAGCACCCTCGTCTCTGGGTCCGTTCGTTCGGAGCGGCGCTCGCAATCGAGGCGTTCGTGCTGACCTGGGTCGTGAGCCACAACCAGAAGCAGAATCTACAGACCTAGCCAGTCGAAGTACGAGCCACTCTTCCCGCTCTTGTAGACCGGCGCCAGCTGCGGCCCGCGAACGTCATAGACGCGCAGAGGGTCGTCATGTCCCGCCACGCTGGCGGCCACGAACACATGCCCCAGGTCCAGGGCGCGATGGTCATGTCCGCAGCAAAGCCACACGTGAGGATGCTTCTTCACGAGCGCGCCGATGGCGTGCCGGTTCGTGAGGCCGTCGAGAGGCTGCAGGAGATTCAGTTGCGGCCCGTGGTGCATCGCCACGATCATCGCCTTCCTTCTGACGGCTGTGGCATCGGCGGCGGCGTGCAGCATGCGGACCTGCGCTGCGCTCACATGCCCGAGTGCCCAGAACAACGGAGCCCGGCTGCCGATCTGTGTCGAGACCGGTACGATCACGGCGTCCCCAACATCGGTGACCATCCCGGGGGTGCTGGTGAGTCGGAACTCCTGCAGCGGACCGTTGAGGGCCTCGCGCCAGCGAGCGGGGTGCCCGTCGTGATTGCCTGGCACGATCGTAACCGCGTTGGTGGGCCAGCCGTGAAGCGCGTCAGCGATGTCCTCGAACTCTCTGAGGCTTCCTGACTCGGTGAGATCGCCGGTGAGAAGCAGATGCTGCGATCCCAGCTGCGCGGCATGCGCGATGGCTTTATCGAGTCGAGCGCGGCGCTCGTACCCGCCGTCCAGGTGCATGTCCGTCAGGTGCGCGATGCGGGTCACGCAACCTCCTGCAGCGCTCGTTCAACGGACGCGAACAGGTCAGCGTTCCCGTCGTGACGAAACTCCTGGAGCTTCTCCGTGTAGCGGGGGACGTTGTCCAGGAACGAGCGGAGGGATTCTGGCGTCATGTGCCTGCAGCGCTCCCCGTATCCTAGCGCCTCCAGGTAGTTCGCGTTCAGGATCTGCTCGAACTGCATCTCGTACGGAAGCGCAAACATCGGTTTCCCGAGGAAGATCGCCTCGGTCATAAACGTGAACCCGGAGCCGCCGATGACGGCGCGCGAGGAAGCCACGTCCTGAATGAACGCCTCGTCCGAGAACGGGCAGAACGTGACGTTGCCTTCCTGTTTCCGGTGTTTCTGCGAAGCCTTCCCGTAGAGAAAGATCGGCGCGCTGGCCTTCTGGAACACGCGGGCGAGCATCGCGTGGTCCGCCTTGTCGTTGAAGTAGGCCACGACGTGCTCGCCACATGATGCGGAATCTTTGGCAGAGAGGATCTCTTCTCGAAGGATCGGAAGATGCAGCGTGGTGGTGGGCCGCAAGACCGGGGCTTGTGCGAAGGTCGTAACGAGATACCGCCGCGCCGTCGGGATGAGGTTCTCGCAGACCTCGTACATGAAGGCGGCTGCGGAGTAATCGCTGTTGATCAACGATGCGGGGTGCGTGCAGTGGTTCAGGAAGTGGACGTTGTCCACGGCGATGAGCGGCTTCGACATCGTGAGCGCGTAGTGCGCCGTCGTCGGCTCGAAGTCCGTGATGACGACGTCCGGCAGCTTCGTCACCATCTCCATGGACGCCAGCATATTCCCCCACACGCCCTTGCTTTGGCGGAGCGCGTTGGCCACGAGCGTGCCGAATGGAGAGACGACGTTGCGCGTGATCTTGGAGTGCATCCCGATGACCTCGATCGGCTGCCGCTTCGTTCGCCGACGCAAGTACTTGAGCGCCCCGTCGTTCGACACGAACGTGATCTCGTGCCCGGCGTTCTCCAGGTGATGGGCCAGCACCGCAGAGCGCATCGCGTGCCCCATCCCGTCGCCGCACACGCCGTACAGAATGTTCATCGACGTCGCCGCACGTAGCTGAATCCAGCCGTGGCGAGCAACCCGAACACCCCGGCGAGCCCGGTCGCTGCTCCCCCCCCGAGGGCCCACTTCCATCGGTCCCCGGGGGACGGAGAGAGGGCGTAGCCGGCCGCGCCGCCGATCATGGTGTCGATGACGATCGAGCCTGTGGACCAGGACACCGCGTGCATCGCGGTTCCGGCGGGATTTTGGCTCTCTCCGAGTCCAGCAAAAACCTCCGGGTACGCCAGATGCAGGGGGCGCGCAGCCGTCGGTCCGTGTGGGGGCGCGAGCATGGCCAGCTGGAGCATACTCTCGGGGAAAACCCAGGAGAAACGCTTTTCCTTGACGTAGGGACATCCTCTCGGTAGCTTTCAAGAGTTCGCAGGGCGCCTTCCCGACGCCTCGCCGGATCACAGATCCGCCGAGAAGAGTCGAGAAGAGTGGCAAGTCGCAAAGCAATCGGTCGCGCGTTCCCCATCCGCAAGGCGGATGTGGGCGCGTACCGCATGGCGCGGCCGAACGCCGGCAGCTACCGGCCGAACCCCATGGGCGTCACGACGCTCTCGGCGGTGAATGGCCCCGGGGCCTATGCGCGTGCCCACTCCGCTCGCAGCGCAGTCCACGGTCTGTCCCGCGCCGAGCGCGTTGCTCGCGCTCGGCGCCTCATGGCCAACAGGAGCGGAAGCATGGCAATGTCATCGAACGGAGTTCACCGCGCCGCCTTCGTGCGGCGCATGCAGGAAAACCGTCGCGCAGCAGGTGGCGGTCGCACGCGGAAGCGCGGGCTCCGGCGCAATCTGTCCAAGCGGCAGACCAAGGCGCAGCGGGAGGCCTACGAGGCCTCTCACGAGGCCACCTTCGGGAAGGGTCGCGCTGCTGCTTCCTCCTCATCTTCTCCACGCAAGACTCCGTGGCAGCACTGGCAGGAGGCGTCGGGGCGTCGCGGTGCGGCGGCCACGTCGACTCCGGCCAAGCGCAAGCGCGCGTCGAAGACCGTGAAGGCGGCCGAGAAGCGGATCAAGGCGGCCGAGAAGCGGATCAAGGCGGCGGGGAAGGCGATGGAGCGCGCGAAGACGCAGGCCGAGAAGGCGGTGCAGCGCGAGAACAAGGCCATCGAGCGGCTGAAGATCCGGGCCGAGAAAGAGAAGATCCGCGAGGCGAAGCGGATGCTGCCGGCGAACGTGGCGAAGCGGCACCGCAAGGCCGTGAAGTCCAAGTGGCCGAAGCAGTCGAAGACCTCCAAGAGCGGGCACCGGGCGCGCGTGGCCTACGGTCCGTTCCGTCGGGCGAGCCTCTACAACCCGCGCCGGGGCGCGCGGGGGCTGAGCTACATGACCCGCAAGGGCAAGCGGCTCCGCAAGATCCCCGAGTGGGCAATCGCGGGGGCGATCAGCGCCAAGGACTACAAGAACGTCGAGGCGTACAAGAAGGCGCGCGATCGGATCGCGAAGCGCCGCAAGGCTGCTGCCGCTCGTGTCGAGCGAGGCATGGATGCGTTCACACCCAACGCGGGAGCGAAGAGAATGGCCAAGGCGAGAAAGAAGAAGAAGAAGGCGAAGTCCCGCAAGAGCGGGAAGCGCAAGAGCACCAAGCGTGCAGCCGCTGCGCGGAAGGCGTGGCGTACACGCAAGGCCAAGGGCAAGGGCGGCAAGAAGCGCGGCAAGCGCAAGGTCGCGAAGCGCAAGGGGAAGCGCAAGAGCACCAAGCGTGCAGCCGCTGCGCGGAAGGCGTGGCGTACGCGCAAGGCCAAGGGCAAGGGCGGCAAGAAGCGCGGCAAGCGCAAGGTCGCGAAGCGCAAGAGCAAGTCCCGTCGCGTGCGTGGAGTGCCGCGTCGCATCGGTCGTCGGAAGGTCCGCCGTCTGAAGCGCGGCCTGTACCTCGTGCGGAACAGGCACTACGAGGAGAACAGCCGGCGTCGGCGCCACAGCAGGCGTCATCGCCGTCACGGGCTCGGTCGTCGGCTTCACGCGAACCGGTACCTCAAGAACGGGTTCGCCGGGGACATGACGGCGCTGCTCAAGACGGGCGGCCTCATCCTCATCGGCTTCTTCGCGCACCGAGCCCTCACGGGCGCGGCAGTGAAGGCGCTGACGTCGGCTGACGGCACCACGTTCGCGGGCATGGCGGTCGTCGATTCCAACGGCAAGCAGTCGATCATCGCGACCTGGCAGAAGCCCATCACGGGCCTCGTCATCGGTGGCGTGGGCATCGCGGGCATGTCCATGGTCAAGGCCGTCAAGGTCGAGACCAGGATGGCGGTGTCGGCCGGTATGATGGTCTCCTTCCTGGAGTCCTTCGTTCGGACGGCACTCACTGCGGCCAACCAGCCGCAGGTGCTCTCGTACCTCGACGGCTACTCGAACAGCCGGGCATCCGCGCTGCGCGGTTCGGGTCGCTACCAGCCGCGTCACCTGCGAGGCCTCGGCATCGCAAAGAACGCTCACTCGATCATGCCCCAGTACGCATCGATCGGGCAGGCACCGCAGTTCACGCAGGCGCACGCCGGCGTGGGCGAGTACTTCAAGCCCGCCTCGGGCGTGGGCGAGTACTTCGCTGGTCCCGGCACCCAGGGAGTGGGATTCTACGAGAAGGCCGGCCCGCTCGCCCTCATGCCCGGTCGTTCGCACATGGGGCAGCTTCCCATCGACGACGGCATCCGTCCCGACGCGAACCTGGATCAGATCCTGGATCTCGCCGAGTCGGCTGCTGGACTGGGTCAGGGCGCGACGCAGGCGGTCGCTGGGCAGGCTGCTGCGGGGCTCGGTGAGTTCTTCACGGCCTCGCCGAGCAACGGCGGGTTCGCGGAGAGCACCGTGCCGACGCAGTCGCAGTGGATCCCGAACGGTCCTCTCTGGGCCGGGACGACCTCTGCGGACGCGCACTACACGGAGTCCGAGCTTCCCGCGGGGATCCTCCAGGGTCCTGGTGGGAACGGGGTGCTCAGCGGCGGCTGATCACTTCCTCTCTCCTCTCGCCCCGGTAGGCGCTGCGTGCATCCCACGCAGCAGACCCCGGGGCGCGGGGCGTTAGAACCGACTTCGGGAAACAAGGGACGACACCCTTACAAAACGGTCCCGGGGTCACCCACCCATCTCTCAAGGAGATTTCCATGGCAAAGCTGACGAACGTCCGCGAGCGTGTGCACCAGCCCTTCTACGACACCCTGATCCGCACCAGCGGGCTCGGTGGCAACATCAACCCCGTCAACGCGACGCAGAAGCTGTTCTCGAACCAGCAGCGCATCGACGACCCGAACGCGCTGACGAACCTCCAGAACGGTTCGACCCTGCCGTCCGACCAGTCGCACGTGACGCTCGCCCTGCGCGTGTTCACGTGGTTCCGCAACCCGCAGATCCGGGCGACCGGTCCTGCGAACGGCAACATCAAGCAGAACGGCGACTTCTCCCAGGACGGCGCGGCGAACTTCTTCGCGAACCCCGGTGGGCCCGGCGCGGGGCAGTACCCGGGCTCGATCGAAGACGTCTATCGGCTTTACTGGCAAGCCGAAGAGCAGTTGCACTGGAGCTATGGGACGGGCGAGAAGAACTCGATCTCGAACATGGCCACGAAGTACTTCCCGGACGGCGGCGGCCTCTGGGGCGACCTCGGCGGATCCTCGGATCTGATCCACTTCAACAACGGGACGCCGGACCACACTGCGATTTTGCGCCTCGCCCGCGCGATTCTCCTGCCACCACGGCAGAACGTGCTTTGCACGGCGCAGATCCTGCCGCTGCCGGACGGCGGCAACGGCGTGCTCGCGGGGATGACCAACGGTCCCCAGGGACGGAACTACCTGTCCCTCCAGAGCAACCTGAACGCCGTGGACGGCATCAACAAGGTGATCCAATTCACCTTCGACGGTCTCTTCGCGCGCGACGTTCAGTGAGAAAGCCCAGTGATTCCGGGCACTTGCCTGTGAGTCACTGGACGTCTCAGTGAGCGCGGACCGGCCCTGGGGCGACCTGGGGCCGGGCCTGAATCTGACCGATGGCACGGACTGGGACGCTTGGGGCATGTACCCTGGGTTCCCGTCCGGTACTCCTAACCGGAGGCACAAGACAGTGGCAGACCTCAATCAGATCCTCGCTCAGCTGCAGCAGCAGGCTGGGTACGCGGCGGGCCAGGCGCGCCAGGCCGCGGACATGGCGAAGGCGAACCAGGGCGACACCGCGCTGCTTCGTCAGGCGCTGGAGCGCAACACGCGCGACTTGCAGAACCTCGCGAACGCCTTGCAGGGCGTCGAGGGCAAGAGCAACGGGAACGGCTTCGGTAACGGCAACGTGAACGATCACGTCCGGTACATCGAGTCGATCCCGGGCCGGCGGGTTCCGTTCGACCTCCTCGTGACGATCCCCATCGGGTCGAACACGATCTCGGAGCAGCAGGGCACGAAGACGATCTCGCAGGACGGCCCGTTCGTGGCCGTTGCGCGGTTCGCGGCCTTCCAGTCGGCCTTCCAGTTCGCGGCCCGCGATCCTGTGTCGCAGGCGCAGGCGGCGTTCCAGGGACGTTCGTTCGGTCGCTTCCGGCCGATCCACTCGGCCTGGGACTTGAACGACGGCGCGGCGGGCTACCAGCCGATCACCGGCATCGCGGCGCCGGGCACGGGCGCGCCGATCTACGCGAGCCCCTCGAACCACTCGTCCTTCCGCTCGATGGAGTTCGACGCGGTCATCACGATGCTGAACCAGGGCGCCGGCTACCCGCGGTCGAACGACCCGGTGCCCTCGGCGTTCTACTCGGACAGCATCAACAGCCCCTTCCAGCTGGGCGCGCTCGACTTCTTCGAGCGTGGCGAGACGGTCCAGTGGAAGGTGCAGCCGACGCACGTGAACAACCCGCCCGCGGGCAACGCCTCCGGCTTCGCGGCCGGCGGGCTCTACCCGTTCCTGGGCAGCCAGTACGACGTCCATGAGGGCGTCGTGGATCCGCTGAACCAGACGGCGACGGTCGATCCGATCACGCGCCTGCCCGATGGCCTCCTCTTCATCGGGCTGCACGGGTTCAAGATCATCCAGCCGCCTGGTCCGGTCCGTCTGACCTGAAGCGGAGGCACGCATGAACCAGCCCCCTCTGCACCTTTCAGCAAGGCAGATCGCGGGGCTGGGCCTTCCTTCGGTCCAGCCGCCCGCGCGCCCCGCGCAGTACCTGCGACCGGGGCTGGGCGATGCTCCGCCCCCGGCGCCGTACCCTGGCGAGGGCACATCCCTCGGGTGCAACGCGGATCGGGTGCAGCTTGCGGGTGGCTTCCTGGGCTCCCTGATGGTGCACCCGTCGGTGGTGCCGTTCGAGCAGCTGTACCGGCGGCTGCCCGAGGAGGGCATGTTCCTCGACGACGTCAGCCCGGAGACGCCGTTCACGTTCGAGCTTGGTGCCTTCAAGGTGCCGAGCACGTTCGCGCTCCTCCTGTTCGATCTCCGCCCGGACATCTACCGGTTCTCGGGTGTGGACGCTGGCGACACCGTGCCTGTCGAAGCCCGGCGCTTCTCCTCGATCATGGGCTTCCAGATCAGCGTGGACCAGCACCAGCCGGGGAACCTGCTGTACCAGCTGGACCCCGTGCCCATCCAGACGTTCACGCAGGCCTTCACGACGCCAGCGATCGGAGGGGGTGAGCTTCCGCCCGCGCTCGCGGCAGCGGTCGGAGCGGCGCAGGGGTCCACGTTCAACATCGCCGGGGCGTCGAGCTTCGCGAGCGCGGCCGGCGTCGGTACGTCGCTCTTGCCGCAGCGGCCGACGCGGTACGGTCCCTTGTCGGTGCCGTTCACGCTTTACGCGAGGTCGAACCAGACCGTGCAGGTCCGGTGCGTGATCTTCCAGCCCATCCCGTCGCCGATCGCGTTCATCGAGTACGACATCGCGGGGATGCTGATCCCGGAGCTTCACCTCGACTCCTTGATGGAGTGCATGAAGCCCCTGACGAACGCGAGCGGTGGTCCAGGGTCGCTCGGTGGAGGGCCACGATGAAAAGGAACATGAAGATGCTTCCGGCGGCTGGGATTCACGGCAAGAAAAGCCGTCGTGGTCCACCGACGAAGTCGGACATGGCGCACGAGCGAGTCATGGAGGCGCTGGACCTCCTGCACGGAGATCCATCAAAGCTCTTCGAGATCGTGTCTGGTGTCTTCGAGGACATGCGCGTTTACCTGGAGGACGCCGGAGATGTGGAGGCGGCGGAGACTGCCCTGATCTCCAGGGACGGAGCATGGGATACCGCCGTGCGGCTCAACCCTTCGAGGTACAAGCCGTGACTTTTCGTTCACCCGTAGAGGCCAGTCGGCCGACGTCGCTCTTTCGGCGGGCATCGGCAACCGCTCCAGCGTCGGACATGCTGGCAGCCGAGTCGTGCTCGGGAAACGGCGGCCGGCTGGCTTCTGCGGGCGAGCGAGTGAGGCTCCCGTGGTGATGTCCTCCTACATGGAGCATGGCGGCTCGGGCGCGGCCTGGGACTCGCTGCGCATGATCCCGGCGCCCCCGGGCACGTCCCTCGGGGACATGCCGGCGCAGAGCATCTTCTCGGAACTCACCACGGCGCTGGACCTCCAGGTGCTCGGCACGTACACGCCGTGGGCGTCGCGCACGAGCGACACGACCTGGGAGGAGATCACGAACCCGGACACGAACATCGTGCTCTGGGGCCTGAACGACGACCAGATCGCTGCGGCCATGCAGCTGTCCTACGGCTCCCCGCTGCCCTTCGTAGCGATCATCACGAAGGGCCCGATGACGCAGGCGTCGATCGACGCAATGTGGAAGGGGACGGCGTACAAGGCGTACGAGACGCAGGCCGTCTACCGGCAGGACGACGCGAAGCCCGTCCCGACGATTGCGTTCCTCCACTGGGGCGAGCGCATCGACATGTCCCAGCTGCCGAAGCACACGCTCACCATCGCGCCGAGAGCCGCCGCCGTCGGTGGTGCACTCGTCTTCGCGGCGCAGATCCCGTCGCAGGGCTCGACGACGCGCTCGACCCCGGCGACCTCGTCCTTCCAGGATGCGCTGACGGCGCAGATGACGATCGCGACGCCGGTCACGGTGCCGACGGGGCCGCCTGCCGCGCCGCCGATCAAGCTCGTCCCGACGACGCCTTCCGTGGACACCAAGACGAACCTGAGCTTGCCCATCGCCGTGGGCCTCGGAGCCGCGGTGCTGGGGTACATGCTCTGGTCGAAGCGGGCGCCCAGGATCGGCGGCTCCTACACGCCTGCCTCGCGGCAGCTGGCAAGGAACCGTCGGCGATGACGTACAGAGAGATGAGAGGACTCGGGGCCGCCGAGGCCCCGCTGACGCCGGATCAGGTCGCGTACCTGCTCTACGGGATCGCAGTGAACGGCTGCCCCGCGGACTTGGCTAACGCGCCGTGTCTCAGCGCGCAGATGATCCAGATCCTGTCGCTGTTCTACACCGGCCAGAAGCCGGCCAACTTGACCGACCAGCAGTTCCAGGATGCGCGTGCTGCACTCGGAACCTGCGGCATGTTCAAGAAGCTGGGCTGCTCGGACATCGACACGGCGCCATGGATCGCCATGATTCCGGGATGCACCGATACGTCGGAAGTCGGGACCGTCTTTCGGAACGAGATCAACTACTGCAAGACGTTTCCGGTCAATTACCCACGGAACCCTAGTCTCGACGCGGCTTGCTGGACGCTGCATCGCTTCCCGGATCTGTACCAGCAGTTCATGGACGTTCCGGTTGCCGCTCCTGGGCACTCGATGTTCATGCTGCCGTCGAAGAAGTTCGTGTGCGTCGGCGACTGCTCACCGGGATATGTCTGGGACGCGAACGGCAACTGCGTGGCAACTGCGGGCGCCGCCCCGACGACGTGCCCTCCTGGGCACTCGATGTTCAAGGGCCAGTGCGTCGGCGACTGCTCACCAGGGTACGTGTGGGACGCGAACGGCAACTGCATCCCTGTAGCGGCGCCGACGCCGCCACCACCCAAGACGTGCAGCGCGGGCTTCCATCTGGTCGGAAGCGACTGCGTTGCAGACGTGAAGCTGCCGACCCCGTGCGACACCGGCTACATCAGGGACTCCAGCGGTACCTGCGTGCTGCAGGCCGACACGACCAAGCACATCCTGCCGGCCGACGACTGCTCCGTATACGGCTACGGGTACACCCGTGATCCGGTCACCGGCGCATGTGTCCCGCCGTCCGCCGGCGGTGGCGGTGGCGGCACGCAGCAAGCCGGAATGAGCAGCACGACCATGGCTATGTTCGGGATCGGCGCGCTCGTCGCACTCGGTGTCGGCTACATGGTGATGAGAAAGAAGTGATGCGCCATGTACCGAAACAGCAGCATAGGAGCCGAACCGCCCCCCACGCTTGAGCAGGCCATGCAGTACGCGACCGCTCTGCCGTGCGGTCAGGGGATCCCCACGGAGGGCGGGAACACGTGCCTCGATCAGACTTGGATCGCGGCCATCGCCGAATGTAAGGCCAAGGAGCCGGCTCCCCCCGGCGTGAGCGCCGCCGTGTGGAGCGCGCTCTGCGCTCACCTGAATCAGTGCGGCGTGGACGCCCTTCCAGGGTGCCCGAGCTTCGACACGGCGTTCGCCGGTGGCATGCCGGCGTGCCTCGACGAAACGTATCTGCAGGGGCTCGCGTACTGCGACAAGTACCCGTTCTTCGACGGGCCGACGGCCGGGATGAACTCGCTCTGCTGGGCCGCCAGCAAGTCGCCGACGTACTGGGACAAGGCGCAGGAGACTCCGCACTGCTCCGCCGGCGGCGGCGGAGACACGCAGGCCGGCATGAGCACGACCACCATGGCTCTGTACGGGCTCGGTGCCGTCGCTGTGCTCGGCCTCGGGTACATGATGCTCAGGAAGAAGTGATCCGATGACGTACCGATCGATGACAGGTCTCGGCCTCCTGGAGATGACCCCCAGCGGGATCCGCTCCCTCTCGGAGCCGACGTGTGTCTCGCAGGCGGAGCATGACGAGGCGGTCGGGCTCTGTGCGGCTCAGAGAAGCGGAACGCTGACCGGGCTCGGCGTCGAGTACAAGATGAGTGGGAGGCTGGCCGCCTTTCCGCCGTGTTCTGTTGCCGACTCGAACATCTGCCCGACGCCGACGTGCATCGACACGTACACGGCCGGCGTTATCGCCAACTGCGCCAATGGCCGCGTGCTGAACCCGGACTTCGACTGCGTGAATGACACGGCGGCGCAGTGGACCGCCATCGCGCTCTCGAAGCTCCCGTTCTGTCCCGGCGCCGGACTCCCGGCTCCTGCTGCGTGCATCACGCCGGAGTTCGCGAAGCTGCGGGACTACTGCAACGCGGGAGGTGGGGACAACAAGGACTGGAACGTCCTCTGCTGGCTCGGCCAACACGATCCCGCTTGGTGGGCGAAGCTGATGGCGGCGCCGCCGTGCGCGGTGACGTCGTGTCCTCCGGGGCACGCGCTCTTCAAGGGGCAGTGCGCGGGGATCTGTGACCCGGAGCATGCCTGGGACGCGAACGGGAACTGCGTGACGTGTCCAGCGGGCAGGTCACCGTTCCACTTCACGGACGGCACGAGCGTCTGCGCGGGCGACTGCTCACCAGGGTACGTGTGGGACGCGAACGGCAACTGCGTGGCGCTGACAGTAGCGACGACTTGCCCGCCCGGATCACATCTGGTCGGCAGCAACTGCATCCCGATGTTCCACAAGCCAACGACGCAGGCGTCCTCGACGTCGGCGATGTGGGGGATCCTTGCGCTGCTCGCGGTGGGTGGCGGCGGCTACTACATGTACCGGAAGTACAAGAAGTGAACATGAATCTGGTCGCCATCGCCGGTGTCCCTCCCTACGGGGACATGTCCGGCAAGCTCGTCGGCGTGGGCGGCTGCGGCTGCTCGGGCGCGATGGGCGATGCTCCAACGGAGCCGTCGCCGGAGACCGTGCAGCTGGCGCACCGGATGGCGCTCGGGCTCCTCGGGGTGGCGATCGTGCTCGGGTATTTCGTGCTGCGTGATCCGGTGAGGCCGAGGTCCCGATGACCGATCAGCAGAAGAGGTCTCTTGCGGCTGGCGCCGAGGCGCTCGGGCCCACGATGGACAACGTGGGCGGCCCCATGGGGATCCTCGGGAGGGCCGTTGGGCTCGGGGCGGACGAGATCGGCGCCGGTGTGCCCGGCTGGGCCTGGCTCGGGGTCGGCGTCGTAGCCGGCGGGATCGCCATGTACTTTCTGCGGCCCCGCATCGAGGCTTTCGTAGGGGACTGACCCGGAGTAGGCTCAGGAACGAGGAACACATGCCGCTAGGCGCATATTTCGGAAGCACCAAGATCACCCAGGGCGCCGGCGGCTTGGGTCAGGGCCCGCTGCAGGCATATGCCGACGGTGTCGTCGGGGGCTCGGCGGCAAGCGCCGAGATGCCTGGCCCGTTGTTCGCGTACTCGGACGGATCGCTCGGGCTCGGGCAGGGGCCGTTGCAGGCGTACTCGGACGGCGTGTTCGGCGGCTCGCCGGACGAGTCCGCGATGCCTGGCCCGCTGTTCGCGTACTCGGACGGATCGCTCGGGCTCGGTGACGCCTCCGCTGGATCGCTCTTCGCGTACGCCGACGGCGTGGTCGGTGGCTCACCGGCAGACGCCTCGATGCCGGGACCGCTGCGGTCATACAACGATGGCTCGCTCGGAGATACGGACGAGGCCGGTGGCACGCCCATCTCGGTCTACAACCAGGGGATCCTTGGGCCGCACTACGAGGGCATGAACACGTTCGGCCCGCTGCGGGCGTTCAATGACGGAAGCCTCGGCGCAGGCGCGCCGGCTGCGGTGACCGGGATAACGCTCGATCTCGGTGACGCGGCAACGCTCGCCGAGGTGAAGTCGCTGATGGCGCTGTCGAGCGGCGGCTTCGCGCTCAGTACGACGGCGCAGGCGACCTACACGCCCGACTTCTACACCAGCGGGATCTGGGAGCCGGCGGCGAGCGTGCTCTGGCAGTACATCGTATCCGCGTCCCCGGTGATGAGCGGCAAGACCGTGAGCGCGTCCGCGGGAGCGCAGACGTACCCGAACGCCACTGGGATCGGGATCATGGTCGGGCTCATGGCGGCTCCGACCACTGCGGGCGGGGGCCCGGACTTCGTGAAGAAGTCGATGCCGAACCTGTACGCCTGGTTCGCTGGCGGCGGCGGCCCGGTGCTGCCTCCGTACTTGTCGCTGGCCGACAAGACGAAGGGCACGCGGGTGGACACCGGGGGCGCGAGCGCGCCGATGATGAGCACCATGGCGATGTATGGGCTCGGCGCTGTGGCGCTGCTCGGGATCGCACTCGTTCTACGAAGGAAGAGGTAACTCCAATGTACAAGCAAGCACCAGCAGGAATGGGTGAGTTTTTCGCGTACAAGCCGCCCGGGATGAAGGGCATGGGCGAGTACTTCAGCGGCGTCGGCCAGTACAACAAGAGCGACGGGACGGACGCGGCTCTCGTCGCGGCAGTGGAAGCCATGGACGACAGCGAGTGGGAAGCGCTGCCGGACACATTCCGCAGCACGCTCTACCACTGGTACACCGGTGGGTACACCGACACGGATACAGGACGGTGGATCTCCGTGTGTACCGTGTCTGCGTACAAGGGTCAGGCGCACGGGCTCGGTCGGTTCAACCAGCTGGACTCGTGCGACATGATGCTCGTCGATGTGACAGAGTCTCTGTCGGACTACGACTGGTCACACATGAACGCCGGCTTCCAGAAGGCGCTGATCGCCTGGTACAACGCAGGCGCTACGGCCGGGCTCGGCAGGGTGCGCCGGCGGCCTCCCCGTCGCCCCGTCGTTCACAGTGGTCATCTGCGCGGTCTCGGCTCGGCGGCTCCGCTCACGGATGACGACAAGAAGAACCTCGCGATGTACGCCGGTGGCGGCGCGGTCGCGGGGCTCCTCGGTGCCGTCCTGTGGAAGAAGACCAAGCCGATGGGCATGGCGGCCGGCGTGGGCATCGGGGCCGTGCTCGGTCTCGGCGCCTTCTACGCGACGCGGCCGGCTGCCGCGGCGTAGGCGCCAGATGGATCTCTTCGAGCGCCTCAAGCGGGCCACCGCAGAGATCCCGTGGGAGACGTTCGCGTCCGTCATGGCGCAGAACCTTGGCGCTAGCTCGACCGCCGCTCAGGAGGTCGCCGAACAGCTGAAGGAGTGGGGCTCGCATCTCACGAAGAACGCGCTCTCGAAGTGGACGTTCGCCGTCATGTCCCCCACGCCCTGCGCCTCGCCCGACGTGAGCACCGGGAGACCCCGAGCCTGCCGGTCGTACGCGGTCGTGAAGTGCGACGTGTGCGGGCGCCCGTGCTGCCTGGCACATTCCCGCGTGGACTACATGGCGGACGCGATCTGCGAGGTCTGCATCGGGGAGACGAAGGCCAGGAAGCGCGCCGAGGGATGGACCAACGGCCGTCAGGAATCCCCGCCGCCTCCGGCGCAGCAGGCTCCCGGCGGCATGTCCGTGGCGATGGCGCTCAAGGCGCTGAAGATGCCGCCGCGCTCGAACTGGGAGCAGATCAAGCGGCAGTACCGGAAGCTCGTGTTGAAGTACAACGCCGACCGGCCGCAGAGCGATCGGCAGCGCGCATTGAACGTCGAGCGACTGAAGAAGTTCAACGTGGCCTACGAGGTCTTGCGGCGGGAGTACGAGCAGAAGGCGGCAGCGTGAGCTACCACGGCGTCGGCGCAGGCCCCGGTCCCACGAAGACCTACAAGGTCGACGCGCCGTTTCCGTGGGGCAAGGACACGGAGATCGTCGTGCCGGTCGACGCGATGGTCGCCGACACGTGGGCTTCGCTCACGCCGGACATCAACGCGCTGGAGACGAAGCTCATCAACGACATGGAGGACGAGGCGAACCTCTACGGGCCGAAGCTCGTGAAGAAGGTGATGGACGAGGTGATCCGTCCCGAGATCGCGAAGCAGATGGAGATCACGTTCGCCAAGGTCGACATGGTCAAGGACGACGCGATCAAGGCCGCGCTCGGCATCGCCGGCATGGTGGTCCTCTCGGTCGGCCTCGCTGCCTGGTGGATCAAGAAGGGCGTGTAGCGCGGTGCATGCGTGGCGTCTCGTCGTCGACATCTACGAGCCTGGCGGCGGGCACGACTATCCGATCGTGAGACACGTGTTCGCGGGTGACACGCGCGAGGAGGCGGAGGGGTACTTCGACTCCCACATGAAGACGGACGCCTTCCTCAGAGGCTGCGTGACCAAGCAGCGATGGCGCGACGTCGACTGTGATGTCGAAGCGTGGTGGGTGCCTCCGGGCGCGCCACCGGAGGAATGACTCATGTACCGAGCGATGGGTGCCGGCCCCGGCAAGACGATCACGTACCTCGTGGACCTGCCCCTCCCCTGGGGGAAGGACACGGAGATCACGCTGCCCATGGAGGCCCTGGTCAACGACGCCTCGGACCAGGCCCAGCCGGCCATCAACATGGCCGTCATGCGGGGCGCCGTGGTCATCTCCGCCGCGGTGGTCATGGCCGTGGGCCTGGGAGCCTGGTGGATGCGGGGCCGCAGGTGACTCGCGCCCAGGGGGCATGTAGACTGGGGCACATGCCGCCGGACCCCGACCAGGAGAACCAGGAGCCGCAGGAAGACTTTGCCTCCTCCCCCTGGGAGTGGGGCGTGGTCGTCGACAACGAACGGGACACGATCCCGGTGCCCGCGATGGCGTCGGACGAAGGAGAAGACGATGTCGTACTGGAACGTGCCTGACGCCGACTACCACGAGCTTGCCGTCGCGACGCCTGGCTGGCAGAACGCGCCGGTGCCGGGCTGGGGCATCAACCCGCTGCGTGCGGGCCCCATGCGCGTTGGCATCGGCGGGCTCGGGCAGAGCATCCCGGGGGAGGATGACTTCCTGCCGCACTGGGCAGCGCTCGGGGCCGACCCGGAGGCGACGTACAAGGAGACGTCGTGGGGCGTGGTCGCTGGCGGTGTTGCGCTCGGCATCGGGCTCGGGCTCCTGTTCGGGTACGCCTGGTGGGGGCAGAAGAAGCTCACGCCGAACAAGCGGCACCAGCGTGGCAGGGAAGCGCCGCGGAAGCCAGGCGACGACTGGCATCGGCAACGGCGAGGGAGGCGCAAGTCGCGCAAGGGAGAGCGAAGGCTCGGGAAGCGCGGCATCGCCGAGTACGAGTACTACGTGCCTGGGGAGGGGTACGAGGAGAACATGCACCGCTCACCGGCCGAGTACATGGCGTGGGAGTCGCATCAGCACAAGCACCGCCCCCGTTCACCGTCGGACTACACGAGTGCCTACGAGAAGCATCAGAGTAGGCTCGCAGCCGGAGAGCGGTACAGGCTGAAGCTGAAGGCGCAGCACGAATCGCGAGCGAGAGGCCGGTAGGCGTCCATGCGCGCGAACAACCACCTGCCCCAAGAGGACTACCTCGAAGACGCCGAGGTCGGCACGGAGCTTCTGGAGGCCATGACGGAGCGCGCCGAGGATTGTCTCGGTCGCGAGGACGTCGCCGTCACGTTCTTCTGGGAGAAGGGCGCTGGAGCGAACGACGAGTCGAGGACGTGTGGCTACGAGATCCGAGAGGTCGACCTGAAGTCAGGCGAAGAGTTCAGGAAGCACCTGCGGATCGACGACGGCTACGAGACCATCCTCGACGCCATCGCCGGCTTCATCGAGTGGTGCGAGCGTCACGAGGACGACGACGACGAGGACTGACCCATGATCGGCTACGTGGGTTACCCGACTGCGACCGGCCAGGTGCAAACGCGCATGGCCCTGGTCACGTGCCCCGAGTGCACGTATCTGAAGGACGGCGATTGCGTCGTCTGCGTAGGCCCAGACGATCATCCGTCATGTGACGGGTGTCGCGACGGCAAGGTTGTCTGGTACCGTCGCCCACTGTTCATCTCGGTCACGACGGCTGTGGTGGTCTCGCTCATCGCGGGCATCGCCGTGAAGCAGATCCAGAAGCGAACGAAGCTATTTGCGGACTGAAGGAGAACGAACATGTCGAGATACGGAACAATCCTCGGTGGTACCGCCAATGCGATAAGCGCGGTAATTCAGTCTGCAACAGCGGAAGACATGGGGGCGCAGATACTCGCAAAAATAGTTCCTCTGTTTGAGGCTCTCCCGAACTCGACCGTCGCATCCATCACGCTCACGGGCGCGGGCGACGGGCACATGTTCTTCCTGGAGGTCGAGGGCGCTGACCGGTCCAATATGGTCGGCGGGGCGAACATCGACAACCTGCGGATCCTGCTCGCAGCGACTGCCGAGGATCTGCAGAAGCAGATCGAGGCGCTCACAATCACGGACCCAATCCTCGATGTCCAGATCGCCGGAGCGGCGAAGGGCCAACGAGTGATGGGGCTGGTGATCTTCGGGACGCTTATAGCCGGCCCGATCGTGGAGGGCTGCGTCAAGAACAACGTCACGATTACCGGTCTGTACGCATGTGCCGAGAACGACGGGACGACGGCCAGCGGGCACGCGAGTTTCGCCACGGGCCTCAACTCGACGGCGAGCGGCGAGGCGTCCCACTGCGAGGGAACTCAGACCCAGGCGAGCGGTCTGCGGTCACATGCCGAAGGGCAACTATCGATCGCCAGCGGCGAGAACTCGCACGCCGAGGGCGTGTCCTGTGATGCCACCGGCAGGCACTCGCACGCCGAGGGGGCCGACAGCACGGCCAGCGGAGACGTGTCACACGCCGAGGGAGCGTCCTGTACGGCGAGCGGGGACCACTCTCACGCGGAGGGCGAGCAGACCCTCGCGAGCGGCACCCGATCTCACGCGGAGAACCACCTTACGAGAGCGACCGGGACGAACAGCCACGCCGAGGGGCAGGGCGAAGGCCCGAACTTCACGACAGCATCTGGGGTCGCGTCACATGCCGAGGGAACGGCATCACTGGCATCCGGGCTCTCGTCACATTCTGAGGGGCACTCGACGGTCGCGAGCGGTGAGGCATCGCACGCTGAAGGCGTCCAGTCGCAGGCGACGGCGAACTTCGCTCATGCCGAAGGAAGGCAGACGCAGGCCAACGGCCTGCAGTCTCACTCCGAGGGCCTCCAGGCGCATGCGAACGGGCCATCATCCCACGCCGAGGGCAGTGCGACTCTGGCGAACGGTGACTCGGCACATGCCGAAGGGCTCTCGACGCATGCCGTAGGAGACTTCTCGCACTCCGAAGGAAGCTCGACGCAAGCGCTCGGTCAGGTGTCTCACGCCGAGGGCAACGCGACGCAGGCGACGGGAGGGAACTCTCACTCCGAGGGTGTAGGAACACTGGCGCAGGGAGCGAACTCACATGCCGAGGGATCGGCCGGACAGAGCCTTGGCGTGAACTCGCACGTAGAGGGCAGCAGCGGATCTGCTAGCGGTTTCGCTTCTCACGCCGAAGGCGACGCATGCAACGCTCAGGGGGATCGTTCGCACGCCGAAGGGAACAGCGCTCTTGCAAGTGGGGATAATGCCCACGCGGAAGGCATCACAACGATCGCCAGTGGTCTGAACTCTCATGCCGAAGGAGACACGAGCGTCGCGTCCGGTCCTACGTCACATGCCGAGGGATTCCACAGCGTTGCGCAGGGCATCGCGAGCCACGCCGAGGGCGCGAGCGCACTGGCAAGCGGCAGTAACTCGCACGCCGAGGGTATCTCGTGCACGGCAAGCGGTAACGACTCCCACGCGCAGGGCCAGAACAGCACGTCGACCGCGTTCGCTTCCCATGCGGGCGGAGAGGACGGCTACTCGATGCAAGAGTCCGGGCATGTACTCGGTGGCGGTCCGCGCTTCGGCGCGGACGGCGGCTGTCAGTCGGGCACCGTGGTTATGGGACGGCTCACTCCCGCCGGCCCGAGCGTAGTCGGGATCCTCACCAACTTCACGGTGAAGCCGTTCCTGACGCGGGACCACTTCGCGTACACCTTCCGCGTCATGCTGATCGTCGCGGAGAGTGCGGCGCCATCCACGCAACGGCAGTCGATCTGGTTCGACGTCCTGGCACATGACGAGGGAGGCGCCGTGGTGGACGCATCCGTAGCGTCCGGTGGGCTAGATCCTGGGGCGCTCGGAGTCACGATGACGGCGGTAGCGACGGCGGCCCACGAGATCACGTTCAGTGTCGTGCTCCCAGGCGGAGCCCCCGCGCTCAGGTGCGTGGGAGAGATCCAGTGGGCCGAAGTGCGCTGCTCCCCATGAGCGACTACGAGCTTCTCCCGGAGACGACGGTACAGACCCAGACGGCTGTCCTCGCGTTCGCCGGCATCGTCGGTGGGGGGCTCATCGCCTACGAGGCGGGCCGCGCGATCCGTGATGGGGACCTCTTCAAGACGGACGCCTTGCCGAAGAACCAGGAGGCTGGCACGTTCGCCCTCCTCGGCGGGCTCGGGCTCTTCGGGTTCATGGTCCGGGACGCTGTCAAGGACGTCGGGTGGAAGCCCCTGGTCCTCGGCTCGGTGGCTATCTTCGGACTTTCTGCCCTGATGGCCGCTGCACGCCGTTGACATGTTCGGCTAGCTAAGCTAGCAATGCTAGCCACATGTCCGACCCTGATGAGAAGGGTGGCGCCTCGTCCATCGGCGCCAGCCCGCTGCAGATCATCGTCAAAGGCGGGACGACCAGCGGCGCCTACGACAAGCAGCGCGCCAAGCAGGCGCACATGTCCGAGGTTGGCAGGGCGCACCAGGATAGGCAGCAGGCGGCTGCGGCCCACGGCGCCGGGATGACCAAGGACGGGTTCGTGCACGCGAAGCTCACGTCGATGCGGATGCACGACACGGGCTCGCCGCGCGTGGTCTTCTACTACCTGAACCGGGACAAGAGCATCCGGCAGGAGTGCGTGGGCGAGATCGTGCTGACGCCGGACGGAGACGAGCTTTTCACGCTCGTGTGCCCGAAGTGCCTGGAGCGTGGTGAGCCGCACGGGTCTTCGCAGGTGATGGTCAGGAAGAGCCACCGGAAGTTTTTCCTGGACACGAAGCAGGAGGGGAAGATGGTGCAGCTGGTCGACCCGTACGGGGTGCCGTTCTACGTGCGGATATGCGGCACGATCTTCGTGGACGATCTCATCCGGTGCAGCAACTTCGGCTGCACGTGGGCCGTCAGGATCGCGGACTCGAAGGTCGAGGAAGCCTGAGCGAGATGGGGCACAACCGGTACAGGAAGCGGTCCCGAGAAGAGACGCGGGCGGTGCGGGAGACGGTGGACGCGGTGCGGGAGATCATCGGCTACGCGCCGCTGTACAACCAGACGGAGAGTGACGCCACGTCGTGGCTCACCGGGGTGTCGGACATGTGGCAGCAGAGCTTGCAAGGGCAGACATCAAGGAAGGGAGGTTCGCTATGAAGATTCGACCCATCGGCAACCGCATCGTGGTCCGTCGTGATCCGGCAACGGACGTGACCAAAGGGGGCATCATCATCCCCGAGAACGCCAAGCAGAAGCTCACGAAGGGCACGGTGACCGCCGCGGGCCGCGGGCGGCTCTCGGACCAGGGGCACTTCATCGAGACGAAGCTGAAGGTGGGCGACCGCGTGATCTTCGGCAAGTACTCTGGCTCGGAGATCGAGAACCGCGGCGCGGAGGACTCAATCTTCATGTCCGAGGACGACGTGCTCGGTGTGATCGAGGAGGAGTGATGGCAACATGGAAGAAGGTCTCGAAGAAGAGCAAGCGCACGGCGCACCGCATCGGCAAGCGTGCTCCGTGGGTGAAAAGCAAGATGGCCCAGGGGACGGTCACGGTCACGATCTCGCTGGAGCACGTGTTCGCGTCGCTGGCGGCGATAGGGAAGCGCCTGAAAGACCCCAAGGCCAAAGCGATGCTGCGCGAGATATTCGCTCAGGCGATAGCCGAGGAAGCGAAGGACCAGCGCTTCAAGAAGAAGAAGCCGGCGCGCGACCCGAACCTGAACTGATCGCACATGGACGACGAGGAACTCCTTAAGCGCGCATCTGCCGCGCTCAAGCGTGGCAAGGGAACGTGGACGCTGGGGATTCTGAAGGGGCGACCTGCGCTCCTCGTGGGTGCCCCGACTGCTGTGAAGGTGGCCGGTGGCTTGATCGTCGGTATCGGGCTGTCGGAGGAGGACTTGAGGATGCTGCGTGATGAGGTAACGGCTCTTCTGGAGAAGAAGCCCGAGGGTGCGAACTGATGCCGGAACTGATTGAGCAGCTGGCCGGCTTCCGCGCTCCGACGGGCGTGCTCGACGGCGACGGAACGGGGCAGGCTCCCACCGACGCGGAGCTTGAGCGCCACGTCGTAGCGCCCGGCAGCGACGCGCTTCTGCCCTGCGGCATCGAGTACCAGGCCGGGTGGGACATCCTGGAGGATGGGCTCGCGCGACACGCTCGTGCCCAGGTGAAGGCGCTCGCGCGTACGGGGCTCCCGGTGACGCTACGACGGCTGCAGCGCCCGAAGTACATGATGGAGGACGACGTAGACCCGCAGATCCGGGCCACTGTCGGCTACCTCCGGGACACATCCCTCGGAGCGGTGCCCATCGCGATCCGGCAGCTGGTCGTCCACAACGCGAGCTACTTGGAGCAGGTGATCGTGCCGGCCGGCGCCCGCTGGTCCGGCTTCGCCGACGAGATCAAGGTCTACGAGTCCACCATCGTCTACACGCCGTGGGAGCGCACGACGGTGTCCCCCGAGATCGCGAACGTGCTGAACCGGTGCGCCGAGGTGTGGGTGCACGGCGAGTGGGCCGTGGACATATTCCGTCGGGCCGGCGTCAGGAAGGTCTACGCGATCCCGGCGCCCTACGACCCGGACACGAACCTCGCCTGCCGCGTGTCGGCCCCTCGCGGGCCCGAGACGGTGCCGGAGGGCAGGCGCTTCTACGCCATCGGCAAGTGGGAGCCGCGGAAGAACTACCACCGACTTCTGACGGCGTTCCTCCTGGAGTTCTCCCCGCAGGAGCGAGCCTCGCTGTTCATCAAGACGTACGAGTGGGGCGAGTGGGAGGGCTACCCCACGGTGGAGGAGTCGATCAGGCAGCTGCTTGCCAAGGGGGCGGTGCGGGCGAAGGGCTGGACGCCGGGGAACTTCAGCAAGCGCGTACGTGTGCTCTCGAAGAAGCTCCCGGAGGAGAAGATCGCGCATCTGCATCGGGACAACAACATCTACGTCTCGTGCTCACATGCCGAGGGCTGGGATCTCCCGGCGTTCGATGCTCGCTGCGCCGGCAACCGTATGGTCTACACGGGCTGGAGCGGCCCGGCGGGGTTCGCCGGAGCGGACGACGTTTCGATCTGCCAGACCGACACGCCAAACGTGTCCTTCGAGCCTGTGCATCCAGGCTACGGCTGGGAGAAGGACGCGCTCTGGGCGGAGAGCCCGCTGCTCTTGATACGGGCCGCGCTCCGCAGGGCGCAGCCGCCGAAGCGGCGCGTGCATCCTGCGGACTTCTACGCCAAGTACGGGCTCGGGCCCGTGGGGAACATGATGGCGGCGCGGATCGCGACGCGGTTCCCGGATGCGTACAAGAAGCTGGTCGAGGCAGGAGGGTTCGGGTGATGGCCACGAAGAAGAAAAAGAAGAAGAAGGCACAGAAGATCACCAGGGGGCCGAACGGTGAGACCCAATACAACTGGCGCGCTCTAGCCGACAGCTACCGTCAGCAGCTGGATGCGATCGGGGCCGCGCTTGTTCGGGCGCGAGTAATCACCCCAACGCAGATCGCGCAGCACGGCATCCAATTCGCGATACTGCGACGCTTCGAGGAGACGACGCAGTACCAGCGCCGCTCGGCGACCATTGCGAAGGGAACGATGCTCAAGTGAGCCGCGACAAGCAACCCGACAGCCGCGACTGGATCCCGCCGGAGGACATGGTGGATATCTTCAAGTCGCTCAACCGCGCTAGGTCCTGCATGGACATCGACGGTGATGGCCCAGAGGAAGCGTTGAACTACCTGATCGATGCGGTGGCGGAACTGGCGAAGCACATCGCCGGAGACAGAGGACGACATGGCTGACCCGACCGGACCTGTGTTCAGCGACGCCTTCGTCGATGCGATGAAGCGCGTCGAGGCCAAGCGACTCATGCCGGAGCCGGTCAAGAAGAAGCTGATCCGGTGGAGTGCGCTGCATGCTCCCGGCCTCGACCAGACGAGCATGTCCCTATGGAGCTTCATCGGCTGGCTGCACACGAAGGCCACGGGGTTCTCCGTTGGCTGAGTCGCGCGTCCGCCTCTACGGCCACACCGTCGGTGAGCACTCGTTCGTGCAGGTGACACGCGGCATGGAGCGTGCCCTCGTGGCTGCTGGCGAGCACGCAGGGACATGGCCCATGGACTTCGAGAGCGAAGACGCGATAGCCGGGGCGAACGCGCCGGTGTCGCTGAACCTCGGCCCCCCGATGGGGCTCATGCACGCGCACCGCATGGGCGAGCATAAGTCGCACTGGCTCCTGCTCGCCCCGAACAGCGAGGGACTCCCGAAGGGGATGATGGAGTCGTTCCTGAAGCCGTCAGGCGTGCTGCCGCGGGGGATGCTCACGGGCGGCCTCCTGGCTCCGAGCGCCTGGGCTGCCTCGGTGCTCCGGCGGCATGTGCCGGACGCGATGCCCGTGGTTGTTGCGCCGCACGGAGTCACTCCTGCCGTGCACATGCTGATGCCCAAGTTCCGCGACGCCGTGAAGCATGAGTTCCGGCTGGAGCGGTTCCTGGTGCTGCACATGACCAGCAGCGAGACGGAGCGGAAGAGCACGCAGATGCTCCTGCGTGCCTGGCAGATCGCCAAGCGGTCTGGGGCCCTGCCGCCGCTGGCGAAGCTCGTCGTGGTGATGAACCCGCTGCATATGTCCAAGGTGCGGTGGTGGTGCGCCGACCTGGGACTCGGTACCGGCGACGTGGAGTCGCAGCCGGGACTGGGGAACGGGCAGTACGGCGTCGCAGGCATGTACAGCGCGATGCACGCGGTCTGCCAGCCGTCCCGTGGCGAGGGCTTCGGCATGGTTCCCCTGGAGGCGCTCGCCTGCGGCGTCCCAGTCATCGCGACAGCCTGCACCGGTCACGCGGAGTTCCTGGGCAACCACCCGCCGGGGGCCGTCATCGTGGAGCACGGGCCGCTCGCCTCGATGAACGACTTCCCGGGCTCGATGGCGCCGGCGGTGAGCGTGGAGGCCATCACGGAGGCGCTCGGGGTCATGTACTCGCACTGGGCGTCCGTGGCGGCACATGCCGAGCAGAACGCTGAAGCCCTGCGCACCGAGTGGTCGTGGGAGAACAAGAACGTGCCGGCTATCCGGCGCATGCTACAGGAGGCGGAGAAGCATCATGGCTGAAGAAAACGCGCAGGAACAAGAGACACAGGTCACCGGCGAGCGCCCGAGTGGCTACTTCGCCTTCAACGAGAAGCCGGCGATGCTGCAGCTGCGGGAGCCCTACATCGGCTGCACGTATGCTCATATCCCGGCGATGAACAAGGAGGGCGGCGCGATTGCCGTGCCTGTCCTGAGCGGCGTGCTTCACGTCGAGCCAGATGGCGCAGGCGGGATCATGCTCGTGGTGGAGATGCTGACGGGCAGCGGAAAGGACTTCGCGCTCGTGGCGGTGAGCCCACGTGACGTTCTCTACTGCACGCACATCCACCAGTCGCGCATCGTCACTCAGTAGTGGGGCCTCCGCAGAGCTTCCGCGAGTGGCTGGCGGCCCGGCTGCTGGGCACGAAGTACGCGACGGTCCGCATCTCCGATGACCGTGTTGACGCCATCGCGAAGCGATTGGGCGTCGACACGGATCTGCTTCTGGAGGTCCGGGCACAGGCGCGCCTTGCGCTGCACGACCGCGGGCTCTCACCAGCGCGCTCGAACGCGGGCGGCACCCAGGAGGGGATCGAGAGACTCTACCAGTACCAGATGTGGATGCCGCCGCAGATCCATGCGGCGTGGATGGCGGAGTGCGAGCTTCGCAGCGCGCACCCGCCGACGTTCCTGCGGAGCTTGATCCACGACTACCTGATGGGGTCGCACGAGCCGGCATCGGCGCGTCGCTGGTTCTGGAAAGGGAAGCCTCTGCCGACGTACGTGAAGGGCTCCTCCGTGAACGAGCACACGGTCATCACGCTCGGGGCCAGGCGGGCGCTGATGCGCCGGTCACGTGCTCGCGGCGCGCAGGCGGCGAACGTCGTGCGGGCTCTGGTCCTGGAGGCGATGGCGGGGGAGCACCGGGACATCCCCCAGCTGACGGCGGCCATGATGTACGACGACGAAACCCGCTACTACACAGGCGATCCGCTCTCACTTGACCCGGGTGGTGGCAGCCGGTAGCCTCGGGGTCATGGCGTTCGTGGCCGGAGATCGAGTCCGTGTGAAGCTGTCGACCGTCGGCTCGCTCGCGCCAGGCACGCTGCAGCCGCAGCCCCCGCTGGTCGGCGTCGTCACGGCGGCTGCGCCCGGAGTGAACGACGTGACGTTCTCTGGCCAGGAAGCGTTGACGGGCGTCCCGGACGCTGCCCTGGACAAGATCACGGACACGGCGTCGCCGATCCAGCTGGCCGTCTTTCTCGACAAGGTGGTCGTTGGGATCGCAGTACCTGCGACGGCGACGAAGCCGCTCGTTCCCTACTCGGATGCGTACATCGGTCGCGTCGTGGACGTGTACGACGTGAACGCCCCAGGCAGCACCAAGGTGCTGATTCGTTCGCTCTCGAACGGGATGTACTACGAACTACCGTTCCCAAGCGTCCATCCCTTGGAGGATCGCTGAGCCATGGCAAACGGTGACATCGTCGCTCTCCACGTCGCTCCGGCCGGGCCATCTGCGATCCAGCTGCAGCCGCCACACTTCGCCATCATCACCCTCGATGGTGCAACCCCGAAGGTTCTGTGGGACACGGCCGTAGCTACCACGCTGACAGACACCGCTCCGTCGACCCTCGACATCATCGAGAACGCCCCCACTGGCCCCGGCTCGATCACCGAGAAGTTCACCGGCAAGACCGTCCTGCGGATCGCGCCGAGCGGCCCCGAGCCGGGGGACCCAGCTGGCGGCACATCCCGGGAGTTCGTGGGCACCGTCGTGGCCATCTACAGGCGCACGCCCAGGGGCTTCCCTGGGACCGGCAAGGACTTCCTGCTCGTGAAGTCCGGGGATGTGTTCTTCGAGGATCTCGGGACGCAGTTCGCCGTCATCGGCGACCGCTAGAACGGCAGCGTCATCGCGGCCATCATCCTGATGGCGCTCGGGAGCACCTCCTCGGCGTTCGCGACATAGTCGGCCCCCGCAGCGTAGGCCCCCAGGGTCATGTACCTGGGCGGCGCAGCGTTCCGCTCCAGTTCTTCGTAGGCGAGCCCGTGGGTGGTCGTCTCGGCCGATTCGTGCTGTTCGCCACCCACGGAGAACATGCTGGGCAGCTGCGGCCCCTCGTACTGCTCGACCTCTGGCTCCATGTACTCCGCTTCCCGCTCCAGCGGGGTCTCTTGCTCCTCAACCTCGGGCTCCTCCACGCCGCTCAGGTATGTCCCCGTGGTCTGCGCGCGTTCCTGGACAAGCTCGACCACGGCGCCTCTCCGGCCTCTCATCTCGGCAATGCGCTCGCGCGCCGTGGGTTCTGGTGCGCGGGGAGCGGGGGGCGCAGGTACGGGCGACCTCTCCTCACGGGCCTCTTCCCGGAGCGCGCTCGGCGACTTTCGGCGGCGCAACACCGTCGGCCGCACCACGACGACGCCGCCGGATTCCACGGCGACCTGCCCTGACTCCACGGCGCTCTTGGCCACGGCCTCTGCCACCTCGGGGGGCGGCACCGCCACCTGTGCCCGCACAGAATCGACGACGAGCCCGGCTTCCAGCACTTCCTCGGCGCTCTTTGAGTCCAGGCCATCCTCGGCGGCAACAGCGAGCAGCGCTGGCTCGTCGGCGTCGCGCTCGATGCGGGCCATGTGCTGCGTCGCGCTGCGCACACCGTTCAACCAGACCAGCCGCGCTTCGGCGCCCAGGCGTCCCTCCTTGGCCATGCGCTCCTCGATCTCCGCAGGGCACGGGAAGATCCAGGCCATGTACGAGAGCATGACGGAGTAGAGCAGGCTGTACTGGGAAGCGCGCTGTTCTCCTCGGGCGACCGGGATGCCGTTGCGCTTCACATGCTCCCACATGCCGCGGGCGGCGCGCCGCACGACGCACTCGGAGTCCCGCCCGTCGTAGCGCGCGGCGAAGCGCTTGCGGAACTCGTCCGTGTGCGAGATGGTCTTGCGGGACATGTCCAGGCGGAGCGTGTCCGCGTCGAACAGCTGGCTCCTGAGCACGTTCGGGTCCACGACCTCCACGCCGACGTCCGGGAAGGCCATGTTCAGCAGCTGCTCGATGCTGGCTTCGCGGCGCTGCTTCTTCCGTAGCTTGCCTTCCTTGAGCATCTGCGCCGGGTCCGGTATCCCGTACTCGGCCAGCTGCGCCACGTAGGCTTTGAGGGAGGCGTGCCCACCCTCACGCTCATCACCCTTCGAGGTGCGCAGATCCGTGACCGCTTCGTAGTACCCCTCCAGGAGCTTGCGCGCCTGCAGGATCCTGTTACTCCGCTCTTCGAGAGCGAACGCCTCCTCGGCCTTGAGCGTCTCGTCGCGCACCGGCGTCAGGTTCTGTCCGGTGATGGCGCCGAACCACGTCGAGAACCACCGCCACTCCTCCGGGTCGCGGTCGTAGATGTCACGCACAGGATCGTCCGCGATGAACCAGTCCGGTAGCTCTGCGGCTGGGGACACGCCCATGAGGGAGGCGTCCCGCCATGTGCTCTGGAACTCCTCCCACTCCTTCTGGGCCTCATCAGAGTCGTCCTCGCTGGCGCGCTCGATGCGCCTGATGTCCTCGAAGGCGTTGATCGTCGTGCCGTATCGCTCCGCGTTGATCTCCAGCCACTTGCTCAGGTACTCGTCGTCGTGGGAACGGATCTGTGTCCCGACTTCTGCCGGTGTGTTGAACGGCACCCACGTGAACTTGCCCTTGGTGACTTGTCCGAGAGTCAACCGAGCCTGCAGGAACATGCCCCACCAACGATCGAGCCCGAACGCCTTCGTAGGCACCGTGCGTAGCCAGCGGGTCCGCATCTGATCGATGCTCTGCCAGAGCTTCGGCGCGTGCTTCGGTGCGAGCCCTGGATCCATCTGGTAGTGCGAGAGCACGGGGATGGGCGGGACAACGACGATCTTTCTCTCCCCGGTCCTCGATATGATGTCCACGGTGACCTCGCCGCCGCTGGAAGCGGAGCCGCGGGCGAACCAGGGCAGAAGCCACTGCTCGTCGATGCCGTAGTTCATGGGCCACGGGTCGTAGTTCGCCCGCAGCCATGTGACCTGCTGCACAAGGTCGCGCTTGTCCCCCGGCGGGGCCAGGTTCACCAGCGCCCGCTCCTTGGGCTTCGCGGTTCGCAGGTTCACGCGCGTGAACGCGATCTGGCTCGGGTGCGTCGGCGGAACTCCCGGCGGGTGCGGCGCAAGAGCCCCGTAGGCTTCGAGCGGGGTAGGCGGCGGGGATATGTTCCCGCGCACCTGCGACACATGGGGCGGCTCGACCCCTCCCTTTGGTGCGATGGCGACGAGCCCCTGACCAGGCTCGACCTGTGCCTCCGGCACGACACGGGGGGACTGTGCCGGCATCCCGCCTGCCTCCGGGGCCTGTACCTCGGGAGGCGGCCGGCGCTTCTTCTCGGGACGCGGGCCAGCCTGCGGACGCCCAGGTCGCCCTGGAGGCACGGCATATGTCTCCACGACGCGCGCAGGCCTGGTCGGTGGCTGTCGCGGAGCTTCCGGCTCTGCTGGTGCCGGCGGCTCATGCGCAGCGCCAGCGATGAAGTCTAGGATCTCGTTCTGGCCGGATAGAGCCTCCGTGCTGGTCTCTGGTTCCACGTAGCGCTCGGTCGTGACGAGCGACTCGTGCCCGAGCATGTACTGGATCTCCCGGATCGGTTTGCCTCTGCGCGCCATGGCCGTCGCCGCGAAGTGACGAAATGCGTGCGTGTGGGCGAGCGCCTGCTCCTCCTCGGTGAACCCGGCCTTCTTGGCGATCTTCTTGAGGATGGCGTCGATGCCGTTGCGTGTCATCGAGCGACGGTAGTCGGGTCGTACGTTCGCGTTCGGCTTGAACTCCTGATAGTTGCGCGATGAGTTGGCCCCCCAGAACTTGACCGGTGGGAAGAGCGGCGCGTCAGGCTCTTCAGCTAGTGCCTTGTAGCGCCAGCCTGGCGCTGTTGGAGCGAGGTAGTGAGGCTCGTTCTGGTTGTCACTTTGCGTGCCGGTCAGCGGCGCGTGGCGAGCAAGCTCCGCTTGAAACGCGGCGAGCGCCTTGAGCGCGTACGGTGGAAACGGGAGCCTCTGCCGGAAGCCGCGCTTGCGCACAAGCTCGACCGCAGGTGGCACTGCCCGCTCGTCGTACCAGCCGGGCCAGCGGGCCGCCTCTGCCGCCGGGGGACGTCCTCTGCGGATGCGCGTGATCTCGGTAACCCTGGCTCCCGTGAGAACCAGGAACCAGAGGAGTGCAGCATCACGCTTCTCAGCAAGAGACGGACCATCGGCCACCCGGAGCAGGCGCTCCACTAGCTCCGGCGTCAGCCGTCCCTTGCGTGCTCTGCTCGCGCGGCGATCTGCGGCGAGTCCGACGCGCACGCGGTTTCCTACGTCCGAGAACACGTTGTGTCGCACGAGGGCGCCTGCCCCGCTGGAATTGTCCGCCTCCATCAGCGCTTGCCAGAAGGATGTGAGCGCGGCGACGCGCACCACGACCGTTGTTCGAGAGACAGCGCGTGCTCGCGGCAGCGTGTACGAGAATATCTCTTCGAGCGGCATCTCCCGCATCGTGTCGCCGTCAGGGACGAGCAGAGTGAACACCCCGATGCCGATGCGCGCGTCCTCACGGCGAAGATCCTCCATCGTCGGCGAGCGCACCAGGAGATCGTGCAGGACCATGCGGCCAAGCTCGCGATTGAGCCATCCCCTGTCGATCTCGACGCCCGGGGCGGGATGTGCTGTGCGCAGCCATCCAGGCGTCTTTGCCGCGATGCTCAGAATGTCGGCGGAGCCAAGCTCGCCGACGATCTCGTACAGCGTGAGGCGCTCCCGCTGATCACCATCGCGGAGCTTCTCTCCCTCCAGCGAGTACGGCCTTGTGATGAGCCACTCGACGTAGTCCTCCGCATCTTTCCGCGTGACCTGCGGCGGCGGAACGACGCGCTTGTGCTTCGTGGCTAGCCACTCGAAGAACTCCGTCAGAGCAAAGGAGTACGCCCGCCGAGTCGCCGGGGAGTACGCCCCCATGTACGCTTCGTACTCTGCCCCGCTGGCCTGCTTGCCGGTGAAGCGAGAGAGGATCGCCGCGTACTTCTCGGCCGTCTCCCGGTCGCCCCCGGCGAAGCTCTCCGTCCACCTCGCCAGCGCCTCGGCCGTACTCTTCCCCCGGAGCAGAGCTAGCTCAGGCCTGTTCGGTCTAGGCATCCCGTTACGATAACAGACCAGCCTATTTCGGTCCCAGCGGCTTTCGGGTACTCTGCCGCCCGTGGCAGACGCCAGCCGCATCGTGGAAGGGCTCTACGTGGGCGCCGCGCCCCCGCCGGGGGACTACGTGGGGCGCTTCGACGTCATCGTCTTCGCGGCCGAGGAGTACCAGCCGCCGGCAGCGGCCTTCCCGGGCGTGCGGGTGCGGCACTGCCCGTTCGATGACTCGTCGGAGCCGACGGCAGACGACCTGATGACCGCCTGGACAGCCGCGGAGGCCGTCGCGAGGGACATGCGCAGAGGACGGAGGGTCCTCGTGACCTGCCAGATGGGACGGAACCGCTCGGCGTTCATCGCCGCGCTCGCGCTGCACATGGTCACGGGGGAGCCCGGTGCGGACATGCTAATGCTCGTGCGGAGCCGGCGCAGCGACGCCTTGGGCATCCCGGCCCTCTCGAACCGGGCCTTCCGGCAGTACCTTCGGGCGCTGCCCTAGTGGCAGGCGAACGGTTGGCTCGACATCCCGGTGGGGTAGGTGCAGCCGCAGCCGGTCGGCCCAGTGGTGGGGCCAAGGCAGCACGTCTGGGCCAGTGGCGGCGGACAGGTCGCAGGACAGATGAAGGCGGGACAGACGCTGTCTCGCACCACGGCGCTCCCGCCCGTGCCCGTCCCGCCAGCATATCCCCCAGTGGCCCCAACGCCTCCGGTGCCTGGGACGCCGCCCGCGCTGGGGGCCGCCCCTCCGGTGCCCTGGACATGTCCCCCGGCGCCAGCGTCAGGGGCCTGGGTAACCCCGCCAGACCCGCCGGCCGTGCCCACGGGCCTGCCCCCAGTTTCGGAGCCGCCTGCGGACACCGGGGAGCCACCAGCGCCGCCGGCACCAGCATATCCCCCAGTCGACGGGGAGCCCCCGGTCCCAGGGCGGGGAGCGACTCCACCGGTCCCGGGGGATATGACCACGGCGCCGCCGTCGGGAGGGGTCCCGGTTGCGCCCCCTGAAGTCGACTCGTGCCCTGGAGCCCCAGCGAACTCGCCCCCGCTGCACGCCAGGACACATGCCCCAGCGGCGAGCACCAACGCCGTGACCTTGCGGGTCATAGCTTGGGCTCCCCGTCGTAGTCCCTGAAGACCTCGACCAGCGTCTTGCCGCCGCTGTAGATGCGCGAGTGCCACAGGCGCAGATCCCGACGGTGGCAGGCGACCCGTTCGCTCTTGCGCGTCCGGTCGGTTCGCTCGACCAGCCCGAGCTTGGCAGCCGCGCGCATCGCCGCCCCCATGGCGCGGCCCTCGACGCCGGGGTCGCGCCCGAGCGCCCGCCACACGTCGTCCGTGGTGAGCACGGACCTCGACGCGGCGACCAGGCGGATCGCCGCGATGGCGTCCACCTGCCACTCGCCCGAGGCTCGCGCAGCGCGGTCGATGCCGCGGTCACGTGCCTGGGCGCTTTCGCGCCGGTCCTCGCGGGACCAGTCGAAGGGAAGCTGGTTCGGATGTGTCATGCGTCTCCCTCTCAATCCAAGTCGAAAGCGTCCTCGCTACGCGAGTGCGCCTTCTGCAGCCTGTAGTTTTTCGTGGTCTTCCGCATCCTGGCTATCCAGGCCGGATCTTCCGGCTTCACGCCCCTCCTGTCCAGGTACGCCTGCATCCTCGCAAGCACAGGGGCCGTCGGCGCCTTGGGCAGATCCGGGTTCGCCTTGGTCAGCATGTCGTCCAGGAGGGCACATGTCTCCGAAATGATCCTGGTGATCTCGTCGGCCTGGGTCTTCTTCTCCTGCTCCTCCAGCTTCTCGGTCGTCGTCTTCTTCTTGCGTGGCATCTGCGGATCCTTCCTCCTGTGACGCGGACGTCACCCCCTTGCGCTTGGCCCCTCCGTAACCTGGGGGCTTCTCGACTTCGCGCAAGGGGTAGTCAGGCGGGAAGGCCACGTAGGCCTTGGACTCGCAGCGGTCGCCCGCGGTGTTCAGGTACCGCATGTATCGAACCCCGAGCACATGTTCTGCGTTGCGCACACGAGCAAGGGCCTGCAGCGTGTACCGGTCGTCCGGGGACATGGTCTGCACGTTCAGGGCGTACAGGCGCTTCTCCAGCCGCTTCACGGTCGCGGGCTCGCAGAGCTTGTAGTACGTCGTGCCGGGATCTCGGGTGAGCCGGTAAATCTTGCCGGGCTCGGCTTCACTGGCGGGGATGGTCACGCGCTTCCTCCCTTCGACATGGTCGTATCCCGCGCAACCTCCACGACGCCGACGGCCTTCGGCCTGATGGTGTTCTCGAAGGCGCGCAGCAACGTGTACGCCTCCTCGTAGTCGTCTGGGTGCTCGTGCTTGAACACCGCCATGGCCATGTACCTGGCAGCGGTGAGCACAACCAGGATCCCCATCGGGTCCGTCGCGTACTCCGACGCGGTGTTGAGGCACTGCGTGCCGGCGTTGATAGCCGCCTGCATGTTATGCCCGCCCTCCGTGTCCGGCATCTTGACCGATCGCCGGAACATCTCCCGCTCGGCCAGAGCGGCACCGAAATCGGGCTCGGCCGTGATGCAGCCGTCCACCCATTCCTCCATGGTTTTCGCGGCCTCTTCGTCCATGTAGTCCTCCTTGATCAAGGCTCGACGCATGGCACATGTCGCCATGCGCAGCGCGGCTAGCGCCCACACGGGGTGCTTGGACTCGCTGACGGCCGCCTCCAGAGCCTTGACCATCACCGACGCGATCTCCTCCGCATGTGCCTCGGATTCCTTCGCGCTGAAGAAGATGGGCTGGCTCTTGTCGTTCTTTTCGTCGGACATGTGTCTACTCCTCACGCAGCGCGTCCTTGAGCGCGATGCGGATTGCACCGAGCTTCTCGTTCGCGTCGAACAGTTGTCCACGCAGATCCTCGCACTCGTCCTCGCACTCGGAGAGATTCTCCTCCAGGCTGTCGATGGTTTCGTCCACCACATCCTCCGGGTCGGGGCAGACGTGAGAGCGCCACGCAGCGATCTTGTCGAGCGCGTCGGCACATGACGGGACGAGCCCGAGACTGTTGGTGTGCTCCCCGCCGTCCTCGTGAATCACGGCGAGGATATTCCTGAGCAGGCACTCGACGTGGTCGGCGTGCTCTTCGAGCCCGTACGTCGCGCTCCACTTCCGGCCGAGCGCCGGCATCACGCGGCTCCTCTCTTGCGCAAGTGCTCCGGGCGCACCGCCATGATCTCGTCGTACAGGCGCGCCTTGCCCTCGATAGCCTGGCTCGCCTCGTGGTTGTCGGCGTACTTGCGGCATGTGTCGCAGCGGTAGATGGTAGCGCGCTGCTCGTCGAGGTTCGCATCCATCAGCGGAAGGATGTCGCTGAGCCAGAAGCGAAATAAGATAACACCCAGCCCGCCGCAGTCGACGCAGGGCATCTTCGTACGCCGCTTCTTCGCCGTCGCCTTCTTCTTCACGCATCCCCCTTCGCTGGTCCCGCCGCCATGGTGACCATCGGGCTCGCCCAGGGACATGCCGGGCAGCCGACGTAGCGCCCGGTGCCGTGGCCGCCGTGCAGCCGTGCGTCAACGACGTCGATCTCGATCTTCGCGATCGTCTCGCACCCGCAGTTCGGGCACGCATAGCCGTCCGCGCCGCTCTTCAGGATCTCGGCGACGCGAGGCGCGCCGCGCACGTCGGGCATCCCCATGCCGTAATCTCTCGGGCTCTTCTCGGACATGTGTTCCTCCTCGGTTCAGATCAGGCAGCCCACGTCTCGCGCTCAACCGCGCCGGTGAGCAGGGGATAGTCCCCTTTGAAATCTTCGAGCAGCGAGCCGCCGTGCGCCCGCTCGACCACGTACCGGCTCACGTACTCACGGGAGAACGTCACGCCGAAGTAGGCCCGCTCATCGTTCCAGGTTCCGAGCGCGCGGTTCGCCAGCGCGCCGCGGCCCATCGGCTTGTCCATGCGCCAGGTCGTGTCGATGACGTGCGTGCCGTCGAGCACGAGCCACCCGTGCAAGCACGGGATGTACCGGACGCCGTAGCCCTCGCAGTAGGTCAGCCGCTCCTCGTGGTCCCCACCGAACAGCATGTGAAGCTGCGCGTTGTAGAAGCACTGTCGGACCTCGAAGGGCCTTCCGTAGCGTTTCGCGGTCGCCAGCACATACTTGCGCTGCTCCGCGGAGAGGGGCGCCTTGTCGTACTCGCGGCCGTGCTTGAGCACGAACTCCTCGAAGCACGAATAGGCGAGCTTCCGCGTGGGCTGCGGCATGCGCGCTCGCAGCGCGACCATGCCCTCCAGGTACGGCTTGACCACGGACATGTTCAGTACTCCTCGGGCAGCAAAAACGTCGTGACCTCTCGGGGCTCTGCCTCCGTGATGATCCAGAACTTCGTCTCGCCAGCCTTGTAGACGGACAGCAGACGCGAGCCATCCAGCAGCGACATGTTGTTGGCGTGGGCGTCTTCGAGATCCGCGTCGCCCCAGTCCCCGGACATGTGTCGGTGGAGAGCCGTGCCCAGCTGCTCGGGCGTCACCGCCTCCATCACGCCGGGGGTGGCGACGATCTCGCCAGTCTGGAACAGCGGCCCCTTGTCATCGTTCGTCGTGGTCATGTGTTCTCCAGTCGCGGCACCGTGAGGTACTGGCCCTTCCGCGCCGCTGCCCGCTCCTCGTCACTGAGATCCGGGAGGCCCATGTCCCGCCGGCAGCTCGGACAGGTGATCCGCTCCTCCTCGGCCTCTTCGATGCCATCGTCCAGCGAATCCGGCGCCGCCGGGTGCTGCTCGATGCAGTCAGTGTACCGACACCGGAGCGGGTCGGGGCTGGCACACCGGAAGCGCGTTGCGATCATGGTCATGTGTTCTCCTAGAGAGAGAAAGCGTCCTCGGGCTTGCCGGGCTCGGGAGCCTTGACGGGCTCGACGTCGTCCAGCGAGAAGGCCTCCGCGATCTGCTCGGGCGTCGCGTTTCGCACGTCCTGCTCGCCAGCCGTCAGGATGCGACCATCCCGCACGCCTTTGATTGCGAGAGCGAGCCCCTCGTCGTCCAGCTTCGAGAGGGTGCCGCGTGCCGCGGCTCGTGACTCGTACACCTGCAGTTTGCTCGTCTCATCGAACAGGCTGCGGAGCGCGTCGCGGATCCCCTCCTGAGACAGATCCGCCTTGGCGATCCCGCCGGATGACGCGATGGCCGCAATCAGCGCCTTGGCGCGCTCCAGCACGTTCAGCATGTGCAGGGCTTGAACCTGCTCGTCTCGTCCATAGGGGGGCATCGGGTTACCTTCTTTCTTCTGGTCTACTTGACCGGGAACGGGGGGTCGTGACGCGGGGGGTCAGAGCCAATCGAACGGGTCGCCGTCTTTGGAGCCGGGGCTTGCCGGACAGACGGGGTCCTCGGGAGGGACCGAACCGATGCACGCGGGGCACATGCAGACGAGTTCGGCGCGTGCCACCCGGTCCCAGACCGCCAGGGTGTTCAAGCACTGCGCGCAGATATGTTCCATGACGGACGCCCTCGGGCCGCGACAGCCAGCGAAGCTCCACGGGCAGTGGTCGGTCAGGGTCACGCGCACCCATGACGTGTTCCCGCAGCACGGACACGTCGGGCTCGGGTCGCCCGTCGTGTCGATCTCGCGGAAGCAGTGGTCGCACTTGTCGATCGTGCGGTGCACGACGCCGTTGTCCAGGAACGAGCGATCGTCCGTGCTGTTGTCGTCCGTCTCGAAGTTCGGCATGTGTCCTCAGATCCAGTCGAGCGAGGCGAAGACCTCGCCAGTGGCGACCTCCGGGTGTCCGCGGCGGGGCTCGACGGCTGGGCCGCCAAGCAAGAGCGCCACCAGCCCTTCCGCCAGCATGTCCCCCACGTGGCCGATGACACGCTCGCCGTTGTCCCAGCGGAAGTAGTCGTCCACCTTGTTGCCGCGCTCATCCATCCACACGTACATATGGAGCGTAGTCGGGTGAACATCGGTGAGCACCCAGCGCGGGTACGCGAGCCCCACGTTCTGCACGACGACGTTCTGCACGACGTCTCCGAGTCTGATCTCGGTGGTCATGTGTCCTCCTAGAGCCAGTCGAACGACTGGAAAACCTCGCCCGCTGGTTGTTGCATGGCCGCGGGGACATGCTGCACCGGGGCCGCCGGCCGCGGCGCCTGCACCGTGACCGTTGCGGTGCGGTAGAGGGCGGTCGCGTTCCAGCGATCCAGGTGCTTGCACGACTTCGGGCTCGCCTTCGAGAACTTCCAGCCAGGGCAGTCGCAGTAGACCGTCCCGTCATGTGCCCGCGTGATGTGATACTCGTGCCCCTTGGAGCCGAGGTTGGTCTGCAGCACGGTGATCACGGCGTCACCGCCCCGGCGAGCTTCTTCGCGCCCGTTGCGCTGGTCATGTCCGCGTCGGTCAGGTGGATGTACTCCGACGCCTGGTCCTTCAGGGGACCGTGGAACGGCGTGTCGATCGCGATGCTCCAGAGCCGCGTCCCCGCCTTGGACATATCCTTCAGGGCGTCGCCCACACGCTGGCCGGCGTCGCCGCCGTCCGACACGAGCACGACGTCGGCCCCGCGGTGCCCTTGCGTCGCGAGGGCTGCAACCTCGTCCACGCCGACCCGGAGAGCGGCGCCGATGTCGGTTCCGCCGTCCAAGAACGTGTGCTGCGCCTTGACCACACCCGCCTTGTCGCCGGGCTTGAGTACCTGCACGCGGGTTGCCGTGCTGAAGTGTACGATCACGACGGGCCGCTTCTCCTCCCACGCGATCCGCGTGAGAGCCGTCATCGCGGCCTTGGCCCATTCGTCGCGCCCTTCCGCCATCGACCCCGATTCGTCCAGGGCTATGACCAGGGGACCGCGAGCTTTCTTCTCTTTGCCGGCCCGCTCGTACTGCAGCGCGCGGCGTTCCGCGATCTGGCCGAACAGGTGCCGGCGCGTCGGGTCCGTTGCGAGCAGGGCCCACTCTGACGGGAGCAGAGCAGCGACGTCGCCGCCCGTTTCCGTCCCGATCACTTCCTCCGGGATCCCCTTGACGCGGCGATCCTTCTGGCCGCGGAGCGCCTGGTACATGCGCCCGGCGAGCAGCGCGATGCGCTTGATCTTCTCGGGGTCCGGCTGGAGATCCTGCACGGTCTTGAACACGACCCATGCGGCGGACATGTCCCCGCCGAGCCCGTGATCCTGGTGACCGGCCTGGTCGGCCAGCACGCGGAACCGGCGCCAGCCCTCGTCCGCGATCTTGCGTGCCTCGTACGGTGTCCGCGGCGGGACTTGTTCGGCGAACGCTTCGAGAGCGCAGCTGGCCGCGAACGCGGCGGCGATGTCATCGGTCGCCAGCAGCACGGCATATTCCGTGGGCATCGTATCGGCGACCGCGAGCGTGACCAGGCCGCCGGCTTCGCCGCCCAGGCCTGTGACCCCGGCGTAAGCGTCGGCTGCGAGGCCCTCGTTATTGGCGTCCACGACGCTTCCGAAGAAGCTGTGACGTCGTCGAGCTTGTGCGAACGTGAGCATGTGTCCTCCGTTTGGGTTGCAGCGGGCTAGTCGGGAGATCGTACCGTTGGCACGGTCACCCGAGTAGCCCGGCCACGGCCGCTGGGTGCCGCCGTGGCCGGGGGAGATTCTTAGACGCCGCCCCCCGCGTAGGGGAGCTTTGCGTCCACCTGCTTGCAGTGCTCGTAGGCACTGCGAAGCTCGCCGAGGTAGCCCTTGGCGCGCTCTTTCACCGCGTCCGGGATCCGGCCACCGTACTTGGCCTTGATCTCGCGCCCGCCGAGATCCAGCTGCTCCGCGATGCGAGCGGCGCGGCTCGGAAAGTCGGCCTGCCCCTTGGCCTCGTGGTACATGTCCAGGAGCCGGGTGACGATCACCTTGATCTCGCCGATCATGCCCCGGTTCACGGCACCGAGCGCAGTCTGCACCGCGGGCTTGTCCTCCGGCCGGCGCCAGAGCACATCCCGGAGGAAGTCAACGTGGTCGATCTCGACCGTCGCGCTCCCCGTGACCCAGGCATAGGCCTGCAGGATTCGGATACACTTGCGGGCCCGGCGGTCCGAGACATAGACCCCGGCGCCCCTCAGCGCATCCTGGACGTCGGCTACCGCCTCGACGACGAGGGCGTCGACCGGCAGCGACCGGGCCGCGACATGTGCCGCCCGGATCTCGTCCACCGTGATCGGCTCCAATGTGAGCGGCGCGGCGGGCTGGGCGCTGGCCGCGAGGAAGGCCAGCCGGTTTGCTCGCTTCCCGATCGGCGTCACCTCGTACCGGATCAGCAACCGATCTTCGAGCGCGGCCACGCTTTCGTCTTCGCCAAACTCATTGCTGGCGGCGACGCACGTGATCAAGGGGGACACATGCCCGCCGCGCACGCTGCGCTCATTGAGCCACCCGAGGAGGGCGTTCAGGAAGCCGCCCGTGGCCTTGAAGCACTCGTCCGCGAACGCGAAGTGTGCTTCCGTGATCTTGCCCTCCGTCTTGTAGACGTACACGTGCGGTGGGGTGCTGAACTTGCCGACGTCCAGGTACGCGAGGTGGTCCGCCTCCGTGCTCTGCCGGGTGAACAGATCCTCCCGGTAGACGCCCGCGAATTGCGCGGCCCACGTGCGGGCAAGGTCAGACTTCGCCGTGCCAGGCGGCGAAACCATGAGCACATGTTCCGCGGCGACTGCAGCGACGTCCAAGCCCTGCAGAATGTCCGCGCGCTCCCAGAACCGGCCGGCGAGCGCCGTGCGGTTCGCCGTGAGGCGGCGCCGGACGTCGGCCAGGTCAATGACCGGTGCCGCGTCCGTTGCGGCGTGAATTGTGGCGAGGCTTCCCATGATGCGTGATCCTTTCGGTGGTTCGGTTCGGGGTGGTTCGGGCTACTTGGCCAGGAATAGGGGGGCAGTAGCGTGGTACGCGGCCCACGCGAGGGCTGACGCGCGCTCAGCCGCGGCGAGCGCCTTGCGGGCGTCATCTACAGCGTCGGCAGCTGCCAAGGCGACGGCGTAGGCGCGCGTCTCGGGTCGGTTCGGCCGCGTCGCTTGCGCGACGGGGGCCGGCACCTTGCGGCGGGGGGCGGGGGAGGGTCGGGGGTTCATGCCGTACATGACCAGGAATGGGGGCTGGGCTCGGGGGCTCCAGACCCCGTACGTTAACATAAAGTTTTTTATCACAAGGCTGCACCCCCCCATCGTTATACTTCTCTGAGTTTATCATAACGGTCGATTCCGCACGGGGTCCGACCCCCATTCCTGGGCATGTGAGGTATGAACCCCACGCACTCCCCCAAGCTCACCGCCCGCCAGGGCAGCACGGTCCGCCGTGCGCTGAAGGATGGCAAGGCCGTCAACGGCTACACCGTCCAGGTCGCAACCGACCGCGACGGCGGAATGAGCACCCTGATTGTGCTCGCCCCCACGGACCGCGCCGCGGTGGCCCTGGCTCGCGACGCTGGCCTTGACGCCCGCACGGCGCGCCCGGCTCTCCTCCGGGATCTCGAAGCACGCATCGCGGCGGCGCTCTCCGCGGCCCCCCCGGCGCGCAGCGCGAGCCCGGCCCCCTCGCGGGCGCCCGTCCTTCCCTCCCCCGTCGTGCGGCGCGCCACCTGGCGCGAGTGGGTCCTGACCGGCGAGGGCGAGCGCCCGGCTATCACGGCCCCCGCCGTCAAGGCGGCCCCCGACTGCAGCGGCAACGGTCCCCAGATCACGGCGCGCAATCGCCCCGGCCACGGCGCCCCGGTCGCCGGAGACTACAGCCTCGGCCGCACGGCGAGCCCCGCCAAGCTGGCGCACGAGTACCGCGCCGCGGGCCCCTACGTCGCCCCGCGTAACGCCGCCGCCCCGGTCGGGCTCTGAGCCCCGCCCCCCCCGTTCCCGGTCAAGTACCACGAAACCATCCCCACGCTGAAAGGTCCCCCGAGCATGTCCCTACGTTCCATCGAATCCGCCGAGGCGCTCGTCGCCGACGCTGCCAAGGGCGGCGCGACCGTCGCCTACCAGACCGGGGTCTTGTACCCCGGGTTCACGGACGCCCCCCGCGAGGATCTCGCGGCGCTCTTCGAGCGGCACGGACTGAGCAAGGCCGCGAAGCGCATGCGCGACGTGGACGAGGTGCGGGCGCTCTCGCTCGTCGTCGGCCGGGTCGGCGCCAACCGGCGCGACGGGCTCTCGGTCACGGAACTGGATCACAAGGACGGGGATCACGTCACGTCCTATCAGGTAGAGCGCAGCGTGCAGACTGGCACGGAGCAGGCGGCCAAGGTGCCCGGCGCGCGGGTCTTCTCGTGTCCCGCCGGGATCTTTGTCGCCCCGCCGATTGGCGGCGCCGCGGACCCCGCCTGCATGGCGTTCGCTGACCAGCTGCGCCGCCAGGCCTTGCGCCTTGTCCCGCACGCTGACGCGGCCGTCGTCTCGCGGATCCTGTCCGTCGTGCTCGAAGAGGCTCACGCCTACCGGTTCATTGCCCGCGGGTCATATGTCCTGCGCGCCGGGGACCCGACCGCGGAGCGCGTCGTCGCCTGTCTCCGGGAACTCCGGGCCATGTACTACGATCCGACCACGCGCACCGGGCTCCGGGCGTCCGTGGTGGACGTCACGCAGCACGGCGACAATGCCACGGCGATGTCCGACGCCGTGATCGACGACGCCGAGAAGCAGGCGGCGGAATTGCTCGCCAAGCTGAAGGGCGAGAAGATCGCCGGCAAGGCGAAGTACGCGACGCTGGCGCGGCGCCGGTCCGAATCGGTCGCGCTGCTCAACAGCCTGGGCCCCGTGCGGGACATGTTGGCGGGCCACGCGGCACGCCTGGAGCGGATCTGCAGCGGGATTGCGGCGGCCTATGCCGCGGCGCAGTCGGCCGCGGATCTGGAGATCCCGGACTGGCTCGAAGCCGAGGGCGCCACGCTGGGCGCTGCGGAGCGCGACCCCGAGGCGCCAGCTTCGGAGCCCGCCGCGGACGCCGCGACGCCGGCCATCGACCTGAGCGCCTTCACCCTCTGAGACGGAACGCGGGAGCCCGCCGGCCTGGATGGTCCGGGTCGGCGAGCGCCTGCAGCATATGACGGGAGATCACGAACATGACCACGACCCAGATCGACGCGAGCGACGACGGCGCGCACTTCGACACGCTGCGGGCCCTGATTCACGAGTTTGGCCTGCGCGATGCGCAGCGGGTCGCGCGGGGCATCGCCCGCGGGCTCGACGCGCTGCGGGCCCTGAGCCGCTGAGCACATGCCCCGCCGCCCCGTCCGGGGGCGCGGCCGGTTCGACCCCGGCGCGGCGGGCCACCTGACCCTACCTGTCACACACGGAGCACAGCATATGTCCACGTTCTACGTTCTCGACGCATCCGGCAGCATGTTCCATGGCGATCGAATCGAGCGCGCGGTCCGCAAGATCCGCCGGGCCTTCCAGCCCGGCGACGGGCTGATCGTCTACTCCAACGTAGCGCGCGTGCTCGCGCGACCCGACGAACAGCTGGCGCGTCTGACAAAGGCCGCGCTCGAATCGGGCTTCTGCGGTGGCGAAAACTTCGCCGCGCTGCGCCGTCTGATCGAAGAGGTCGACGCGGTCGCCACGCGGACGGAGTGGGTGCTCGTGACGGACACCGATCACCCCGACTATGCGGACGGATTCTACGCGAGAGAGTACCCCGAGATCGCCGCCACTGCGCGGGACGTGCTCGATAGCTTCGATGACGTGATCGTTGTCCACTGACCGCAACGGAGAACACATGACCACGAACGACCCGACCATCGACGCCGCACGCGACGCGCTCGCCGCGTTCAACCGCGACCGGAACCTCCCGACGTTCGATCCGACCGCGACCGCGGAGCGGCTCGGGAACGTCGCGCGGGATCTCTACCTCGACGCGCGCCGCGGACACATTCCGCTGGTCGAGGCGCGGGGCCTGGTCGCCGACCTGCGCGCCGCGTACGCCGCGTGCCGCGCGAGCGACGCACCCTGACCCCCCATTCCTGACCACGTACACCGGAGGACATGAGCATGACCCACCTTACCGAACGCATCCAAAGCATCCTGTCGCCGCTGCTCGCGGCGCACGATCGCAAGGTCGCCCGCGAGATCGACGCGGGGTGCTGCGGCACGTCCCGCGACTACCGCATCGCCCGCGAGGCGCTCGAAGCCTTCTGCACGGCAGAGGAAACGGCAGAGGGGGCGCTCGCCGCCCTCGTGACGGAAGCCGTGCGCGACGCCAGGCGCGTGGCCCCGCTGTTTCTGAACAAAGAGGCGTGAGCACATGACCACCGTCAAGTCTCAAGCCGACGTCTTCCGCATCCCGCCGGGCACGCGCCTCACGGTACGCTGGCCGTTCAACGGCAAGGTTGCCGAGCGCACGTTCCTGCGGAAGCAGGGCACGTCCGCCGTGTTCGCGACGCCCGAGGGGCGCGACACGTTCCTGAACCTGAAGGGCGCGACGGTCAGTCAGACCGAGCGCGGCTTCAACGTCTCGTGGCCGGGCGACCCCGGCGCTACGGCCTGTGAGTACACGTTCACCACGGAGGAAGCCTGTCCATGAAGTTCACGTTCAAGTACAGCCTGTACGTCACGGTGGAAGCTCCCGACGAGGACGCCGCCGAGGAGGCGGTCGAGGTCAAGCTCGACGAGCGCGCCCTGCTTCCGCTCGATCACTCGGACTGCCTTCGCAGCAGTCTGGAGCACGAAGACACGCTCTACAGCGACGACACCACGGAGGACACATGACGCTGAAAGTACTGATCGATGGCGTCGAGGGCGGAGCCGCGCTCAACGACGTGAAGGTGATCGTCGCATCCCGCAACGGTTTCGAGCGTCATGTCACCGTGTCGGCCGAAGGGATCATCGAGGATCTGGTTCGCGATGGCGAGGTCTGGGACACGATGTACCAGGAGCACGACGAGCTACTCGCGACGCCGGACGAAGATGCGGAGGACACATGACCGAGAAGGAGTCTGAGACGGTGCGCTACATCGCGCAGGAGGCTTACGGCGAGGCGAGCCGGCACGAGGACGTGCGCGTCATGGACGACCAGCCCGTCGAGAAGGTCGACCACGGATTCTGGGTGGTAGCGAAGCTCTGGGTTCCGATCGAGTGGGTCGAGCCCGTCGAGGAGAACACATGATCGCAGCATCCATCATCGCCGAGATCCGCCGAGCCGAGCAGAAGGAGCGCATCCTCCGAGAGTGCGAGGCGCTCGACCGGGCACATGCCGAGGCCGACGCCTTCGACGCGGAGCACGGCGCGTTCGCGTTCGACACGGAGGAATGTGCCGACGAGGACGCGGAGCTTCGCAAGGCGGCTCTCAGCAGGGGGCAGCCATGAACGCGCACGGCTTCGACTTCCTGATGGGCTCCCTGTTCGGCTCCATCGTCATCCCGTGGCTTGTGCGCGTGTTCACGAACGACGGCTGGCACCTCGCACCGAAGCGCAAGCCGCCCATCGGCGAAGAGGTGCTCGCGTACATGCCGCGCCGTGGCCAGTACGCGGCGCTCACGTACCGCGGCCCCGCCGTGGACGGCGACATCCCCGAGAACGCTCGCCTGTACTGGCGACCGATGCCGAGGCCACCAACGGAGGACACATGATCATGCAGCGCAACGACGACCCCAAAGCGTTCACCGAGGCGTGCATGAACACGCCCATCGGCGGCCCCGACCCGAAGCGCGTCGCCGAGGCGCACAAGCGCAACGACCCCGACGTGCTGCTCGACTGCCCCGGCACATGCCTGAAGAGCGTCGAGTGCGACCCGCAGTCCGGGTACTTCCCGAAGCACCACGGGATCCTTGTGCGCTACGACGCCCGCAACGACTACGTGCTCGTACGTGGGCACTCGTCGCCGGTATCGCCGGCATGTACCTGGACCGGCACGGTCGCCGAGTACCGGGCCATGTGGAAGGTGGACTGATGGACGCTCAAGCCACGGAGCCGCTCAGGCTGCTGGCGTTCGTTCGTCCCGAGTTGGACGCGGGGCCAGTAACTGACCCCCCGTTCCTGCTCAAGTACGACGGAGAAACCACGATGACACCGGAACAAGCCGCCAGGCTGCGCGCCCTCGTGATCGAGGTCGCCACGGAGAAGTTCGGCGCGGAGGATGCCGCGAAGATCGCGCGGCTGCACGACGCGGTGCAAAAGCTGAGCGCTCAACATGGGCCCGGCGGGATCCCCACTCACCCGCGAAGCGAAGAGGAGATCCAGTGACAAAGAAGATCAGGCGCAAGGCGAAGCGCGTCAGCAAGCGCAAGCCGGTCGACGCTGCCGAGGCGCAGCTGCAGGCCGAGGTCGCCGAGGTGCGGGCTTCCGTCGCGGAGCCCGAGCTTGTGTACGAGGGCGACGAGTGCCCGAATTGCCACAACGGCACCATCGGCGGCGAGGAGGGCCGGTACGTGTGCCGAGGCGAGTGCGGCGCGCTCTTCGGCGCAGCCGTCTTGCCGCGCAGCGACAAGCCTTCGGAGCCCGCCGCGGACGCCGCGCCCGCGGCCGTGGACTTCGAGACGGACCTGCGGGCCATCGCGAAGGCGGGGGGACCTGCGGCCGAGGCGTTCGCAGAGCGACTGCTCGCCGCGACCCCGCCGCTCGCGCCACCACCCGTGCTCCCCGCCGACCTGTCGGCACATGCCCCCGACTTCAGCACCCCGCCGGGGCGCGCTGGCCAAATGTGCGAGGGCGCCTACGCGGTGCTCCCCGACATGGTCGTCTGGCGCATCACGGACAAGCTCGCCGGGGACGTGACGTACATGCTCTCGGCGTGGGATGATCTGTGTCACGACGAGGAGTTCGAGCCGGCGCTCATCGAGCCCCGGAGCCGGGCCTGGTACCCGGTCACCGACGAACAGCACGCGGCGCTCGCCGCGTGGGAAGGGAATGTCCCGTGAGCAAGCTACCCGATGGCAAGTACCGGCTGACCTGTCGCGTCGAGAGCCCGCTGCCGAAGAGCGCGATCTCGCGCCGCCGCAGCGGCTGGCAGCGTCACTCCAGCTGGAGCGAGGGGACGTTCTTTACGATCGCTGGTGGGATCTGGACATGTGACGCGGGCTATCGGCGGTACGGCGCGAAGCTGCTCACGTCGAATCACCTGCAGCGGGTCATCGCGGCGATCCAGCCGCACCTGGAGCCCTGGGCGCCGTCGCTGCCGTCACATGTCGTGGCGCCGTACGATTGCCAGGCGCTGCTCGATCACCTCGTGACGCTGGGCAAGCTCACGCTCGCCGAGGTGCTGGAGGCGCACGAAACGGTGGACGTTGCGGAGAAGATCGAGGCCGGACTGCGGGCGCTCTGCCCGCCCGAGCCCGATCCGTGCCCCTACGTCGAGGAGGAGTGCTGGGATCGTTCGTGCGTGACGCACGCTGAGTTACATGCTGCAGAGGCCCAGGCGTTCGCCGGGACGCTCGTCTCGTTCGCCGCGAAGGCAGCGATTGCCGCCGCCGAGGAGGCTGCTGCTGCCACGGCACCGGTATGGCGTGAACCGGCACCGGGCGAGCTTCTTGTCGGGACGGTGATCGCTGACGCCACCGGCACGACCTGGGTTGTCATCGGGGTGCGGAGCGATGATCAGGGGTACGACTGGCGGAACGACCGAGGAAGCCTGCTGGCCGATGCGTACCGACAGGAGAGAATAATCGGTCACGTCGCGGACATGGTCGCCGAGGGGCTCGCCGCGCTCTCTGCGGGCCCGCGCGCATATCCCTACGGCACGTGGCAGGGCACCTGGCAAGCCACGGGTACCGACGCCTTCGACCTGGACTGAGCGACACGACGAGCTTCACGACGAACGAAAGGACCCCGAGCATGAACCAAGCACACATGACCGACGTGGTGGTCGAGTACCACGGGAGCGTCGCGCTCCTGCGACCCATGACTGCCGAGGCGGGCGACTGGATCACCGAGCACTGCGCCCCCGAGCCCTGGCAGTACTTGGGCGAGGCGCTCGCCTGCGAGCCCCGGTACGTCGCACCGATCATCGACGGGCTCCGCGAGGACGGGTTCACCGTCTCGGGGGGCTCGCTGTGCCTGTGACCTGGATCCGAGGACGCCTGAAGTCAGGCCCCTACGCGGGCCCCATCTGGGGCGCCGAGATCGGTACCGCCTTCCTGTGCATCCTGCCAGGCAAGACGCCCGCGGGGGCCAAGCAGTACGAGGTGCTCTTCGCGGATCTCGTGCTGGGGGAGAAGCCCACGCTGAAGGCAGCGCAGAAGTTCGCCGAGGAGACGCTCGGGGGCTACATGGATCGGCTAGCCCTGGGGCTTCGCCGGCTCTCGGGAACACATGACCTGGAAGCAAGGAGGGACGCAGCATGAGCACCCACGACTACACCACCGACCAGGCCGTTCTGGTCGTGCCGTGTCCGGCCTGGGCGCCGACTCCGATGCTGGCCTTCTCACCGGAGCACATGATCGGGGCGACGCCGCGTGGGCGGCGGCAGCCCGGCGTCCTGTGGCTCAAGGTCACGGCCGAGGGTGTGCCGGTCGAGCCAGCGGAGGAGCCCGCAAAGGACTCCCCGATCGCCGACCTGATTCTGTACCGGCTCGCGGAGGCGTACACCGCCCTCGTGCTCGCCGGCAGCGACGACGAGTCTCCAACCTGGAAAGCGTGAGGTGATCCTATGGGACAGAACTACTACATCGTGAACCCCAAGAAGCGGCAGTACCTCCACCCGCACAAGTTCGGCGACGGACTCAAGCTCATGGAGTTCGGCGCGTCCGGCTCCGGGACCATGATGGGGCTGGCCGTCCTGCTCGCCGACGGCAACGGCCGAGGCGGCGGCGACTTGCGCAGCGAGAACCCGCTCATCGGCAGCTGGGCCGGCGACCCCATCGTGATCGCCGGGGACTACGCCGACGAAGGCAAGTTCATCTCACCCGAAGACCTGGCGCTCTACCGAGCCGAGCAGGTCAAGGACCCGGAGCACATGGCGTGGCTAGCCAAGAAGGGGATCACCGCGAGCGACGTCGTCCCGAACCTGTACAACCTGGCTAGCCAGTGCTACGAGGACATATCCGACAAGGTGATCCTTGCGCTGTGCGACGATCCATGGGAGCGCAAGGCGCTCATCGAGCGAGGCGCGGAAGCGGCGAAGAACTGGAAGCCGGCGCCGACTGGCGATGCCTTCAGTCTGGAGTGAGAGGAGGGACACGAGCATGACCCGGTACGCGGCAAACACAGGCGTCAGTGTCGAACGCTCGAAGGGCGAGCTTGACTCACTGCTCGCCAAGGCGGGCGCGAAGCAACGCGCGCTGCTCAACGACGAGGACCGCGGGCAGGCCGTCGTGGTCTTCTCCCTGCAGGAACGGCAGGTGAAGCTCTCCATGAGCTTCCCCACGTACATGACCCTGCTGCACGAGGCGCAAGTCCAGCCGCCCCGCGGCTGGCGCGGCTGGACACCGGCGCAGCGGGAGAAGTGGCTCCGGGGAGAGGTCGTGCAGTGCGAGCGCCAGCGGTGGCGCGGGCTTCTCCTGTGCGTGAAGGCGAAGCTCGAATTGATCGCCGACGGCTCGTCCACGCTGGAGCGCGAGTTCATGGCGGACATACTCCTGCCCGACGGGCGCACCGTGCAGGAGACGATCGGGCCCCGGATCGCAGAAGCGTACTCAGGCGGACACATGCCGCCGATGCTGCCGGCGTACGGCGGAGGAGCGTGACCATGCCCATCGACAAGCCAACCACGACGTTCACCGAGGGCATGGTCCGTGGCATGGAGCTACGGGCCGGGCCGAACCAGCCAGTGCTGACTGGCCTCGAAGCCGTGGCGGTACATGCCCTGCTGGAAGCGCTCGCGCTCGTGACCATCATGGCGTCCGACTCCCTGGACCGGGTCGCCGACGTGGTGCGACGCATCGGGGTCGCCAACGCCACGACGAGCGGCGAGGCGACACTGCTCGCGGCGTACTCGCACCTATGCTTACGGGAGATCGATGAACGGAAGCGAAGGGCGGCGGGGAAGCCGTGAAGCGCGCGATTGCCAGGGAGATGTCGGCCGAGATGGAACGGCTGCGCCAGGACGTGCGGGACGCATGTGACGTAGGCGACGTCCGCCGATGCCGCTCATGCAAGCGACTCGGGCTGCGCCCTGGGTACATCTGCATGTTCTGCGGGCACGACCCTTCGATCCGAGAGGAGGACACATGAAAGCCTCTCCCCCGAAGCCGCTCGATCTGTTCATGGTGCAGAGCGCGACCGAGCGCGCTCGCGCCTACATCGCGGAGACAGAGCGCCGGGTTGAGGATAGCCGTACGGACGCTTGCCGCGAGGCGCGACTGAAGGCTCGTGAGTGCCGCTGGTGCTTCTACCGGAGCAGCTTCGCCGGGCAGGCGTTCACCGACTGGAACTGCTGGTCGTGCGGCAAGGAAGACAGTCACGCGAACACCGCGGTGCCGCGCCTCTGCGACACATGCGCGGACAAGCTCGGACTCTGCGTGCGCTGCTGCGCGGATCGAGAACTGAAGCGTCGGAAGACGCTGGAAAGGAAGTGAGCATGGCAACCAAGAAGAAGGCTCCGAAGAAGCGGGTAACCATGGGGGAGCCCGGCTGTGCCGAGTGCGAGGCGTTCATCAACAGACTCGCGCATGTGCTGCATGCGTCAGGCAGCGCCACGACCGCGCCGGCCACAACGCTCGCGGCCCTGCTGGCGGCTGCGCGAGGCATCGAACTGGTGCTGGCAAACCGACCAGGACCGGACGGGCAGAGCATCAGCGACATCGGCGCGGCACATACTTTCGCTACCGCCATTCCGAACGGGGTTCTGCTCGCTCTCACCGAGGACATCGTGGCGCCATGGAAGGTCCGCCCTGCGGACGAGCCCGTCGCGAAGCCGGCGACGCGCAAGCGGAAGGCTCGCAAGTGAGGACCGTCGCCTACTGCGGGGACTACACCGCGCTGACCACCACGAAGTGGGGTGCCAAGATATATGTCGACGCGCGCGACATCACGATCGCGCCGCACATCATGCTGCAGGGCGACTGGGAGCCCTGGATCACCGACTGCATGGCGGCGATCCTGCAGAAGCACAAGGGCTGCACCTTCATCGACGTCGGCGCGAACGTCGGCTGGTACACCCTTCTGGCCTGCGGGCTCGGCGCACAGCATGTGTTCTCGTTCGAGCCGAACCCGAGGATGGTCGAGCTTCTGCGCAAGACCATCATGGTCAACGGCTACCGACGCCAAGTGACGCTCACGCCGGCTGCATGTGGAGCGGCGCCTGGGACCATGGAGCTTGTCGTGAACCCGGAAGAGGCTGGCGGAGCACATATCGAGAGCGAGGGGGTTCCTGAGCACTTGCGGGGTCGGCCGGACCAGCAGGTCCCCGTGCAGGTCGTCCGGCTCGATGACATCCTGGGCCCTCCGGCGGTGCCCCCGGTGGGCGTCGTGATTCTCAAGGTCGACGTCGAGGGCTTCGAGCCACAGGTGCTCGGGGGCGCACCGGAGCTTCTGAAGCGCCGCCCCATCATGTTCCTGGAGCACAACCCCAGCGAGGCCAGCAGGGCGCTGTACGAGTCCCTGAGCCTGTCAGGGTACATGCTCCAGCATGTGGCCCACTCGGGGCACCCCGGCCCGGCCCTCACCCCCGAAGGGGCGTTCGATCTCGGACCGGCCGAGATGCTCCTGTTCACCCACGCCGATGGCTAGCACCCCGCCGGCTAGCCGCCCGCGGGGCAACCTGACGGTGACCGATCTGCGTGACATCCTGCGGCATACCCCGGAGGACTTCGAGGCGACCATCGACGAGGTGGTGGCTAGCTGCCGCGACGAGAGGACCGTCGACTTCTGGCTAGCCATGAAAGAGTTTGCGCGTCGGGGATCTGATGAGTAGACTGGCTAGCTGACTGGTCACGAGAGCATGAGGCCCTCGCACAAGCGCGAGAGCAGAAGGAGTCACCGCAATGGCAAACCGCGTCGCACGTGACGCGCGGATATTCGCCGAAGCTCGTACGGCAATGCGCAACCTTCTCCGTGCTGGAGAACAAGGCGCCACCGGACAGGCTATCTTCGGTAATCCACGCTGGGCTCACCTCTGGCACGGAAAGCTGATGCGTCGCCTGTGCAAGCGCAATCTCGTGCGCCGTGCTGCCCGCGGCGCAGCTACCGGGCACGGTCCTCCGTTTACCGTTTACGTCGCATCCAACGAACTGCGTGAGGTTGCGGAGGACAACAATGCGTTGTCCAACATTCTCTGGCCCAGCTACGACATCCCGGAGTTCGGCGCCAAGGAGACGGCGGAGGAGGAACCGCGGGACATCACGATGGCGAACGCAGAATTAGAATCCATTGCCCAGCGAGTCCGACAGCGTCTCGTCGGGCAGAGCAGCGGCGCGCCGTCACATGACGACGAGCCAGAAGAAGAGGTCCACGACAGCCTGGATGCGAAGCTCAATGCGCTCCTGCAGATCCAGGACGTGACGATGCAGAACATCGTCTACATGCGGGAGCGTGTGGACGCTCTGACCGCTGAAGTGGTCGCTCTGCGAAAGGCCTTTGAATGATCTCCGAAGCGACGGTACAGAAGTTTCGCGATGAGTACGCCGCGGCGACGACGGAGTACGAGCGGGCTTGCATCGAGCAGTCGGTTGGGCTCGCGATCGTGCGAGCCGATGGCAAGGGCGTTCACAAGAAGGGGGCCGGGCGCGTGGTCGGCAAGATGCTCGGTCTCTCGACACATGTGACCGCGTGCCACACCTTTTTGATCAACGTAGGCGATCTCGCGGAACCTCTCTGGTCGCTGCTCGACGCGGATATGACGCTGTCAACAGCGACCACGCTTGTACGCCGGGCTCGCAAGATCAAGCTCAAGGGCGAGACTACGCAGGCGGCCCTGATGCGTGCGCTCGCCGAGTACGTGCAGCTGCCGCACGTCAAGCATCTGCCAGGCGGCAAGATCATCCGCCAGACTGGACCGGTCACCAAGCCGATCACAAGGAACACGGAGCATGAGTCGGAGCCGCCGGGGGCGGTTGCCCGTAGCGGGAACGGCGCGGACGAGCGCAAGTTCTGGGCACAGGTCCGCGGGATGCTGCTCGGCTACGTGCAGAGCCACATGGTCGGCTTCTCCGAGGAGAACATCGAGATCGAAGTCCGGCGTATGGACATTGAACTCAAGGTCGCGTTCGAGCAGTTTTCTCACAGGCTCCGGGGCAGGACCAACCAAGAGCCGCTCAGTACCGTCATATCCCGGCGGAGACTCTCCGAGGCGTGCCAGGTATTGCGCATCGATCCGCCGAAGAGCGTGACAGCCGTCGAGCCCGCGTTCTTTGTGAAGGCGCAGCGTCAGTTCAAGTTGCTGGCGAAGGAGTATCACCCGGACACGCATGGCACCGACGCCACGCGGCCGATGTTCGAGACCGTGATGTCGGCCTGGAGAACCATCGAGCAGTTTCGTGACTCCCTGTAGCCAGGGAGCGTTTCAACAGAAGAAGGGACCGACAACATAATGGCAAGCAAACGCAGCAACGGGATCCGCAACCTCGCCGCCTTCCCGCTCGACACGGGCCTGAGCAAGCCGCAGCGAGTTGCCTCTCTCCTCGACTGGTGGGCGGAGAAACAACGGTACGACTTCCTCGGGTACAACGAGATCACGAAGGCCGTGAACGGCTACAAGCACATGCCCAGGATGGACACCGAGGAGGTCGCCGTCATGCGTGGCCTCGTCGGGCGCGCGGGAAAGATCCTGCAGAAGAAGTACAAGCGGGCCCTCGTGCGGCACCGGGCGCTCGGGGCGCGGGCCACGTTCGACTCGGTCGACGCGATCCGTCACAAGGCGGTCGAACGCACGAAGAAGATCGAGCGGGACATCGTGGCCCTCTCGGATCTGGACGAGATCATCGATCTCAAGAGCATCACCGACACACCGGAGAACCGGCCGCTGAAGCAGTGGTACCAGCGGGATGTGAAGGGGATTCTGAAGCAGGTCGCCTCGCCGGAGTTCCGGGCGCGGATGCTCCCGCCGGCCCAGAAAGACGACGAGGCGTAGGAGCACATGCCTGAGAGGCCGCCGGAGCCAGCAAGGGCGGCGGCGACGATGGACGAAGCGACGCGCAACGCGATTCGCAAGCTCACCGTCGTCGTCGCCGCCTACGAGCGCGGAGACATGACCAAGCAGCAGGCGATCGAGGAGATCGGTCGCATCGTGGACGACGACACACGCAGAAGGGCACGGAAGTGATCATCCTCACGCACCACGCGGTCGAGCAGTACATCACCCGCTTCGACCGCATGCTCACGGTGCCGCAGGCGTTCTCGCTCCTGAAGGAGCAGCTGCCCTATGCGAACCGCCTGAAGGAGCGGAGCCTGAAAGGGGATGCCCTTTGGCAGCTGCCCAACGGAGCGTTCCTGGTGACCCGCATCGGGGCCCGCGGGGATCACGTGGCCGTGACCATCCTTCGGGACGCCGTGGAGGCGGCCCTGCGCGGGCGGGGACCGACGGCGGAGGAGATGGAGATGCTTCTGGAGAGAGCCGGTGGGGAGCCGTACCAGCCACCCCCGACCAGCGGGAAGATCCGCATCCACGTGGAGGTCGAGTACTCGCTCGGGATCGAGAATGATCCGCTCTTCCGGGAGCGCCTCGTGCGGGCAATCAGCAAGCTCGTGGGCGGCATCGCCCACACCGGACTCGCTCAGGGCAAGGTCGTCAAGTACATCGTCGAGGAGGAGAAGGACACATGAAGAAGGATGACAGTGAGTGGTCGGCGCGGTTGCTCCGGCAAGGCGAAACGACGTCATGTGACGTGCCGCTCGTGGCGCGCACCGCGGACCAGGCCGACGTGGAGGCCAAGGAGCGGGCGGCGGCTGTCGGGGCAGTCGTGCTCGCACTCGTGTACCGGGGGGAGGATTCGTGACCTGGATCGAGACGTACAGCGGCAAGCGCTTCGACCTGCTCGCTCCGCAGACCGATCAGGTCGACCTCGTCGACATCGCGCACGCGCTCGCGCGGATCAACCGGTTCACGGGGCACACCACGTTCCCGTACTCCGTTGCGGAACATGCACTCCACGTCGAGTGGCTCGTAGGTGGCGGTCCGCTCCTGCGCTGCCTCGCGCTGCACCACGACGACAGCGAAGCGTACGTGGGGGACGTGTCGGCACCGATGAAGTGGGTGATGCGGCAGCGGGCGGACGAAAACTGGATGCTGCCGTCGGACTTCGACATCATCGAAGACCGGGTGCAGGAAACCATCCTGGCGGCCCTGAGCTTGCCGCCGCCGACGCCCGAGCAGAAGAAGCTCATCAAGCTGGCCGACCTCACCCTGCTGGCGGCAGAGCGGCAGGTCTTCATGCCGAACACCGGCGCGTACGAGTGGAACCTGCAGCATGTCCCCTCCGCTGAACTGCTGCAGCGCCTTCGCGACCGGTACTGGCGTGACGCCCGGACGGAGCAGATCGCGGAGCGCTTCCTGATCACGGCGAAGTCCCTGCTGGTGCAGCACCGCGCCAGCTAGCCTGTGGCGGAGCGCCCGGCTCCTGCGGTACGCTCCCGGCATGGCGCGAAAGAAGACCGACGACGACGCCACGAGCCTGCATCCGTCGTCGCTCCAGGCGATGCTCGACTACGTCGCGAGGATGAAGGAGGAGCGCGGGCCTCGCGCGGCGCGTCCGGTTCGGTTCATGGGCAGGATCGACGCCCTGCCTGCCGGGGTGCCGGCATACATCGGCGAGGGCGTGGCGTGGGCCGCGTTCCTCGAAGAGAACCTAGACCGCTTCCAGCGGACAGTGGACGTGCCCATCGGCGACCGCCTTGGCTGCGGGCGGTTCGGCTGCGTCTTCGAGTCTACATCCCCGTGGGTGGTGAAGCTGACGCGGGACGAGTCCGAAGGCCCGGTCTGGTCGACTATGAAGGGGTTGCTAGAGGAGGAAGTGGACGGAGAATCCATCTCGGACCTGCTGCCGTCCTACCTGCGGGTACATGACGTCGTGCGCGTGACGCCGGACGTCATCTTCATCGACAAGCTGCAACCCGTGTTCGCGATCGTGCGCGAGGAGGCGGCCCCTGTCTTCGACAACGTGGCGGCGCCTAACCCGCGCGACAAGTACGACATCCAGTACCAGGCCGCGCTGTCCGAGGAGACGCTGAAGCGCATCGGGCTCACCGAGCGAAGCCTGGAGCGGGCCGATCTGCAACGGCCTGTGCTGTACTCGCACATGGCCTCCGTCGTGACGCGGCTCCCGAAGGGCGTGCAGGAGCAGTTTGCGGAGCTACACCTCGCCGTGCAGGCCACACGCGCGTACCGCGGCTCCGCGGACACGTTCCACATGTACCGCTGGAAGACCGATAAGACGGAGCGCGAGGAAGAGCTTGCTGACTCGGCCCTGCAGGACATGATGGCGGCGTGCACGCTGATGCAGCGTCTGCCCATCTCGCGTGAACTCGGGGTCACCCTGGCGACGTCACATACCGAGGCTGACCTCGCGTTCCGTGACTTGCACATGTACAACATCGGGTGGCGCATCCACGGGAAGATCGAGGGCGAGAAGCTCCCGAAGTGCATGGTGATCCTCGACCCCGGCGCGATGGCGACGCCGTTCATGCCGGAGATCCGAGAGATCGAGCTACTGGAGAACGTGGGCATGTACCTGCGGAACGCCGGGCTGATCGAGTTCGAGCCCAACGACGCGCTCACATTCGCCGACGTGCCAGCCAGATCGTTCTACGATGCTTTCGAGAGCGCGATGGGGCCGCACAACCGGTACAGCGCATACGTCTCGCACTACTCCATCCCAGAACTGGAGGACATGCTGGCTCGCTACCTTTCGGCGACCGGCCTCTCCGGGATCGCCGTGAAGGACCACGGAGACGGACGGATCGAGGGCACGGCGCTGTTCAACGAAGGGGACCCGCCGGGCTCGGGGTCGGTCGTGCTGGAGCACGCGATCAATCATGCCGGGGTCAACTACCTCGAATGTTTCGGCGACGGTCTCCGTCGGATATACGAGCGCACCGGGTTTGTGGTCATGGACCGCTTCCCGTTCAACGACGAGTACGCGCCGCGGGACTGGAACTACGGCCTGTTCGGCAGGCCCGACTACTTCACGCTGCAGCTAAGGAGGGCACCCATGACGGACAGAATCCCAGAAACCGCAGAAGAGCGCCGCGCCGCCGTCGCGGAGATGGTCAAGAACCCCGCCGGCACGCGAGCCAGCATCATCGAGGCACTCCGGCGGGATGGGCTGACGGACAGCGAGATCCGCCGCGAGATCGCGATCGTAGAGCACACGGTCGGATTCTGATAGGCGCTCAGGTCGCTCCGCTTTGGCGCTCACGGTCGGAGATCCGAGCCCGCTGCTCCTGGCGACGCTGATGGCTCCAATTGTTCTTGTTGCCGTTGGACTTCCAGGGCTTGCAGAAGATGCAGCCTGCTCGAACGTCCTTGCGCTTCCCGCGTTTGTGGTGAGCCATCACGATCACTTCCTGCCGGCGTCACCGGCTCGAATGTGATCATGGAAAGTTCAGCGAGGCGTACTTCCCGAAGTAGCTACGCGCCGCTGCGTCGTACACACGCGCCGCTTCACGAGGGTTGTCGAAGAGCCCGAGGTAGAGCCGGCGCTTGCGTCCGCTCGGCGTGACGTCCCCAGCGCATATGCCTGCCTCCCACTTGCCGGCGTTGGAGTTCCAGGAAACGCCCTTGTAGCCGCCCTTCTTCTGGTTCTTGCTGCTCGTGACGTTGGTGGAGTTCCCGCGCGCCGACGTGACACGCAGGTTCTTCTTGCGGCAGTCGAGTGTGTCCCCGGACACATGATCCACCAACTCGCCGGGGCGGGCGCCCATCACGAACCGGTGCAGCATGACCGACTGCTTCTTGCCATCGCGGCCCGGTGTCACTCGGAACGACGTCTGCGCGTAGACCTTGTCGGGCTGCGACGCCTTCGTCTTCAGGTGCCACGTGAACTGGCCCACCTCTTTCGCGTCAGAGGCATCGATCAGGGCGTAGAGCCCGTGCGGCAGGGGGACGCGGACGGTGCCTCCCATGGCTCAATCCCCCGGCAGCCGCACGAGGAACCCCGGTGTTCCGTTGCCAACCCATGCGCCCGACGTGTTGAAGTCGAAGAACTCCAGTGCGTCCTCGTAGGACATGTCGCGCTGCAAGATCGCGATGCACTTGTCCCGGTCGTAGAGCACTATAGTCGGCTGGCTCACGCGCTGGACAATGCCGATGATCGCGTCCTCGAAGCCGTCTGCGAGGAGCGCGTCGGGGGCTTGCTCGGCGAGCCACGCCTTCACGTCGTCGGTCACTGTGCCAAGCCTTCCGCCACGGCGTCCACCTCGTCAAGCTCCTCGCCGTCGTAGCCCTCGAAGCCGGGTAGACCGTGGGCACGTATGGTGCGCAGATCGATGCGCCGCCAACGCCCCTTCGGTCTTCCGGCATCCGTTGCCCGTTCGCGCTTCGCCGTTACCCCCGCGACGTCTAGCACATGACCGCGATCCACCTCGACAGCGACGTGGTGCAAGTCTCCTCCCTCGAACATTCCAACGAGAGGGAAGCCGGTGAGTTCTCTGAGTCTCAGAGCGAGAACGGCGCAATCCCCGCGCTCGAAGTCCATCACACGTGCTCCACGGTCCACCATGGCGGGAAGAGGGCTTCCTGCTCCGGCATCGCCGCGTACATGCGCCGGATGACTGCCTCCGGGACGTCGTGGACGTTCCGCGCGATGGACACCTCTGGGTTACAGTCCAGCTGCATGATCACCGGCTCGTAGCCGTAGGCCGCTGCCGTCGCCCAGTAGGGCGCGACCTCGGAGACGTGGATGTTCGTGTTCGCGCACGCGATGTTGCTCACGCCTCGCTGCGCCGCTTCGATCCAGCGGCGCAGGTTCCAGGCATGTGCCTCGCTGATCTTGCTCGGGTCGAAGGTGTACGGGTCGCCGAAGTAGTCGTCGGTTGAGAAGACGTCGAGCGGCTCCTCGCGCGCCAGGTCGGCGGCCAGCGTGCTCTTCCCGCATCCGGGGAGCCCTCGCATGATGATCGCTCTCAGCACAGAGCCTCCTTCATGTCCGCGTCCACGAGCCGCAGGTCGTACGGGATCCCCGTCTCGTCGAGCACCCGCGCGAACTCCGGCATGTGCTCCTCGCGGTCGTCCCAGATCCTGATGTACTCGATCTCGGGGCGCTCCTCCAAGATCCGTAGGATCGCATTGAGCTTGAACGGCAGGGTGCCGCCTCCCGTCGTGAGGTGCACCTCGTCGAACTCCAGGGACATCTGCCCGAGCAGGTCGCGGACGCGCTCGGTGAAGCGCTTCACGAGCCGCCCCGTCATCAGGACGGCCAGCGTGTCCGGGTCGTCGATCGCGCGGCGGGCCTGGCTGACCGTCTCCTCGATCCACCAGTCCGCTGTGGGATGTGTCGGCACGCACGGCTCCTGCAGGGACTCGGGCCGGCCCCACCAGCCCTTGCCCTCGGGCCACCCCGCAGGCTTGTCCGGGGACCGGAACAGCGTGTTGTCGAAGTCGAAGACCTCCAAGCGCGTCGGCCTCATGGGAACGTCCCCACGGTGCCGTGTAGGACCGGCCCGTCGTACACCACGACCCAGGACGGCGGCTCTGACAGCAGCGCGTTCGAGTGCGCCGGAGAGACCCCCTCGGCCGTCGCCACCGTCACATGCGGCACCGGGTTCGCGCTCGGGATGTTGGCCCGCACCACGACCGCCTGCGCCTGCCCGTCGTCGCCCCAGCCCACGACATGTACCTGGACGCGAGCCCCGAGAGGCAGGAGCCCAAGAACCTCCGGGCTCGGCTTGAAGGCGATGGTCATGTGGTGGGCGTACAGCTTCGGCAGGAGCACATGTCCTACGTGCTCCGACCACCACGCCAGAAGCTCCTCGCGGCTGGATTCCTCAAGGAATACGGCAGCATAGACCACTTTCTTCGCGGCGTTCCGCTGCAGACCCGGCCAGGACCCGATGACGCGCCGTGTTAATTCCATCGGATCGTCGGCGAGCGATGGGTGGCCGAGCAGCGCCTCGCGCGCCAGCGGCCCGATGAGGCCCCTGTCGTGCGGCTTGAGGCCCAGCGTCGAGATGACCCGCATGTTGTCCACCGGGGGCCTCTCGACGGCTGTCAGAAAGGCCCCCGCGTCTGCGTCTGTCATGTCCCCCGTGACCGCCAGGAGGCGCTCCCGCTGCTCCGGGGTGAGCTTGGCGACGGGGATGTCCAGGTCGAAGCCGGCGTCGAGCATGAGCACCAGAAGCTGGGGGCGGCGCTCCTCCTTCATCTGCCGGCTCAGGTAGGCCCGTGCCGGCCCCTGTCGCGTGATGTCCACGAGGACGTCGAGCAGGCCCAACTGGGCGAGCATCGGGAGCCCGTCGAGCGCGTTCTCCATGCGCAGGACGTTGTTCACCAGGAGCGCTGTCACCGGCTCCCAGGGCACATCCCGTAGCGTGCCGGCGTTCCGTCGGATGGACTCGACGACCTCGGAGGGGATCTCGAAGCCGTACCGGAGCGCGAACTTCACCGCCCGGAGCATGCGCGTCGGGTCGTCCGAGAAGGTCTGGTCCGCGGGCGACGGCGTGCGGATCTGCCGGTTCTCCAGATCGATCAGCCCCCGCCCGGTGATGTCGATGATCGGAGCGCCGTCTGGACCGTCGGCGAGATCGGAGAGCCGCCAGAGCAGCGTGTTGAACGTGAACTCGCGCCGGTACACGTCCTCCTCAATGGTCGCAGGGCGCACGTCCGTGGGCTTGTACCCCTGGCCGCCGCCTCCGTAGGACTCGGCGCGGGCGTTCGCGATCTCCATGACCTCGCCCTGCATCGGGTGGCCGTCGAGGGACCAGTCGCCCTTGATGGTCAGGATCGCGACGCCGTACTGGTTCGTCGTGAGGTTCGTGGACGTCGGGATCTCGGTCGCGATCCGACGAGCGAACCACTCGGAGTCGTGACGCGCTCCGATGCTGTCCACGACAACGTCAATGTCCTTGATGGGCTCGCCCAGGACGTAGTTCCTGACGGCTCCTCCCACGACGTACACGTGCTCGGCCACATGCGCGTGGCGCGCGACGGCGGACAGGAAGCGCATCAGCGCGACCGACCGGGCATGTACCTCGGAGGCGTTCGGCTCGTACATCAGTACCCCCCGCTCTTGAACCAGCCTTCGCCGTTCAGCACGAACGCGCTCTTCGAGATCAGGCGCTTCGCCGTCGCCTTCGCACACTTCGGGCATGTGCGCAGAGGAGCCGCCGTGATCTTCTGCTCGGCCTCCCACTCGTGGTGGCACGCGGGATCGGTGCACTGGTACTCGTAGGTCACAGCCCGACGGCTCCTTCGGTGTTTGCGCCGCGCAGGTTCGCGCCGGTCAGGTTCGCGTAGCTCAGGTTCGCGCCGGTCAGGTTCGCGTAGCTCAGGTTCGCGCCGGTCAGGTTCGCGTAGCTCAGGTTCGCGCCGGTCAGGTTCGCGCCGGTCAGGTTCGCGCGGCTCAGGTTCGCGCCGGTCAGGTTCGCGTAGCTCAGGTTCGCGCCGGTCAGGTTCGCGTAGCTCAGGTTCGCGCCGGTCAGGTTCGCGGCGGTCAGGTTCGCGTAGCTCAGATTCGCGCCGGTCAGGTTCGCGGCGGCCAAAGTCGCGCGGCCGAGGTCCGCTTCGCGCAGGTTCGCATCGCGCAGGTTCGCATCGCGCAGGTTCGCATCGCGCAGGTACGCGCCGCGCAGATCCAAACTCTTCGGATCTGCACCCGCCATGAGCATCGCCGCGGGAGCCGCGTCGAACTTGTCACGGATGAACGCACGTACCCGAGCCTCGTACTCCGGCTTCGGCCTCTCGTTCTGCTTGCCGTAAATCTGCTCGAACCGACCGCTTGCGGGCAGAAACTCCATGGTCACGTGCGGCTGCCCCTGTGGATCGCGAAGGCTGTAGATCACGGTGTCTCCTCTGCGCACCTGCTCGCAGTACGTCCCTACGCAGTGCTGCATCACCTTACCCTCGGCTTCGAGCGCCTCCGGCGGAAGCTCCTGCACGGTCCAGCCGTCGCCGTACTCGTAGACGACTGGGCCTTGCGGCACACGGACGACGACCTTGAAGTTCTTCGCTGCTTCGATCGCCTCGGCGGCCGTCACCCTACCGAGATCGATGTGATTCGCGAGCGCCCACTGAGCGATGGCGGTGCCGCGCCGCGTGAGCGCCTCCGCGATGGCTGTGAAAATCGGTGCCTCGTCGTACCAGTGCATCGCGTGAGGATGCGTGATGCGACCCTCCTGCTCCTGTTTCCAGGCGCGCTGCGTCCGCTTCGCGATCGGTCCTAGCTGCGCGGCGACCCACGGAAAGAGGAAGTCGTATTCGGAATCCGGCGGAAGCTCCGGCTCAAGCATCGTAAGTAGCTCGGAGATCCGTCTCGCCGTCAGAGCGCCACGGATACCTCGCTCGAACCCGAACTCGTTGCGCCAGTGCATCTCCCGCGAGGATGCGGCTACGCCCCAGGTGCCATCGGTGCCATCGAAGAGCGCGTTCTCCTGCTGGAGAAGCTCAACACCGAGAGTGTTCAGCGCGACCCGGATCGTCTCCCACGCGACCACCGGCATGTGCTCGTACGTCTTCGCCACCCAGCGGAGGCGGTCGATCGGAGCGTTGGGCTCGTAGTCGTAGGTCACGTCAGCACTCTCCTCCGCGCTCGATGTCCCACTCTGCCAGCTTGCTCTCGAAGATCACTCCGCGAGGCGCGGAGTAAATCTCCGGCGCTAGATCCTCGTTCCACCACGCGCCGTCGTAGGCTTCGTCCAGGCTCAGGAGGTACAGGACGGCGATGTCGGCCGCCAGGGAGTCATCCAGTTGCCCGGAGAAGCGGTGCCCCCAGTGCAGCTTCCGTAACTCGTCCGTGGCGACCAGCACCGCGCGCTCCAGCACGGCCCCTTCCCTGTCTCCGTCCAGGTCTGCCTCCTTCTGTGCTTCGGCAAGGTCAGTGAACAACATGTCCACGGTCTGATCCAGTTCCTCGTCGTACCACCTAGCGACGTACCTCTTGGCCGGGACCAGGAGTCCCTCATTCACGGCGTAGTTCTCCAGCGTCTCGCGCCAGCTGGGGCGCTTCCCAGGTAGCACGAGTCCAGTCTGACCCCGACGACGGGACCGCCCGCGGAGCATGTCCACGAACACGCCCGGCTTCCCATCAAGGCGACGTAGTGCGTGCGTTTCGTAACCGCCAAGGCGCGCGATCTGAGACCACTCCTCCGGGTGCTCCGAGACGGACAGGCCAGGGCCTTCGTACGAGGAGTCAGCGCGACTCGGCGGGGCAGTCGGATCGCCCACGTGGAACACGCAGCGCTTGCGCAGAACCGGGATGCGGCTCATCGCCTCAACCACCTCGGCATCATCGCGAACCCAGCGATCACCGCAGCAGCGTACAGCCCCGCAGCACCGATGGCTAGCCCGGCTAGCATCTTCCCCCGTCGCGGGCTCATGTCCAGGTACATGACGGCAGCGTTGTTCCACCGGATCACATTCCCCGCGTAGTCGTCGGCCATCGCGAGGTTCCACTGATTCCGACCGGGCGAGCAGACGCTTCCAGAATTGTAGGCCGCCGCCATCTCCGGCAGCTGGCCGTCCCGGAGCTTGGCTAGCTTGGCTAGCAGCGCGGCCCCTACCTCGATGTTCGCCGCGGGGTCGTACATCTGGTCCGGGTCCGCGCCGAAGCCGCGCGCTGTCGCCGGCATGATCTGCATGAGCCCCCGAGCGCCCGCCCCCGACACCTTCGACGCCTGCTCCTCCGCGTTCGGGCTCCAGAGCCCCGTCTCCTCGGTCATCACCGCGAGGATCCATGACGGGGGGACCTTGTGCGCGCTTGCGGCGTCCAGGATCAGCCCGGACCAGTTCGCCCAGGTCTGCTCCATCTGCCTGTAGTGGATGCTCCCCGGCTCGAACGCGGGGGTGCCCTGGCCCTCCACGGCGATGAGGCCGTCCGCCTGCATGTCCCACCGCAGGCCGCCGCAGGCGTTCGAGAAGGCCATCCTGGCCGGATTCTAGAACATGTCCCCACGTGCTACCATCCCGGGTCGATGGACAAGCGGTGGCTCCTGGGGGGACTCCTGATCGCGTCCGGTGTCGGGCTCGCCGCCCTCGCGACGCGGCGGCCCAAGATCACGAGCAAGACCCGGCTCTTGCTGTTCGGGGACAGCCTGGCGGTCGGCCTGAACCCGCAGTTCAAGCAGCTAGCGGCCGAGGCCGGCGTCGAGGCATATGTCGGCAAGGGGATCGTCGGCACCCGGATCAACCAGTGGGACACAGACCTCTGGCTCGACGAGACGCTGGTGGCGTTCCAGCCGAACATGATCCTGGTCTCGCTCGGGACCAACGACGAGGCCACATCCCCCGGCGCCGTGGACCGGGAGGCGCCGCACCTCGCGAGGCTCCTCGACAAGCTGCACGCGACCGGCGCCGAGATCGTCTGGATCGGGCCGCCGGCTCTCCCGTTTCCTCGCCAGGGCGTGGCGGACATGATCCGGGCGAACGTGCCGTACTACTTCGAGAGCGAGAACCTGGAGATCCCTCGCTCGCCGGACCACCTGCACCCGAACGCAGCGGGCTACGCAGGATGGGCAGGAGCGATCTGGCAGTGGCTCACATGACGGGAGGGCCCCGTGAGCGACACCGACAAAGAGATCAAGGACGCCGTCGATGCTCTGCAGAAGGCCGAGGAGCTTCTGACGAAGCTCGATCGCGGCGGCATCCTGGCGAAGCTCGAAGAGCTTCGCGAAGCCGTCGAGGCGCTGCCACAGGTCCAGCTGGACATGCGTATCGCCAGGATGCGCCTCACGGCCCGACTCACCTCCGACCCGGACAAGACCCCTGTACAGGGGCTTCCTGTCAAGAGCCAATCGTCGCACTCGATTGCCAGGGTAGAGCCGCGGCTCTACAAGGATGACGACAAGACATGAGCCTATTGGCTAGCTCGGATAGCAATGCTAGCCTCCGGCTCGTGCCTTCACAAGCCAGCGCCACCAAGAAGAAGTCCACCGCGTCCACCCCCGGCATGTCACGAGGCCGCAGGGGCATGTTCCTGCGGATCCCTCCCGACTTGTACAAGAAGCTCCGGCGCATGACCGCGACGCAGATTTCGGCAGGGGAACGGGGCACGATCCAGGGCACCGTGATCGCGCTCATCGAGCGGGCCAAAGAGAAGCGTCCGTGACGGCGACGCGACGGAAGGCGCCAGCGAAGACGGTGAAGCGCCGCAAGGCCAAGCCGAAGAAGAAGCCGGCCGACCATGTGCTGCTCCTCCGTGTACGCCCTCGCGCGATGCGGTCAGCGCGGCGGAAGCGTCAGGCGCAGGAGGTCGTCGGGATCCGGTGCCGCGTGACAGCCCTGCATCCCGAGGCCGAGGCGCTCATGCTCCAGGAGCACCTGTACGGCCGGGAGTTCATCCTGCCGCTGTCCTCCGCGCCGAAGGACGGCAGGTACGTCAAGGAGCTTGCCCGCCTACATGGGCGGACCGTATGGCTCTCGCTGCGCCTGTTGTAGTAGAGTGAGGGTGCACCGCCTGCTTCTGTGCAGCCCGCCCGTTACCCCCTCTCGGGCGCGTAGCGCGAGGCAGGCGGTGCCTAACCGCTACGTGGGGAGGACGGCCTCTGCCGCGATGAACGCCATGAAGCGGGTGCCCTTGGCCGCGCCAGCGAGGCCGACCGCGATCTTGTCGATCTGGGTCGTGCCGCTGCGGAGCGACGCAATCGCCGCCTCCTGATAGGCCTCCAGCGCTTCCGCGTCGGAGCCCATCCAGAAGCGACCGCGGACTTTCGGGAGAACCGTCGGAGTCCAGCTGAGTGCGGCCGGCGCCGTGCTCAGCAGGAAGCGGACCACGAACGTGTGGCCGTCGCCGCCACCGGCGATGTCGACGTCGACCACATTCAGCTGCGGCGCCAGCGGCTTCGCGTTCGCCGCGACGATGGCAGCGATGGCTGCCGTGAACGCGGCCTCCATGCCAGTGGCATCGGCCGACTGGATGTACTCGTAGAGGAGGATGCCGCCGGTTGGAACCAGTGGGTCATTGAGGAACATGTGCGTGAGCCTTTCAGCCGTTCGGGAACTTGAAGACGGTGACGCCGCCCATGAAGCGAGTGCCCTTCGCGGCGCCCGCCAGCTGCTGCCAGAAGGATGGTGCGTTGTCGTTGTCCGTGGCGGCAATCGCGCGGACGACCATGTCGTTGAACGCGCCCGCGATCTCTTGCTCTGCGGACGCGAGGCAGAACTTCGAGACGAAGTACTCGGGGCCGGGGACGAAGGTTGGGGTGATGAGCACGTTCGTGGCGGGCGGCAGCGGGTAGTCGAGCGACCCCGCGTTGTTCGCGTGGCTCAGCAGGTTGCCAACGAACGCCGCGAGCCGCGGGACCGCGGTGTTCAGCTTGCGCCGGACGTACGTCACCGTGAACACGAACGTGTGCCCGTCGCCGCCACCGGCGAGGTTCGCATCGGCCGGCGTCCACTGGTCGTCCGTGGACAACGGCCCGTTGAGTGCGAAGACGGCAGCGCTGTCCGCAGCAGCCTTCGCTTCCATCGTCTCTGCATCGCCCGCCTGGATCTGGCGAACGAGGTAGTCGGGGATGCCGCGGCCGGTCTGGCCGACGTTGTAGTTGATGAGCGAGATGGTCATAGCTGTGGCTTCCTTTTCCTGCCCGGCGAGAGGCGCGGGCAACCGAGACGAGACTCCCACCGGCAGAGGCGCGGCAGGACAGGCCCCAGCCTACCGTCTCGCCAGAACATATGCCAGAGCCAAGCCGCCACCGGCCAGGATCAGGCCCCCCGCGAGCTTCACACCGGGCCTCTCCAGCAGCGGCCGGTCCTCGGGCCAGGGCACGCTCGGGTCAGGACATGCCTCCGCGCCCGCCCCGCGGGGGCACAGGTCGTGGATGTCCGGGATGTCCGGGTGCCACTCGAAGTGCCCGATGTCGTCCGCGGGGGAGACCCAGTCCCCTCCCCAGATCCCGCCCCAGCGCTTCCACTCGGCCGCCAGGGCGGCGTAGTCGGCGCGGGTACCGCCGTCGATGAGCAGGTCCGCGGCGCGGCCCCAGACGTGCCAGGAATGGCACCCGCTCACGCCCGTCGCGGTGCTGGTCCCGCCCGCGTAGATGGCGTTCTGCCGGGCGCACGTCCTGAAGCCTTCAGAGACGCGAGCGTTGATGCCGATGCTTCTGCCGTACGCGAGAAGGTCGGCGACCTTCTGCTCCATCCAGGGCGTGAGGCCCTTTGCCACGATCAATCCGTATCGACGAGCGGAGAACCGTCCTCGTCTTCGTAGGGAAGCTCGTCATGTGCCGGCTCGTTCGGCTCCATCCGCGCCTGCCACGGCGCCTCAGTGACCTCGACCTCGCGGGCGCGCGGCTGCACGACCAGGCTCTCGGTGCGCGGCTCCGGCGCGTTCGGCTCCATCGCAGGCTCCGCCGCGTTCCGCGTGACCTTCTTGCGCCTCGCGCCGCCACCGGAGCCGCGTCGGTACATGATGGCCACGTCCTTGCCGACCCCAGCAGCGTACTGCGCCACGATCTTGAAGCCGCGTGGCGACGTCGGGCTCGTCGTCACCGCCCGGTCGTGCTTGCCCTTCTGAGCGCCGATGCGGGCAAGCTGCTTCGCCTTCTCCAGCGGCAGCGGCGACTTGTTCACCTGCCGGAGAGGCTGCCTCCGATCACGTACCGACATCTCGAAGACGTAGTACCTCGCGTCCGCCTTGGTGGCCCCCCTCGTCGTCGGCATGTTCAGACGCTCCCCGAGAAGCCGATCACGACACCCATGAAGCGGGTGCCTTTCGCCGCGCCAGCGAAGGCGTTGCCGAACACCGTGAACCGCTTGCCCGGAGCCGGATCGAGCGCCCGGAGCCGGTCGTACGTCGCCTGCTGCGCGATGGCGAGCGCCTCCTCCTCGGACGCGAGGTACGCACCGGCATGAAACGGCTGCGGGGGGTTCCCTCCCTGATCGAGCAGCGTCGATGGCGGCGTCCCGTAGACCAGCGAGTAGAGCGTGTTCGCTAGGTTCGTCGTGAACGTGATCTGCACAACGAACGTGTGCCCGTCGCCGCCGCCAGCGAGATCCAGCGCGGCGATGCCGTACTTGTCGTTCACGGGCGTGATAGTGTTGTTGTTCAACGCAACGATCTCGGCGACCGCGGCCTCGATGCCGGCCTCGATGTCACCCGGCTCGGAGGACTGCACGAAGCGGGTGATCGTGTTCTGGTTGAAGCCCGGTGGGGAGAGAACGAACGTGCTGATCGACATGTGCCTATGCTGCCTCCGGTGGGGGTTCCGTGTCTACCATGGACGGCTGCATCATCTCGACGAGCGCGTCGAGCGGGAAGCCTTTCCCTGGATCTGTATGTGACAGGTCTACCTTCGGCCCAGGCTGCGGCAGCCCGTACTTCGCCCAGTTCTTCCAGGCCGCGTTCACGACGGCATGTGTCGTGACGCCGCCCACGTTCCCGGATAGCTCCCCCTTGAGCTTGCCCTGCCGGATGCAGGCGTCCCGGAGGCACTCGGCGACCTCCGCCTCGCTGGGGATCTGTGCTGGGATGCCGAAGTACGCTGCGGCCTTCGCCATGTGCGCCGCGCCGAGCTTCAGCATGGCCATGTTCGTATCCGACTCCCAGTCGGCGTCGAGCCACTTGGCGTAGCCGGCGAACTCGACGCCGTACGAGAGCCAGTTGCCGCCCGAGCACGACCACGAGATGTCCTGCGGCATCACGCACGTCACGATCGAGTCCGAATCCACGCAGGCATGTGCCGACGCCTCTGGCGACTTCTCGCTCGCGAACCAGGCAGCTACGTTCTCCGCGGTGTTCGGCTTGTCGGGCGCTTCCATCGAGTGACACACGAGGAGCGTCACAGCGCGGGGCTTCGCGGGGTCGACCCGCTGAAAGTTCGTGGACTGCACGAACTTCCACTGCGGATCGAACGGGTGCATCACGCGCCGAGAACTTGCACGGTCAACCGGCCGCCTGGGAACAGTCCTGTTCCTGGAGGCGTACCGACGACCGTAGCGCCGGTAAGCCCTGCGGCGACGTTGGCCTTGATCTTGATTGTGTACGTTCCGGCAGCAGGGGCGAGATCCGCGAATACGCGCGTGATTACTTCCTGAGCGCCGGCAGTAGCCGTTTGCCCGACGCCGTCGATGGGCACGTCAGGTCCCCCAGAACTGGCGAAGACCGCGAAGAAAATAGGACCGGTGCCGCCGGTGATGGCGGAGAAATACGCGCTCGCGTGGATGATGAGCTTCTGTCCTGCCGCTACGACCACGCCCGGCACGGACACGACCGTTACGGCCGTGCCCGGAGGCGCCAGAGGAATGGCGATGTCCATGGACCCGTTGTCGGCGTAGTAGGTCTTGTCCGTGCTCTTGATCTCGACCTGCTCGTTCCCGGCGCCCACTACGGCGAGCACGATGCCCGTTCCCGCGACGAGCTTCGGGAACAGGAAGTCCGGTGTCGTGTCGGCGCCGTCCACGAGAACCTTGTGATCCTCGGTTGATGGCGCGCTGATCTCGACCTGCTCGTTGGCCACCGGGCCCACGACGGCGAGCGTGATGCCTGGCCCAGCTTTGAGCTTCGGGAACAGGAAGTCCGGTGTCCCGTCGGCCATGTCGACGATGACCTTGTGATCCTCGATGCCGCCAGTGGAGATGGCGCCCTGCGTGATCAACCCCATGAAGCGCGTGCCCTTCGACGAGCCCGCGACCTGCACGTCCGACACGATCCCTGACGTCGGCGTCGCCGTTGCCTCGACAATCGCCAGCTGCTCCGCGTCGCTGGCGAGGTAGCAGCTGACCGTCGGAGGCGCGGCGGTGAAGCCGCCCGAGATCAGGTCCGTGATCTTCCCGGCCTCGATCGTGACCGTGAACGTGTGCCCGTCGCCCGCTCCGGCGAGCGTGATCCCGATGACTGCGTGTGTCGCCGGAATCGCAGCGATGGCCGCCGTGACCTTGTCCTGCAGGTCCGGCGCTTCAGCGCTCTGTACGACCTTGGTGATGAGCGAGGCTGCGGAATTGATCTTTACTGCGCCGTAGTTTGACATGTGTTCTTCCTATGTTCCGTACCGCGATACGTGCCTATCGCTCCACGCTGACGGTCACCGGCAAGAGCGCGAAGCCGCTCTTCTCGGGCTCGTACAGGCTGCAGGGGGTGCCAGCGCCCGCCGGAACCGCGATGTTCCTCCCCTGCTCGCACCACTCCGACCCGGCCCCCGTGTACCTCGCCGCGATCTTCTGTCCACGCGACGCGAGCCACGAAGATGGGTCGATCCTCAAGATCCCGCTACCGGGCGTGAACTGCGTGACGCTGAAGTACACGCGGCCCATGGACTGGCCGATCTGCTGACCACGGCCCACGTACTGCCCCTCCTGCACGGAGGGCACGACGCCGTCGTACATCAGCACCACGGGCTCGTCGTGGGTCGCGATGTGCAGGAACCGGTCCCCGATGACGGCGATCCTGCCCCCCGCCGTCGCGAAGACGGCCGTCCCCGCGGGGGCGTCGATGGCGAGGCTCGGATCGCAGACCTTGTACCGGTTGGGTCCGGGACATGCTGCCACGCCGCCCTCACGCACGACGGCCCTGTACGGCCGAAACAGCGCCTTCACGAGCGCCAAACCAGCGATGCCGCCCAGAACGTACGGTGCCGTGCTCATCGGGGCACATGCTACCAGGACTTGTCGCCCGGAGGAAGCTGCGGCAACATGTGCCCCAGGATGCAGAAGTTCTCAGCGGAAATCCCCTGGGTCCTGGTCCACACGTACCCGGACGGCTCGTTCGGGGGCTACGCCTTCAACTGTGATGTCTGCGGCGACCGGAATGTGGGCAATCTGCCCGCCCTCCAGAGCTTTGCCGCTGCCCACCGCGTCCACCAGGCCCCCCGAGGTTCCATGCGACTCGGTGACGCCTTCGCCGCCGTCGCGAAGCCGGTCGCTCGGGCGGTCGGCATCGACCCGAACTGCACGCCCTGCGAGGCCAGACGGCGCGCCATGAACGCCCTCCGGTTCCGGTGAGAGCAGGAGAAGCATAATGTTGTCCCCAGACATATGGCTGCAGATGGGGCTCACGATCCTCGGGATGATCGTCTCGATGCTCGTCTTCTACTTCAAGAGCGAGCAGGTCTTGCGCAAAGAGATCCTCGCCTCGGAACAGCGCCTGCGGGGCGGCATCGACGGGATCAAGGAGGACGTCGGCAAACTGTCCACGCGCGTCGCCGTCATCGAAGCTCTCGACGAGCAGCCGGGCCGTGGACGATTGCCCAGTGCCCCTGGTAGGTACTAGGGCATGTACGCCACGCCCTACGTGCACCCGGAAGGCTTTGGGAGCGTCGGCTACCTGGAGGACATCCGAGACGACTCCATCACGGTCGCCGACCCGATCTTCGGCACGATGATCGTTCACCCCGACGACTGCTTCGGCGTCATCAGCACCGAGACCGGCGCGATGCTCCCGGCGACGCGCCCTACACTGATCCACTCGCCGGTCTCGACGCACTTACTCGGCGAGCCCGAGCGCCTCGTGGCCAACGAGGCCGAGGTGATCATGCTCCGGCCCCGGCATGTGAAGGACGCCGAGATGTTCCCAAGCGGGTACCCGCACGCCTGGGAGATCATCCGTCGCTGGCGCGAGGGCGTCGCTGCGGACTGGCGCACGGTCGCGCTCGGCGCCATCTTCGCGAGAAACAGCATCCAGCGTCCGATCGAGGAGGCCGAGCGCCTGTTCCGCACGTTCGGCCCAAGGATCCGGGACGCCCTCCTGCGGGACAAGCCTCCGAGCGAAGCGCAGCTGCTCCAGTTCAAGGGCATCAAGGACACGCGCGCCGTGCGCCTGCGCAAAAAGGGCAAGCGTCGCGGCGAGTACGCCTGGGATGACATCCCGTCGTACCTCGACATCTTCGAGTGGGCGCCGTGGGTCGCCTCCCAGGCTCAGTCGCGGGACTACTCGCGCGGATTCCGCAACAACATCGCGATCGAATGGGCGCCACGAGGGCTCGGGCTCGCGAAGATTTCCTTCACGATGATGCTCATTGGCCGCGACGCAGCGTGCCTCGACACGCGCATCCAGCGGCACTTCTTCGGCGAGTACGAAGAGGAGACGGGGGACACATCCTTCCAGTTCGGCGCCCTCGAAGAAGAGGAAGCTGGCGGCGAGGAGGAGGCCCCGGTGAAGCTCGTCGGCGCTTCACCGGCAAGGCTTCAATACGAACGACGCGCGTCTGCCAGGTCGGGAGCAAAGGGAGCCCGCGGCGTGACCCGGCTCGCACTGGACACATACCGCGGCCTCGAAGACAAACTCCGAGGGACCGAGTTCTTCGACGAGAAGTGGCCGATGCCGTTCGCGAGGGCGCAGTGGATGCTCTGGGAGACGCTCGGCCGCACGGCGACCACAGCGAACCACGGCGCGCTCTGGGAAGTGATGGGGCCGCTGATCTCGGACATCGACGCAGGACGCTAGGGCCTCATCACACGCCAGCGGCCACCGCAGGCACGCCGCACGAACGTCGGCTTGTCGAACATCGCTTCGACCAGCGGCGGGAGCCCGAAGCGGCGTAGCCGGGACGCAGCGAGCCTCTTCTGCTCGCGCGAGATCCGGCGCTTCCGCTCCAGCACCGTCTCGACGAGACGGGAGAACCGATCGATCAGGTCGCCGATGGGCTCGTTGCCGTACGTGTAGTCCGGTCTGCTTCGGATGACGATGACCGACGTGGGGAACGTGTCGTAGCCCTGGCGGCCGTACGGGCTCCACGGCAGCGTGATCTGCCACGGGTCGTGGTAGTTCGTCGATGCGCCGTACATCACCGCAGCCCGGGTCTACGCGGCCTGTGCCCTCGGTCGAAGCACTGAAGCTCGCACGGCCCGCAGTAGCCGATCATGTGTCCCGTGAAGCGCTCCGCGATGGCGTCGGCCGTGCGCTCGATCGTGTCCTTGTCGCGCTTCTCCCAGGCACGTGACCTGGCGATGTGCGCCTGCTCGGCCTTCTTGTCGATGAGCTTGCCGGCCGGCACGGGCGGCATCTTCACTAGCTCGCCGTCGTCCACGAGCAGGTACTCGCCGGGGTACAGGAAGTCGACGGCGTGCCCGAACTCGTGGCTCAGGATCGCGATGACGGTCTCCTCGGGAAGCTCCGTGAACTCCGGGGAGACCACCATCACCTTGCCCGTGTCCTCGCAGGCCGCGAAGTGCCTCGGCGAGTCGTGGATCCAGGGAGCGATCTCCAGGTTCACCTTCTTGCATCGCGTGGCGCCGTTGCCGACGAACACGTCCTGCACCGCAAGGAAGTAGGGCTCGATGACGGCCTCTGCCTCCTCGACGGTGAGCGACGTATGGATCTCGGGACAGGCGGACACGGGACTGGCCTGCAGCGAGATCAACCGCCCATCTGGTGCCGGTACATGTCCACCTGCTGCTTCCAGCCCGCGATGGCCTGCATCGGGATCATTCCCCGGGCAACGGCGTCCTGCACGCGCTTGCGCGCCTCGTCCGGCGTGACCTGCGGACACAGAAGCACGGTGCACTTCGAGCACGGGATGTTCCCGGGGTAGATGGAGCCGTTGTTCTCGCTGTACTGCCAGCCGGGGGGCAGGACGGGCGAGACACCGGGGCCGTTGGTGCCCGCGATGTAAAGCTCCTTCCACTCCAGCGTGACGTCGTGTTGCTTGCCGCACGCGCGGCAGTTCATGCGGACGACCAGACCCTCGGGGCTGATCGTCTCCTTCACGCTCTCGTAGTCCTCGACACCGAGGCCCCCGAAGACGCCGGCGTCCTCGCGCCCGAGGATGTCGTCCATGTAGTCGCCGCCCTGAACTCGTGCTCCCTTGAACATGCTGATGCTCTCCTTCTAGTGAATCTGGTCGGACATGTGCGCGTGAAAGCTCGTGCGTGATTCAGGGAGCCGTGCCGGTCTGCAGGTAGATGCCGACGTCCCTGAACGCGGGGTGGGCGCCGTTGCCGGTGCCGTAGATGTTCGAGAAGGGCAGGTCCCCGTCGGGAGAGTTGCTCGTGAAGTCCCACGGCGCAGCAAGCGGCCCCATCGTCGGGAACGCATCCGAGCGGTTCGCCAGGACGATCAGTTCGTCACCGGCGGCGCGAGTCTCGAACGTCGCATAGATCGGCATCTGGCCGCCTGAAGCAGTGAACGGATCCGTGACGCCTTGCTGAATGACGCCGGGCTGTCCGTCTGGCAAGATCGGCGGCACGAACAGCCGGAAGTCGCCGATGCTCGGCGTGATCAGCTGGACCCGCAGGATGACGTTCCCGGCGTTACCTCCCGGTGGCTCCGGTTGCTCGTACTCGGTCACGTGCCAGGAGGCCGGAAGCGTCACGCGCGGCACAGGCGGACCGAGGGTGGTATCCGGGGCGCCGGGGCTCTGGCGCGGGAAGTGGTACGGCGCACGGCGAGACTTCACCGCCGGGTTTCGGAAGCTCCCGAGGTTCTGGTAGCGCCAGACTAGGCGGTAGCTGTACGTCGTGAACGTGGGAAACGGAAACACGGGCCCACGCGAGAAGCAGATCGGGATCTGCAGGACCACGCGAGCACCTTGCGGGACCGCGATGCCCCTCTCCAGATTCGGATCGTAGCCGGGCTCCTCGTTTTGAGCCCGCTGGTCGCGCACGCCCGGGAACGCGATGGGCGTGAACGCAGGCTTCCCCTGGTACCTGCGCTCGAAGTCCTCGAAGGGCTTGAGGACGCGCACGTTCGTGAACTGCGCGTCGACCATCGTTGCCCCGGACGGGGCTGCGTCGCCTGCCATCGCGTGCTCCTCCTCTACTTCTTCGCTTCGTAGGCTTTGTAGGCGGCGTAGCCACCTGCAGCGATGCCGATGGCCGAGAACATCGCGCTCACGACGGCTTCGTGCTTCTCGCTCGCGTTGGGCGAACCCCACCACTTCTGGGCGCGGTACACGTTGAACGCGGAGCCCGAAAGCATGATCCCGGAGACGCCGCCCCACGCGCCGCCGAGCGCGAGCCCGCTCCCGAAGGCGACCGCGGCGACGAGCGCCGTGATGCCCGCCGAGCGCATCGCGGCGGCAGGGGAAGCGTCGGGCGGTTCCAGGAACTGGATCTCGCCGTTCATCCCGTGGACGGGTCTGGCGAACGCGCCCATGCCCGCGGCGGGCTGGAAGTACTCCCCCGTGCCGGCAACAGGCCGAGCGTAGGCGCCGAGACCGTCCGGGCTCGCACCCATGCCAGCTACCTGATCATGTGCCGGTGGACCGGAAGCATCGGGCCTGTGGGCGTGCGCGACGTTGTCGAACAGGTTCGGAGGCATGTCGAACATGTGCCCCAGCGTACCCCAGGGACATGCTCATGGGAAGCTAGAGCGCCGGAGGCACGGCCGGGGGCGGCTCCGAGGAGGCCCGGACCTCCTTGATGGCCCCCGCGATGTCGATCCCGATCTCTCCGAGGACCCGGGAGGCTTTCCCGCTTGTCACGTGGGAAAGAGCAAGGCAAAGCCCAGAGACAGCCCCGAGTACTTCGAGGAACAGGTGCAGGTTCGCCAGCATCCCCGAAGGCTACACCAGCATATGCCTACGAGCTAGCGGCGAGCCGAGAGAGCCTCGGCGCCCCAGGCGAGCCAGATCAGCCACCAGGCCGTGAGGCACAGGAAGAACCAGAGCATCACGCGCCAGGCCCCGAAGATCCTGACGTCGGAGGCGAGCGCCTTCCAGAAGGCCCGCGGCGTCCAGCGGCGCATCCCGTCGGCCACGAGGGCGACCCACGTGAGGAGAGCGCAGGCCAGGTGCCCGTACAGGAGGATCACTGGAACGGCGTGGCGGGCGTGGCTTCGTACGGGTTCTCACCACCCGTCGGGCGCTCAGGGCGTCTTTTGCAGAACTCGCAGTCGGGGTCGGCGCACTTCTCTTCGAGCCACTTGTCGCACTCCATGCAGGCGTAGCAGTCGATCGCGTCGAATCGGTACGACGGCGGGTGCCCCGGTACTCCGCAGTGCGGGTGCCTCTTTGCGGCTTTCTCTGGCGTCATGTGGCCACCCCGTGCGCTTCGAGCGCATCTCGAACGTCCGTGAGAAGATCATCGAAGCCGCTCAGCGCCGCGTGCTCGATGGCCTCGTGCCCGTACTCGGTCGCGTCCACGTCGAAGCCCATCTCCTGCGCGGCGCACGCGCGACCGCACCACGCCAGCGCCGTCTCGACCTGGATCACCCGAAGGCTCTTCATCTTAAGCTCCTCGCGGGCCTTCTCGATGTACGAGTCGATTCCGAGCGCCATGGTGAAACCTACTCCCTCACGAACACGCTGACGCCGACTTTGCCCTCGGCGTGCTTCTCGACGAGGAGCATCCACTTATCCATCGGGAACCGCGCCCCCGTCGTGTAGCCGCCGGGGCCCAGGTTCGCGACCACGATCTCCGCTTCCTGTCTCACCTTCGACGGAACCTCCGCTGGCCCCACTCGTCGGTACCCAGGCAGCACCTTCTTCTCGTGGTCCGGGCGCTTCGCCATCATCTTCAACCACAGGTCGGCGCGCTGCCAGTCCCGATCCGACGGCACGCACTTCCCGCCGCTAGCGTAGCTCGCGAAGGTCTTCGCAACGCGGTTGCGGTCGGCACGTACGCCGAGAAAGACCCCGCACTGCTTCGCCTGGGCCACGATGACGCGCAACCCGTACTGCGCGCACAGGTGCGTCGAGTCAGACCCGTGGCCAACGAGTTTCTCCCACACGTCCTGCGGCACAAGCCCCGATGAGTGAAGCTGCATGCCACAGCGCGCGAGCCCGTGGTCCTGGTTCCAGAGCGGGTGCTGCTCGCCCGCCTGGATGCGCTTGTCGAGCAGTGTCTCGCTGTACCAGATCACGGCTCCCGCGGCGGCAAGCTCGGTCGACGTCCAGCCTGTGCCGTTGGCGTACGGCGTCGCTTCCTCGGCCAGCGCCGTGGCGATCTGACCCGCGCGCTCGACGTACTCCTCGCGTGTTTCCCCGGGGGCGCGTGAGCCTGGCAGATGCGCTAGCTCGGCAGCTAGCCACGCAGCTATGACGACTGTCTTCATGTTGACCGAACCTAGCCAGCTGAGTCGGTTGCGTCAACTTCCTGCGTTCCGACGATCTCGATCCTCTCGACCTTGTTCTTGAAGCGCAACAAGTACTTCGACCACTGAAGCCACCGGATCACTGGCTCAAACTCGGGACGCTCTTTGCGCCACACGAACATGCCGTACTCGTTCGAGTCGGTCCCCTTCTTCACGCGCTTGCCGTGCTTGTTGATCCGGTAGCCCTCCATGAACTGCGGTCGCTTGTCGAGCACGTACACGTACTCGGGCGGGTGCAGCTGGTAGAGCGAACCGACGCGCTTGATGCCCGAGAGGAAGTTCACCGGGAGCAGGAACGCCACCGCGCCGCCGGGCGCTAGCAGCGAGATCGCGTGGCGAATATGTGCCTCGGCGTGCTTGTACGGCGGGTTGCCGACCACGGCCTGAATCCCCGGCACGGTCGAGGTCTCCAGGTCCGAGAAGTTCCCCTCCAGCGCGATCAGTCGCCCGTCCGGTAGCGTCCTGCCAGGATGCGCGGCCTCGATGCGCAGTCGCGCTCTCTCCCAGTGTTCGGGAAGCATCAGCGTGCAGTCCATGTCATTCGCGTAGAACGTGCGTGGCTCCCACGTCTGCGCCATCGCGCTGACGAACGCGCCGGCCCCAGCGCTCGGCTCCATCATCACCGACGGGCTCGTGATAACGCCGTCCGCCTTCAGCCGTTCGCAGATCGCGAGCGCGAGCGGGTAGCGCGTGAAGTACTGGTCCTCGGGTTCGCGTTCGCTGCCTCGTCCAGTGCTGCTCATTTACTTCCCCTCCCTCTTGGCGAACCTACGTTTGACGAGTTCCTTCTCCTTCTCATTCAGGCCATCGAAGAGACGGTCGGATGTCTCGCGCAAGCCGGTGGAAGGCGACCCGAACATCCGACGTCCGTACGCTTCCTTCTCAGCCGACGTTGCGCAGCCGAAACAGATCCTGGTTCCGTTGCCGAGCACGTCGCGGCACTCCTTCTTGTGCCCGCAGCGCGAGCAGGCCGTGTCCGGCTCGTCCGAGATAACGACCACGCTGCCGATCTTGTGCGTCACTTCGCCCTCTTCTTTCTCGTCACGCGACGTGCGCTCTTCGGTTTCATCGCCAGCTTCACCGCTGCGATCTCCTTGTCCAGCGCCGCCGCGATCCCCTTCGGCTCCTTCCAGAAGGAGATCCATGCCTTGTCGGCCCGCATGTGTTGCAGCGCATCGAGACCAAGCTGCAGGGATGTGCCTCCGAGGATGTCGGTTTCATTCGCGAGCAGGCGCACCTGGATGCCGACACGCGCCTCGGCGTAATAGTTCTGCGCCTCCCGGTTGCTCGTGGCCGCACTGATCTTGCGACACGGCTCCATCAACTTCGCGACCGTCTCGGCCGCGCCGTCGTTGTCGAACGGTCCTGTTCCCCAGATCCCCATGGCTATGTTCCCTTCTTCGCCCTCTGCGTGATCCTCACCGCGAGGTTCATCGCGACGGCCTTGGCCTCCTCCGACTGCGTGCTCTTCGAGTACGCCTGGCACTCCTCAATGGCAGCGACGAAGGCGGCCTTCCGACCGTTCTCGAACGCCTCGGTGACGTCACGTGCGGTGATGCACTTCGGCTCCTTCATCATCGTGAACTCCTGAATCCTTGAGTTACAAACCGCTCGACCACGGAGGCCCAGCGTGTTGGAGACGCGGTTTCCTCGAACTCGTTTTCCTCCTCACCCGGATGCCCTGCACACCGCAGCGTCCGCTCACCGATCACCGGCCCAGGATGCGACCGCACAGCAACCTCATTACAGCGCCCTCCGTTCCCAGGCCAGCAACGCGGGAGCGCATCCAGGAGCATCTGCACGTCCGCTCTCTCTTGTTCGGTCATAGGTGAGCGGGCCTCCGAAAGATTGCCGTACATCCGTGCTTCACGGCTGCACCCCAAACTTTTCGACGAGCGCGCTACCCAGGGCGAGCCGCTCGACCTCCTTGTCGCGGAACGCAAGCTCGAACACGCACCAGTGAACGATCGGTTGCGGTTCCGTCATCGACCGCTGCGCTCCTTCTCCAGCAACGCCTGTGCAGCCATAAGCACGTCATTCCTCTCGAACCCCTCGTTCGGGATCTCGCGAAGAAGGGCCGCGACGCGATCGGCGAGCCCAGGCACCTGCGCCTTGCGAGCGAGCTTTGCCCGAAGCACGGCGAGCGCTTCACTCAGCACAGAATGGGACTCGCGGTCGTTGTTGACCTGTAGCGTCCAGATCGGCTCGTTGGTCCAGTTTGATGCGAGGCCGTACCTCTCGCCGTGACGCTCACCGCTACGGAACTCCAAGCGGACCTCGACGAGCTTGGCGGCTGGAAACTCGCGATTGAGCAGCGCGAGAGCATTGTGCAACATCTGCGGGACGGTCTTCGGGGGCGATGAACTGAAAGTGCAGTTGGAGCCGCACCAGCCGTCGGTGTGGTGGGACACCTGCCCGCACGCACAGCGTCTAGGCGGAGGAACCGGCTCCTCGGTGACGGGCTGCGCCTGGTCTGGAATGCCGTGTTGCTTCATGGTTGCCTCCTGGTGTCTGAGCATCCGTCCACCGCTCGATAGAGAGCGTCTCGCGCTCGCTGCTCGGCTCCGCAGCCGCACGGGCACCACTTGTCGAGCAGTCGGCGGCAATCGGCGGCGTGAAAGACCACGTAGTTCAGAACTGCGGGTTCCGAGATGGTGGAGCGAGGATGCTTCACGGTTGCCTCCCAGTCCGGTAGACCAACCACGCGAGCCCGACGACAACCAGCGCCGCCCACGCCAACACGGGCCACGGTTTCAAGTCTCGCCAGTCCGCTACTGGTGGCACATACGACCACCGTGTCTGCCATCGCAGACGGGTCCAGTTCCGACCCCGCTGCCAGGCACGCCAGAACCAACCATGCACGTGTCGATGGGCGAATTGCTTCACGGTTGCCACCCAGCCTCCTTGGTCCGTGTCGCCCCGCACCTGCGACACTGGACCCAGATCGCCTCAGTCGGGCCGCCTACTTCCACGTCGTGACGTCCTACCAGCCGGCACACAAGGGCCGGCTCGTCACGTATCTTCTTGAACTTCCGCCGGACCGACAACTCCGTGATCAAGAGCACGAAGCCCAGCAGCGCGAAGATTGCGAGCACTAGTTGCTTCAT